CACTCTTAATTTGAATAGTCTTTTCCATGTGAATCCCTCCTAAATTTTTCCTGCTGTTATAGCAGGTTGAGCGCCGCGCCCCTTTCGGGGCGGCCCCGGCTTTCACGGGACTGGGCCTAGCCCTGCTCAGGGTTCTAGCCCATCTGCAAAAGAATACCTCTGGATTTTGCTATTCCGCCCAAGAATGAATTCTTTGGCGGAATTTTTGATGCCAAGGAACTGCTCTTCCGTATTGACGCAGGCCGTAACCGCGTAATACAGGAAGTCTTCCCACGACACTAAATTACCCAAATGATCTTTAATGTCGTAGACAATTTTTACTTTCTTTTGGTGGAAAGCCTCCTCCAGTTCAAGGAGACTTTCCGCCCATATGCCTCTATCACCGTAAACCACGCGACCGTAACAAAAGCATTTGTTACGTTGCCATCTCCCGAGAAAATCCGTAAAATCAGGGCGATAGCGATCTTCCCACCAAAAGCAGACAGAATCTGCCGGCATTTGGTATACGGGTTTATGGGTGTTAATGAATGAAATAATGCGCTGTACTTGCTTCGCTTCTCGCTCCCTTTCGGCAGCGTCTTTGGCTGCTTTTTGGGATAGATATGCAAATTTTTCCTCATTATTGAGCGAAGTCAGGTAGTGCTCGTCCGAGCAATAACCATGACTGGTATAGTTTGCCTCGCCACAAACGGGGCAATTATTGTAATAATCCCATGCATCCCAAGTCATATTTCATTCTCCTTTCGCGCCGCCGCCCATTTGGTGCGGTCTTACGCGCCGCCTGTTATAGCAGGTTGAGCGGAGCGCCGGTTTCCCGGCGGTCTCGGCTTGCGCGAGACAGTCCCTAGCCCTGCGTGTTCCAGGCATCCGTCGCCTCGTTCATCGCCGCCCGAGCCTCATGCTCGGTGGCGTACCACTCCAGCCCGCTCTCGCCGTCCCTCACATCCTGCGCCGGAACTATTTCGGCGTAGGGGTATTTCGGCCCCCACGCGAAGGCAAAGTGCTGGCCGTCCGTCAGAATAGCGTATGCCTCGTCCCGATTTGGAAAGTCTTCGCGGATTTCGAGACGATCCACAGAGACTTCGACTATTGTACCAATTAGTTCGCCGTCCTCAACTTGGATCGGCGTACCATCTTCATGTGCGCATTCCGAGAGCGGAAATGTGTATGTCTCGCCGTTTGGAATAGGCTCTCGCCACTCGACCCATGCCTTCGCGTCATTCTGCGCAATGTAGTAGCCGCGATCATACATGCGGCCTTCGCGCACAAAAACATCATCGATATACCATTTTTTCATGTGATTTTCCTCCTTGATATCACGAGTCAATTTGGTAGGCCCCTCTCGCCTACTTTGTTTTTAATAGAACCGGCGCACCGAACATTTGCCGGTTCTATCTGTTGTTAGATTATCATAACATCATCCAGCCAACATAATCCGCAAGCCTTTTACTGCCCATTTCCTATGTTCGTCCGTGCCATGCAACGTCCTAGAAAGCCAATAGGCCGCCTCCTCTCTTGTGAAATTTTCTATGCGCTGCGCCATTAGAAAAATTTTATTAACGTCATGAACGCCTTTTTGAAGCCTGAAAAGAAGCGCAAGCTTCGCGCAAGCTTGTGAATCCTGTTCATTTTCAAAAACAATTTCGAAATTCGGAAACGAATCTGTTATGTGTCTGTGGTACTCAAGCGGAATTCCCGCTTGATTTGTTTCATGGAAAAGGTAACGCTTTAAATAAGATTTAGTAGCGCGATATGTAGCAGAATCCATTACTCCTATGGCCTGGCTGTTATAGACCATTTTGATTGTTTGATTGTTGGCGTTGGTTACAAGTGCATATTTGGACATGTTATATCGCCTCCTGTTATTATGGCGCTGCTTGCGCTACTACAACGCTTTATAAGCCGCACAATAGGCTTGTATGCCTGTTATGCGGCTGAAAAGCGTTGTAACTGGTTATTGGATACTAATAATATAATCGCCGTAAATTATTCTTTCGATTTTTCTGCCTCCGCAAACTTCTTGAAGTCCGCAAATATGCGTTTCATTTACATTTGTTATTACAAGATTTATAGTATCCTTCAATCCATCCGACGTCATATAAGTTACAGTTTTGTTTTGTCCTTTAATAACGCCATTGAATACGCCCATTTAAACCACCCTCTATCCAATAATTTCAACAAACGTATTATAATTTGTTTTTATAAACGTTCCTTCAATTTCCATATCCCTTCCGATTGCTTCCCAGTCGATATAACTGGGAGAAATGACTTTTTCGACTTCTGCAAGTCTGCCGGATTCCTCCCATAATTGGAATGCTACGTCCGCCATGTCATCACAATCATTATAAATTCGATATTCGCCGTTTTCAATGGTTTCTATCGCTTCTTCTACAGTCGAAAAATGGTTAATAATGGCATTTATTACTTCTTCATCTTCGCTGATGTTTGACAGTCTTTCTGCCCATTCATTGATTTTATACGGACTGTCATATTCGCCAATGGAGAAAGGCGCTTCATAGTCATGAATGGCATATTCTTCCGACGGCGAAAAGCCATCGTTCCAGGCGTCGAGAATGGACTGGATTTTTTCGCGCAGTTCTTCGTCAGAAAGTGGAAGGTCGATCCACTCTCCGACAAGAAAGCCGGCGTTATAAGCGGCAAGGTTAGCAACATAGATTCTGATTTCCATTTTTCATTACTCCTTTTTGTGATATGTAATATTTTATTTTTATAGTGGATGTTTTTACCATTCATTGAACGCACGAACGGCCATTTGTGCGTTCTAGCATGGTAGAATAAATGATCAAGGAATAAGATTATTTATATATCGTTGCTTTTCTGGCGCATAAAATTCTGCGCATCCATTCGGCGTTCCATTTTCGGGTTTATTGAGCATGAACCAAGTATTTCTCAATTGCTTATTTCTTTCTCTTAAATTGTTACATGTTTCTTCCCATCCATCCCACTTTTCGTTGGCTGCTTTGTTATATAGCATTTTATTATTAAGCATTTCTTGTTCGATTAAAAACATATACTCATGATATTGTTCAATTGTTATGTTCATAAAATATCACTCCATTTTTTCTCATATTTAAATTTTAACCATTCGCCCAAGTCAGAAAAAAACATGTCTAAAGATTTGTCATAAAAGCCATTAACAGGATCATGATGCAAAGTATCCATATCTCTTAATATCGTATTTCTCATTTTTTTGTTCCTCCATTTTCCAATATAGGTTTTTGAACGCACAACAGCGCCTATACTGTGTGTAATTGTATCATGTTGCTGTTATGCGTCCTAGTAGCATGGTAAAAACAATTAAAAGGGCCGCTGATAGTCGCGCAAATCGTCTGCCGTTATGCGCGGCAGACCGGGAAAGCCGTCATAAAAAATATGCTTTTGGGGCTTGTCTTTGTTCTGAGTGTCGAAGGCTTTTATAATGTCGCTCAGCGTCAAAGGTTTCATACTATTCCTCCTTCTTTTTTTTGGATAGTCGCGCTATCCATCGGACGCACAACCATAATATCATATTTTAGTTATGCGTCCTAGCATATCGCGACCGTTATACTACTCGATATGTAGCAGTATACTCGCCGCCGCGGACTCCCGGCGTCCGCTCAATGCGGATTCCTGCTGCTTGGAGACGGGAGAGGAGCGACAGGAAAGATGATTTGTAATGTAACTCGTAATTTTTTGCTTTTCCGCGCAACGTTGAAAAGGGAGACTGGATAGGCCGACCAGATGCCAACATGCTAGCTACATTGTACTGCCAGCTTCCGCGAGCAGCGGACAGAATAGCTTTCTTTTTGTTTTCGGACATTGTAGATTCCTCCATTTTTTGTTTTTTTGTTTTTATAAAAAAGAAGCCTATTATTAGGCTTCTATGGTGGCTGTCCGACACTCTCGAGCGAGCTCCTAGATCTATACGCTTTCGTACTTGTCAAAAAATCCGACATAGATCGCGGAGTCAAACGATTTTCCGCAATCAGAAACGAATGTATAGATATCGTCTCCTTCCGGCGACCGGTAGGCGTTTTTTGCCTTGTAAATTGTATCCGTCAGCTTGCAACGGATACGTGAAAAGAGGAACGGGAACGAATCGCCTATAACAATTGCGTTAGTAGTGGGATTGTACTTATGCATATTTATTTCCTTCCCTTCATATCATAATATCAATTATTTTATCACGGCTTATATATTTTTTCGTTCCGTCGATCAACTCAAATTTTTTTATCTCTTGTAGTATATTTTACCTCCTGTTATGCGCCTTTTACTATAAGGCGTTCAACTTGAGAAGGCGCAAAGAGAGAAGCCTTTTTGAGAATAAAATAGAATTGCTTTTCTTCTTTTCCGTCTTTTGTAACGGTTTTTTCGCATGGCGTCCACAAAGGCACTTGGAGAAACGCCTTTTCGCCGCGCCGAACGTAAAAGCCGCGCTTTTTCCATTCTTGGAACGTGAGGAGGTTTTGGCCGTCGTATTGGAATTTAATTCCAAGACGAGCAAGTTCCGAAAGGATGATCGTTTGGTTTTTTGTCATTTGTTATTCCTCCATTTTTTGCTTTTTTCAGCGCATGGTCAAGCGACCATGTACGAAAAGGCTTTTGAGCATTTGTCGCCGTTGGAGACGGCTAATCGCTAGGATTAGTTGACGTTGCGTCATTGTGTGTCACTCTCCTTATAGCGTTATAAGATGATGTTTTGTTATTGTTTTTTGACTGTCTTTTCTGCTTCCCTGTTTTTTGTTTTTTGTGTTATATATTCAAGAATTTTCTAATGGCATCAACCTGTTGATGAGATACGATAACGGACGTATAACCTGATTCGCTACCTGTAATAATGCGGTAGCCTGTTTTGATGTTTTTTGTGCCAACATACACATTTGGCATAACTTTTTTTGCGTCATAGTAGGCGACTTCTTCCGTAAAAGTTCTACGCATTTTTTATTCCTCCATTTTTTTACAGGGAAGCACAAAAGACAGCCAAAAATATCTTTGGCTGTCTTTTGTGTCCCCTGTTTTTGGTTTTTGGTTTAGAATTCTAAAATCCCATTTTCTTCAACAGCCGTTATAAAATCTGCAATCCTATTATGGCATATTTTTTTGAGATATATCCTTCTTTGGACACTCGTCATCAAATCGTTGGCTGCAAATAACATTTGCCTCAATTCATGGTAATCTGCTTGATTTACCATCGCGTCAAATGTATTTTTCAATTCGCCTCTGTTCATTTTGTCACATATTTTTTCAATGTCATTTTTTTCCATATGTAACATTCTCCTTTTTAAACAGGGGACACAAAAGACAGCCAAAAGGCTGAGACTGTCTAGTGCTAGCAACAGCGATAAGAAGACTATAACAATTGTGTTACATGAGCAAATATCGTTATGTGCAGCTTTTGAATCGAGGATTGCGAAGCGAGGAAAGGCAAAACTAACATAAAAAGCATTGTGGGGCGTTATAACCTTCTTATCGTTGCTATGGGTTTTGTGCGGGACTCCTACCCTGCCTGCCTTGCGTCGGTCGTCGCCTCCCCTATCTATGTCCGATAGCGGGCGATAGTAGAGGAGACGCTTCCTCCGGGACAGTCGCCTAGACAGGCTTCCCATTTCCTGCCTAGTGCTTGCCGCGCTGTTTCGCGTAGCGTTTTAACGTTGACGATCAACGGATGGGCCGATATGTAATTATCAAAGTGCATGACTGTCGCGCTGTTAGGCGCTCCCGGATGGATTGCCTAGCTATCTAGGCACGTCCGCCCTGCCGTTGCGATATTTTGCTTTTATGCGGACATTCCCACTTAGCATCATCGAGCCTACTGGCTGGCAGCATCCCACCATTGTGTGCGGTCGGCTCGCATCTAGCGTTCGCTGGTGTCCGTTGTTCCTTACATTTTTAATTATACTCGCGGCATCGCATAATGTCAAACACTTTTTATATTTTTTTTGATGTTTTTTTGATTGGCTTTTGTGCACTAGTGTATTAGTGTATTAGTTCACTTAATACACCTAAGACACTACCAAAACGCGGCTTGTTACAATGGCGATTATTTCCATTTTTATTTCGCTAGTATTTTGTCGCCATTTTAACTTTAGAACTTTAATATACTAAACTTTAATGCTTTAACGCCATAAAGAATGAAAGTACTATTTCGCTCGCCTGGATACTATCGCAATCCGGCAATCCGTCTATAACTCATATTATGGCCGGATTTTCCTAGCTTTTTGGGTGCTAAATGCTACCATAGGTAGGGGGGATAGTTTACACATTTTATTCCATTTTTTCCATAATTTCTACCGTCAGCACATCCATCACCACACCCAATACACAAAACGAGCGATTCAACAAAAATACCATCATATACCAAATCATCCATAAAAACAGCCACAAATATATCGCAATCATAATCGAAAACACACCATAAACAAATGCAAAAATAACAACCAAGGCAATTTCCAATTCCGTAACAACCCCCATTCAACCATCAAAAATCCCTTAAAAATCAATATTTTTTGCGATTAAAAAACACCAAATTTTAATGATTTTTCTCCAAAAACCATCCAAAAACGCTCGAAAACCACTTATTTTTCAACAAAAAATCTCACATTTCACATCCATCCAAAACTCCCAAATTTCGTTCCTATACACCCCTAAATCCACCATCCGATTCACCACGATTACATCATCCATCATTAAAAACACTAATAATCTCATCGCCAATACAACCATCAATCATCCACCAAAAATAAAAAACGACCATAAATGGCCGCTATTTTAATATTAAATCACCAATCAATTCACTAATCAATCATCAAACACAAGCTCAAGTTCATTCACTGATTCATCTATCTCGTCAATTCCACTATTTTTTCTTTTACCTCTCGTCCTTCCATTTCCCTTTTTGCCCTTGCTCCCATCCCATCTTTTAATATTGCCCTCAATAACATCCTTAAGCCAACTGCTCCTATATTCCTCTAAATCATTAAACCGTGGGAAAATATAATGTTCATATTTATAAACCCTAACACTCTTTCCTTGAACTACTTTACTCCCAGAAACCTTCAATACAGAAGCTAATAAATACAACCTATTTAATTTCATAATAATCTTATGAACCTTATCCTTACTTAAACCAAGCATCTGTGACATCGTATCAATAGACCATAGTGTTTTTCCTTCTGTTTTATTTCTGCCCTTCTTCAATAAACAATACAAAGCAATTTCTTCACCAGACAATCCAAGATCCAAATAATATTGCATCAATTTTAAATCCACAGAAACGTACTGATCATCTTCACTCAAAGGCTTATCTTGCCATTCTTCATCTTTATTTTGAATCCTTTCTGTTTTCGGAAATTCCAATGATTTCACAGTCATGATTTCATTATCTGTGTATCTGTCCCATCTTGTAACATCACAACTGATTATTTTATGCCTGATAAGCAATTTGAATAACTCATATGTTTTTTCAAGTGTAAATCCTGTTTCTTTTTTGAGCATTTTCATGCTTGTTAAAAACATGTGTTCATGTTCCTGATTATGTATTCTGAATTTATATAGAATCAAATACAATAACAATACATTACAGTTTGTTTTTGATATTAGTCCACCTTTATCAAACCAATTGGATTTTAATAACACATGATCGTCAACAAAATTCATTTTTTGTATCTCCTTTGATTAACACGTGATTGACTAAGCCATATTACATCTATTTTTGTATTTTGTTTCTTGTAACTTGTTCTCATATTCATATTCTCATTCTCATATCCCAAAACAAAGCGAAGCGTACCAAGTGAGCTATCTGTGATAGCGAACTGAATTTATTATATATATTAGTACTAATTATTATAATAATTAAGTACATCCGTAAAAACGACCTTTTGTCAAACTTTTGGCTTCAAAAATGCGTCAAAAAAGTCATTTTGTCAAAGTTAATATTTTCCATATTCTCATTTTCCCATTAGTACATAAGGTTTTTTTGAATGTACCGTCCCTGTCCGTATTTCGGCCATTTTGTCAAAGTTTTGACCCCAAATTTACGTCAAATTGAGCATTTTGTCAAACTTTTTGGGGGTAAAATGGGTCATTTTGAGCATTTTGTCAAAACACCATTAAAAAAGCCTTGATTTATAAGGTTTTTTTAAAAGTCATTTTGTCAAAGTTTTTGGTTGTACTTTGCTCCGTTTTTTTCATTTTGTCATTGTACTCTTGAATGGCTTTTTGTAGTTCGTCTGTAATTTGAAATTGCCAAAACGGTAATGATGTTTTCATATGTAGACCAGCACATATATATTTGAACTTTTTATTTAACAGAAATGTAAGAAGTCGTCTGTCGTAGCAATAAAAGAAGTTCATTAAAATCCCCCATATGCAAAAAATTCAAGTACAGAATCGGCTTATGAAGCCGACTCTGTTTCATTTAGTTCTTGTTGTTTTTATTGAAGTCCATTTTCAACAGTTCTTGAAGAAAAGTATGCCTTCTAAAATTCTCAACTTTCCCAATAGCATAGTTCAATGTTTCAGCTTGGGTAAGCAGTACACATTTTTCTTTGGCCCTTGTGATAGCAGTATAAAGTAAATTTGCACTCAATTGAAATTTGTGGGATCTATCAGCGACAATTAGAACGGCTGGAGCAGCATCACCTTGACTTTTATGTATAGTAATACACCAAGCATGAAGTAATTGTCCTATTTCATTGAAATTCATTCTGACCTTTCCAATATCGTTATAATCAATGATTATCCCATTTTTATTTTTTTCTTTACGTTTTTCTAGCTCATATTCTTCAGGATCATATTTATGTCTATTTTTGCTTAAGTTTTCTTCTGCATCTTTAACAATATCAACAAGAACGCCTTTATCTCCATTTACAAGTTCAATAGCTTCATCATTGTAATTGCAGATATCATACATGTTTTGTGTGTTAATTATGTAATCTCCAACTCTAAATAAAGTAATATCCCCATAAGAATGCTCCTTCTTATAACCATCTTGAGGATTTACTTTTTCTTGAACGTATTTGTTTATTTCTACTGTTCCAATTTTACCTTTTTTGGTTGGAGATAAAAGCATAATATCTTCGGCTGGGTACATTTTTAAATAAGCATCATAGTAATGTTTATATCCATTTTCCATATGTCCCTGTTCTACACAGTGAAGAATAAAGTCATTTCCAAATAACTTTTTTCCAGAGAAATCATTTGAAATAAACTTTTCTTTTAGTCTTATCTTTGTTGCAATATCGATGATTCCACCTTCTTTTTGGCGGAAAATAATATCAAGAACAGTTTTAGGAATCTCTCCGGATTCAATTAAATCATGTAAAATATTTCCTGATCCTACTGCTGGAAGTTGGAATACATCGCCTACAAATAATATTCTTGCTTTCGGGTTTTTAATTTTTCCTAACATCATACTTCCAATAAAAATGTCCATCATGCCAGCTTCATCAACAATTATAAAATCTTCAGTTATTTCAACTAACATTCTTTCATTTTTATCTTGACCCCATCCAATTTTTCTATGTATGGTTGTTGCTTTTACACCAGTATATTTTGTAGAGACTTTAGCTGCTTGAGCAGATGGAGACATAAACGTATATGTAAGTTTAAGTTCATTAAGAAGTTCTACTAGGAATTTTAACATTTGCGTTTTGCCCGATCCGGCATACCCAATGAGCATACCAACTCTATACTTCTTAATCATTTCAAAAAAGCCACGTTGCTGATCAGTTAAACTAAATCCATATTTCTTTTCCATACGTTCAATAAAATCATTAACTTCAAAGTGTAATTCTTCGTTGTCTGCAAGCATTTCTTTTAGTTTTTTAGCGATAAAATACTCTGCATTATATGTCCTTTGTAAAGCGATCTTATTATCAATTATTTTTAATCCATCGGTACTTTCAATTTCTTTTTCAATTTCACTTTCGCTTAACTCAAGGATTTCACTAGCTGATTCTAATAGCTCATTTCTTTTTATGTATGTATGACCGTTTTGCTGGTTTTCCTCAATGGTGTATTTTATACCGCACCTAATTCTATTTGGATCGTTATGCTTGATACCCATTTTTTTTGCAATAACATCTGCTTTTTTGAATCCAAATCCACTTACTAAAGTGATGATGTATGGATTTTCTTCAAGCTTTTGAACAGCATATTGTCTGGTTCCGCCTAATTCCTGTGCAAGTTTTAAAATAGCTTCGTATGTAATTCCGTATTTCCCAAACTTACCTAATATCTCTTTATATTCTAATGTTTCCATTACTTTTTGATAGATTCGCTCAAATACAATGGGACCAAAACCATGTACTTTTTCATAATCAAATTTTCTTTCTTTGATAAGTTCAATTATATCGTCATTTTCACTATACACCTTATATACTTCTTCAAGTTGTAAAGGAGTCATTAGTGTAGCAAGATACTCCTTTTGTCCTTCTGTTGATTCTGGAATATCTTGATAAATCGAAATGCATTTATAGCTTGCTCCATATTTAGGATGCATCTCATCTAATTCAATAATCGCTTTATATTCAATCCCAAGGTCTAAACGTGGCATAACTCCCTTAATTGAGCAGTTACCCCAATTGTTTAATTTAATTTCGCAGTTATTTGTGGTACAAGCATAAATTTTAAAATCTCCGTTTGAATATACCAATTTTTCTGGTACTAATGTTGTTTCAATTTGAGACATTCAATTCCTCCTATTCGTTAATATCTAAAATTCTATGTAACTTTGACTTATTTTCTGGAGATAAATTTCTTTTCCCGGATAGAAATAAAGACATCATTGTTTTACTTATACCAATTTTTTGAGCAATAAAATTTTGCTTTAATCCTTTGTCTCTTATTAGTTTTTTGTACTCCAATCCATTAATCACCTCTTTTTGGTTAAACTTTTGTTTACCGATAACAAAAAAGCACCAATATAAATTGGCACTTAATATATATCATTTTTTCATTTTAAAAGTCAACCTTTTTTAAAATTTTAATTTCTATTTTTTAAAATTTCTTTAGCTTTACTTCTCAATTGTGCTCCAAGGCCGTTCCCAATCGACTTTAATAAACAAAGCATTTCTTCTCTAGTTAATTCGTCATATATGCTATTATCGCTATCTTCAAACATTCCAATGCCAGCTAAGTTTGTTTTACGTTTTTTATTGATGTAGTTATTGTATGCTACCGTAGGACTTGTCCAATCTCCCTGTGCTGTAATAGCTACCATATCTCCGTTTGTAAATTCATCAACCCACATAATCGCAGCTTTACGTAGACTATGAAAACTTAAGTTTCTTTTTGGGTCAAATCCAGCTTTTTTAATTAAGCGTTTCATCATATCATCAATTGCTGTATCGCTAATATCAAAAATTAATTCATCTTCACCTTTATCTCCATGTGCTTCTTTGATCAAAAAATATAATTTTTCATGTATTCTTTTTTCGATTAATTTTGATTTGTCGAAGAAGTCAGATTCAATAATGTACGTGTGATCATCGTCTTCACTTTTTCTGAAATGTGACATTTTTAACTTTCTAATGGCGCTTTTTCTGATACTTGTGGTTCCTGCGGTAAGAATAAGCGCTCTTTTTTTAAGACCGTCTCTTTGTTCCTGTAATGCCAGATCAGCAAGCAACCAAACTTCATCAGGGGTCAAAAATCCTATATTTTTTGTGTCGTTCGGAAGATCCTTTATTTGTTTGAAAACAAAAGGGTTTACGTCATATTCGCATCCTTTAAGATATGAATACAAACTCTTGATAGTATTAATTTTACGATTAATTGTGCTGTTTTTATATTCTCCAGATTCAATCAACAGATTTTGATATTGAAAAATTTCTGGCAAAGAAACCTTCAAATCTTCTTCAGATAATTGTTCCAATTCTTTGTGCTTTAGAACTCTAAAAAATAAACGAATATCATTTTCATAAGCAATTCCTGTATTTTTACTTCTTTTCTCATAGTTCCTCAGAAAAGATTGAATATTTTCGAAAACAGATTGATTTCTTATGATTCCTACATTTTTAATCGCAAGCATTTTATCCCTCCTAAAATAATCTTGCTATATCTGGATTATAGCAAGATTAAAATTCTTTTGTCAACTATTCGCAAAATTTATTTTCAAAAAACCTTGACTTTTGAATGTAAATTTTTATATATTATCATTAAAGAGAAATGCTGTCAAGTATTTCTCTATCACGCACCACTAAAATAAAAGGGGGCGTATTTTAAAAATAACGTGAATTGCAGGTGATTTGTTTGAAGGGATTTTCTAGATTAACTTGGCAAGATGTTTATTATGACGGTTTTATCGATGATCAATATGAGACATTTGATGAGGATTCTCAAAAGATCATACGTTTTAGTAATCAACAAGATGATGAGGTGGTTCATTGCAAAAAATCCGAATGTACGATATTTTAAAAATAAAAATTCAAGATATTATAAAATGTGATTTTAGAATTAATTTGAGTCCAGAAGAAGAATTAAATTTTATCATAAGACAGCAAAATACTCATCTCTTTAATCAATTAAGGATTGAGCGTGGATATGACACTCAAAGAATTAATGAATTAATATATGTGGAAGCGAAGCACAACAAAAAACGTGAAGAACATTTAAAGAAGTTATTGCGAGAAGGTTTTTATTATAATGACAAGAAATATGTACGTTTTGGTAAGAGTGCTTCTCAGGCTAAAGAAGGAATTACAGTTTTTATTGATGAAGAATATTTTGAGCGTTTGATGGAACGTAGTCAACTTGGAGTTAGTATTGATAAATGCAACATTTCTAAATATGAAAGTTATAGAAATTTGATTTTAAGTTCTTGTCTATTTGTAGAAGGAAATTTACCGTACATAGTTATGGTTGATGAATTTAAAAAGATTCTTCCAAATCAATATGTACGATATGCTGTAGAAAAAGATATTGAGTATACGGATAAAAACTCAGGTATTGTAAAAACTTTAAAGAAACAAAGGGTTATTGAAGAAGGTTTTAAAGATATTTCTCAATCACCCTTTGACGGTTTTGGAGTACATACGAAAGAAATTAGCGATTGGTTTAATAAAACATTGGACAATGAAAATAATTCTATCGCGTTCCAAATCAGATTACCCTTTTTGAAAGGAATGACGGTTGAAGTTCCTTTTAGGGAATTTTATAAAGAACACGGTATAAATAAAATCCAAGATATATTTGGAAATTGGCATGATGTTGAAAAAATTGATTGCATCTGGAATGTTACGATGTGGAAAGCACATGGGATATTTAAGAAGAATTTTGGTAGTGAAGCATGGAATGAATATCTAAAAAGAGTAAATAAATATCAATATCCAATCGGTATCAGTAAATATAGTCACAATAAAAAATTTCTAGATTTATATACCAAATTAAATTTTCAATATCTTCAATGTTTGAATTTGATAAATCCTAAATATATGGAACAATTTAAAAACAAAGAAAGAAAATTTAATACGCTTGATCTAACAAATCAGGATAAAATTATTAAGGTGGCAAGTTACTCTACAGAACTATTAGAGAAGATAATTAATGGAGAATTATTATACACTTTAAAATTTTTAGGAATCAATAATACAGGAAAAGCAAATATTTCTAGTAAATTTGTTGAAGCAATATTAATTAACACAGAAATGTTAAAAGACCCTTGTATAAAAAATACATTAAAAAGAAAATTGAACAAAACAATAACTCAAATGAAATATGGAAAGATATATGCGGAGGGCTTTTATCATATAGTTGTTGGTGATATTATTGGATATTTAGAGTATGCGGGAGGACTAAAACCTGTTGGATGTTTAAATGCAGGCGAGTTTTATTCAAAAAATTTGAAACAAGAAAATTGTTTGTCATTTAGAAGTCCTCTTGTAGATCCATCTGAAGTTAACAAAGTGAAGATTGTTGAAAATCAAATAACAAAAAAATATTTATCTCATTTTAAAGACCAAGACGTTTGTATGGTGAATATGCATGATTTGTCGATGCAACAACAAGGCGGAGCAGATATGGACGGAGATATTATCCTCCTTTGTCCCAATAAAATTCTTGTTGATGCAAAGATAGATTTACCTATTGTGGTTGATATTGAAGACAAAAAATCGGTTGATGAAGTCGAATATAATTTAGAAAATATAATTAAATATGAGTGTAATAGCAGAGATAGTCGAATTGGAGAAATAACAAATATTGCGACTTCTATTTTAAATCAATATACAGAAGATCCAGTGTGGAAGAAAATTAACCAAGACAATGTTGCACTTCTCAGATTGTATCAAGGAAAAGAAATCGATTTTGTGAAGACAGGTTTTAGATGGGTTATCACGAAAAACTTACGTAGATATTTAAAACGTCTTCCTCATTTTATACTTTACAATTATCCTAAGAAATTAAGGGTATATAATCGAATTAAAGAAATTAATAAGCAGAGTGATCCAGAGGATAGGATTCCTTATAATTCATTCAAATCGCAAACTGCAATGAATGAACTTTGTGAGTATATATGTCAATGGGAAAGACAAAATATTAAATGGGACAATAAAGTTTCTAATAATGGTTATTTGCTTATAGATAATACGCTTGATTTATCAAATCAACATATTATAAACAAAATAAAGAGTATATATAGTGATTTTAAGAAAGAATTTTTGGAAGTAATAAAGTTGGATGATGAAGATGCTTTAGATATTCTTTATGACAAGTATAAAGAAAAAATATTTAAAATTAATATTGATAAAAAGCTATTAGCAAACTATTGCATAAAAGTAGCCTATCGTTCAATTAGTGAAGAGAAACATTTATGTTGGGTTATATTTGGGGATGAGATGTTAGAGAATTTAAGAACAAATTCGCCCAAAAATATTCAGAAAAAAATTATTGAAGTTTCATCGGGTGATCCAGAAGGTAAGGAGTTTTTGGGTAGATACTACAAAATTGTTGAAGTTGGTGTAGGTAGAAATGCATCTTGACCAATTAATTGAAGAATATCAGATGACTGATGATGAGCAAGTAAAGGATGAGTTATTTAAGCAGTTTACAGATCAACTGTGGAAAAGCAAATATCGGCTAACTAAATACAAGAAAAAATATAATTTCAAAATAAATGAAAAAGCATTAAATTATAGAGAAGATTTGATTGAGCTATTTAAGAAGTATCAGAATATTGAATGTGATTTTGTGCGAAGTTCTTTTTACTATAAGTTAATCCCTCCAATTGATACAATAAGAATTACAATTAATAATTTGTATGCGATATATTTTGACAAAGAATCATATTATGATAAAAAGTATTATGAACTATTGAAAGTTCCTAAGAAAAAATATTATGAAACAATTAGTGGATTAAAAAATGGAATCGAGATCAATTTTGAAGAAATTAAAAACAAAATTGAAACATCTTTAAAGCAATCCGAAATCATTAAACAAAAAAGTATTAATAGAAAACTTGATTTGTCATGGTCAGAGTATAAAAAATTAATTAACGGGTTTTTAAGAAAAACATTTGATAATTATATTCCCATTGAACAATACGAAAAAAAACATGGATGGGAATTGAATGTATCAATTGATGGTTGGGATGATGATCATTTTACGGTTCGATATTTTTGTAAAAGCCTGAGTGGATATTTAAGAGATTATAAGAGAAACTGCTTGGGCTTTAAGAAAAATGATAAATTGAAGTCATGTGATGTTTGCGGGAAGTTGTTTAAGGTAGTTGGAAGAAATCATCGTATGTGCAAAGACTGTAGTATTAAAAAACAAAAAGAAAAAAATAGAGAGTATGCTAGAGAGAGTATGAGAAGAAAAAGAGAAAATAAATGTGGCTATTCGGATTATTGAGTTGAAACCAAAATATCAACATCCATTATTACAAAAAATGGATTGGCTAAAGGAGTGTCATCAATGGATAAATGCAATAAATGTAAAAATAGATATTACAAAAAATTGGAGGCTAAATGTAGATTGGACATGGAGCAATTTCACAAACCAGAAGATGAAGATTGTGAGCATTTTAAGTCGAGGTACATTGAGTATCCTTTGACCATTCAAGGTATACAAAACAACTTTACTAAAGATGGAATGCGAAATATGTATGACTGCGGCACGTTGGTAAAGATCAGCCCTTGTGGGGAAGAATACAGCAACAAAACCTATTTAGGCATACTGCTTGGCGATCTGCCAATAGGTGCGTTTATTTCTTTTCATCATGATGACCAAAAACTGCATATAAGTCCGCTCTGTAATCCAGCTATATTCGTTCCAGAGTTGAAAAAGATTATCTACGGTTGTGAAAGCTGGTGGGGAGAAATTGAAAGCCCCGAGGACTTCAAAGAAATAACATCCGAGGACATAAACAATCTATGGTATGTGCAACTTTTGAAGGTAATGACAGGAAAAGAAGATGAACCTCCCGTTGGAAATTGATTTGTCGATTTCAACTATAAAATCCGAATACCCATAAATGTTAAGGGTTTTTGGTCAATTTATAATATATGAAAAAGCATTGTAATTGTTTATTTTATTAAGAGTTTTTAAACTTCTATACTTACAGTATGGATATACATACAAAAAAATATCTTAGGCGGCTATGCCGCTTAAATAAAAAATAAAAGGGAGATTGATAAAATGAATAAAGTTGAACTTTCTAAGGTAGTTGCTGAAAAACTAGGTATTCAAAAGAAGGATTCTGAAGCAGTAGTATCTGCTGTTTTTGAAACAATTGGTGAAGTTCTTGCTTCTGGCGAAGAAGTTAATGTGTCCGGTTTTGGTCGTTTTGGCGTGAAGCAAACAAAGGAGCGTACGGCTAGGAATCCAAAGACTGGCGAAGAAGTCAAAGTTGAAGCTTCTAAGAAGCCGATTTTTAAAGCAGCTAAGGCCCTAAAGGAATCCGTTAAAGGTTGATTATTTATGAAGGGGACGACTTATCGTCCCCCTTTCATCTATACCACCTAAATAATGAGGTAACTGAATGAATAAAAATAAGACGATATATGTTTTAGATACAAATGTTCTTTTATCTGATCCAAATGCTATTTATTCATTCGGAGATAATAATATTGTGCTTCCTAGCGTAGTTCTTGAAGAACTTGATGCAAAGAAAAAATTAATGGATGAGATTGGCAGGAATGCACGTTATATTTCTAGAATGTTGGATGAACTTCGTCAAAAGTCCAGTCTTCATGATGGAGTTTTATTACAAAATGGTGGTTTTTTGCAGGTTATTATACATAAGCAGGATTCAGATATTTTTGATATTTTCTACGATAATAAAAATGATAATGCAATAATCTCGGTTGCCAAAGATTTGTCAAAAGATAACCCTAATACAATTCTTGTTAGTAGAGATGTATTAGTTCGAGTTAAAGCTGATATTGTTTCTGTAAAATCAGAGGATTATCAGTTTGACAAAATTGTTGATTCAGAAGACGAGTTATATAAAGGTTATTCTGAGATTTATGTTGAGGATGAATTAATTGATTTTTTCTATAAAGAAAAATTTATTAAAGTTAATTCTAAACTTGAAAATTTTCCTGATAATCATTATTTCATTTTGAAATCTGATTTAAATGAAAATAAAACTGCTATTGGAAGAAAAGTTAAAAATAAAATTGTCCCCTTATATAATTATACCGGGAAAAGTGATGTTTTTGGATTAAGACATAAAAACGTTCAACAATTAATGGCTTTAGATTTACTTTTAGATGATTCAGTTCCTATTGTAACTCTTTCGGGAAAAGCGGGAACTGGAAAGACACTCATTTCTTTAGCTGCTGGTCTTCATCAAAAATTAGATTTGCAAAAATATAATAAGGTTCTTGTTGCTAGACCTATTGTGCCAATGGGTAAAGACATTGGATATTTGCCGGGAGAAAAAGAAGAAAAATTGCGTCCTTGGATGCAACCTATATATGATAATCTGGAATTTCTATTTGACTGTAATTCTGATGATGATTTAGATAAAACACTTCAGGGTTATGAAAATATTATACATATAGAAGCGCTCACTTATATTCGCGGACGTTCGATTCCAAAACAATTTATTATTATTGATGAAGCACAAAATTTAAGTCAGCATGAAGTTAAAACAATAGCCACCAGAATTGGCGAAGGTAGCAAGTTAGTGCTTTGTGGTGATCCTTATCAGATTGATAGCCCATATCTGGACATGTATTCAAATGGATTGACTTATGTAATTGAAAAATTAAAAAATTATAGTATTTCTGGTCATATCACTTTATCTCGCGGTGAGCGTTCAACCTTGGCTCAATTATGTGCTGATATACTATAAAAATAAAAAAGGGAGATTGATAATGGCAAAACGAAACAATTCTGTTTTATTTAAAGGAAATCTTGAAGTTGATACCATGGAAATAACAGAAGAAACGAAAGAAGGCGTTTTTGTTTACGACCTTCTTTCTGAACTTCGGAGATTTGATGGAAAGTGTGTAGCCATTTCAATTAAGGAAGAATTTCCTGTGGAACCGAAGGGGTGATTAGATGAAAATCACTCCTGAAGTTAAGCGAAAACCAACAGAAGATTTAAATTCATATTTGATAAGACTTGGAGATAATTTGGAGCTTTATGAACTCACTTGGACTCAAGTCGCCGAACTCTTGAATGAAGAATGTGGAGAAGAATATAGCGAAGCAAAATGGCGTAAGGATTATGCGTCTTATCTTCGCTGGAAGGAATTCTTAACTGAAAAATTAATTAAAAGTGACGAATACATAAAAGAGATTGAAGATGCTTCCTTGAATCTTCAAAAAGAAAAAGTAAAATTTCAAGATCAGAAACGAGAATTTAATAATCTCGTTCGTAAACAAGCTCGTTTTGAACATCTCAAAGAAGAAATTAATAAAGCAATATTAGAAGTTTCAAAACAAAAGCCATTGGTATTTAAGTATAAAAATATTCAACCTTCAAGAGTTAGAGCTAATGTTTTATGGTCAGACTGGCATTACGGAATGGATTTTTCTAATTCTCTCAATACATATAATCCAGAAGTTTTTCGTGAAAGAGTTGAAATACTTGTTAGCAAAATAATTGAATATGGATTAAATCATAATGTAGACACTCTAACTGTTGGCGCACTTGGAGATTTTGTGTCTGGTTTAATACATGTATCTACTCGTGTTGAAGCTAACGAAAATATTATTAAACAAATTCAAGTTGTCTCTGAGGTTTTTGCAGAATCATTAGCGGAATTGTCCAAACATTTTAGATTCGTTCGTTTTATTAATATTATAGGAAATCATGCTCGGTTAATCCCAAATAAAACGGAGTCAATATTTACTGAAAATCTCGAAAATCTTATTCCGTGGTATCTTGAAAGTCGCTTAAAAGATTTTAAAAACATTGAAATCTATCGAGATGTTGATGGATATTTCGTTGATAAAACATTTGATCCTGCACATGTTTATGTTCATGGAGATTTAGATAATGTATCTAATGTGGCAAAAAATTTACCACAAATTTTAGGTATTGTTCCCCGTTATATTTTCGCAGGACACATTCATCATGATACAGTCAAGGAATATGGGCGTACAAAGGTTATTACAAATGGTTCCTTGATTGGTTCTGATTCATATGCAATGGCTAATCGCTTTTATGCGGAGCCAATGCAAAAAATGCACATTTTTAATGAAAAAGGTAATATAGAATATACAATCGATATTACATTTGATGAGTGATTACTTATGACAGGAGCAGAAAAATATGAAAACTATCTAAAACAACAGAAGTTTGAGATAGTAATATTTGGTGTAGATCAATTAAAAGCTATTTATGATCTAACTGGAAGATTGGATACTGAAGATTTCATACAAGCCTTAAGTAGATTATATGATGTAGCATTTGATATGGGGCGTCTGGATGTTTTAGACAGGACAATTGCTTCTATGTTTCAAGAAGAAGATGTAATTTGTGATAAATGGAATAAATGAGAGCAGCTACTCTCGGTATGCTGGCCTCCAGTCAGCCAATGCCAATATGCATAAAATACTGGGGGTGTAAGAGATATGATCTTGGAAGTTGAACAACCAAGCGATTTATTAGACAAAATCTATATTGAAAATTTAAAAGAGCGCAAAATTATTTTAAATCAAGATATTGAATCTACGGTAATTGAGCTTGTATGCGTAATGATCCGACATTTTAATGAAGAAGATCAAGATTTTCCGATTGAACAAAGAAAGCCGATAAAATTAATTATTAATAGTCCCGGAGGTTCAGCGTATGACGGTTTTGCTGCCGTAAATGAAATAATCACAAGCAAAACGCCAGTTCACGCAATTTGTTCAGGATATGCAATGTCAATGGCTCTCGCAATTTTTGTTAGTGCTCATAAAAGAATTGCATATCCATATACAAATTTTATGTATCATGAAGTGATGCATGGAGCTTCGGGTCGAAATAGTGAAATTGAACGCGCTACAGCAGAAGGAAAACGTATTCAAAAAATGTACGACAATATTATAACAAGCAAAACAAAAGTAGATCAGAAAAAATTAGATTCAGTAAAGAAAAAACAATTGGATTGGTTTTTTGGTGCAGAAGAAGCACTAGAAATGGGATTTGTTGACGAGATAATCAAATAAAATAATAATTTCATACCCTCCCTACCCTATTCCCAATAGGGATAAAATAAATAAGAACATAGAAAATTGAGTACAAATCCTCTTTGTACTCTTTTTTGTTTGTTTTTGTTTTTAGATGGGGGAAAGTCTGCTTAAGCAGATTTCGTAAGTTGGCTTTCTCCCGGCCATCCCCCATCTATATTTAGGGAGAAAATGAGGTGGAGAAAAATTAAATGGCAGGTAAAAAAAGTAAAATTATTAGCAATGAGACTATTAAAAAAATAGAATGCTTAAATTGTGGGAAAGAGAAAGCATCGACACATGCAAATTTTTACAATAATACGCATCCTTTATTCTCAAATTGTGATAAGTTTCCTGTGTGTAAAGAATGTATTACAAATTACATAGGAGAAAAAGACGCTACATTTATAAATCGTGTTTATATGATGCTTTCTCTACTTGATCGTCCGTTTATACCAACGCTTTGGGAAAGTACGGATGGCATTTGGTCAAAATATGTTACTCAAGTATCATCACTTCCTCAATATAAAGGATTAACTTATAAAGATAGTATATTTGAAAATAATAAATCAATAATTAGTTTTTTGGATGAAATTGATTCTGTTCAAGAATTTTCTCAAGAGGTGCTATCTAGATGGGAAGGCTTTGAACCATCAAAGATACGTAAATTAGAAAATTTTTATCAGGAATTAATATCTACATATGAACATGGTACTCCAATTCAAAGAAACCTATACAGAAATATTGCGATAACTCAAATTCAAGCAAATGATGCTATCGCTAATTCTGACCATAAAAAATATAAAGAACTTATGGATACCTTAAGTAGACTTATGAATGATGCAAATATTAAGCCTGTACAAGAGACGGGTGCAGAAGCAAATGGTATTTCTTCTTTTGGTGAATTTATAAAAATGGTTGAGGAAACCGAGCCAATACCTGAACCAAGAGATGAATTTAAAGACGTAGATGGTATTGGAAAGTACATTGATAAATGGTTTTTGCATCATATGCGTCGATTCCTCGGACTAACAAACGAGACAATGGAGGAATATGATGAAAAGATGCAAACAGTCACAAAGGAAGATTGATTTAGTATGGCTGGTTATTCAAATTTTCAAGTTAAAAGAAACAAAAGTAATGAATTAAATATCTATGAGAAAAAGAAACAAGTAAATAATATGGTAAAGAATTTATCCAAGGACGAGCGCTTAAGAAATGGAATTAAGTTGTGGGCTTCTTTTTATCGAAGCAATATTCATCGTTATATTGAAGATTATTTTGGAGTTAGATTACATACGTTCCAAAAAATAATTTTATATATGATGAGTAAGAATTCTTTCTTTCTTTGGTGGGCAAGCCGTGGATTGGGCAAAAGTTTTATTGTTGCACTTTACTGTTTGGCAATGGCTAGTTTAAAACCTGGCCTACCAATAGTAATCGCTTCTGGGACAAAAGGCCAAGCCAAATCAGTAATAACAGTAAAGATTGATAAAGAGTTACGTTTAAAATATCCAAATATAGCAAGAGAAATAAAACAAGTAAAAACGGGCGCAGATGAAACTGTATGTATACTTCATAATGGAAGTACAATTCATGCGGCAGCTAGTAATGATAATTCAAGGGGTTTACGTGCTGGAATTCTAGTCGTGGACGAGTTTCGTCTTGTAAAAGAAGAGGTTATTACTCGTGTTTTAAGGCCATTCTTGAATTACATTAGAAAACCTAAATTTTTAAATTTGCCGCAATATAAAGATAGACAAAAGGAATTTGCAAAATTTGAAGAGCCGCAAGAAGTGTATTTGAGTTCAGCGTGGTTTTCTTCTCATTGGAGTTATACTAAATTTCAGTCATTTTTAACTTCAATGTTGCAAGGTAGAAATTATTTCACTTGTGCCTTTCCCTATCAACTTGCTATACATCATGGATTGCTGTCTGAAAGTCGCGTGGAGCAAATGCGAACAGAAGGGGATTTAGATGCAATTGGTTGGCAGATGGAAATGGATACTCTACCTTATGGAGAATCCGAAAAGGCATTTTTTAAATTAAATGATATTGAAAAATGTCGAACTATAGTAAAACCATTTTATCCTATGGACAGCGTGTCATTCTTAGAAAATAAAGATAAACCAAAATTAAGAGGAAAGAAAAATATAATAGGTCTTGAAAAGCAAGCAGGCGAAATAAGGCTTGTATCAATGGACGTTGCGTTAATGAGTGGTAATGATAACGACAACACAATCTTTACGTGTATGAGATTATTGCCAGATGGAACTAATTATATAAGACAAGTACCTTATATAGAGAGTATGCATGGAATTCATTCAGAAGATCAAGCCATTCGTTTAAAACAACTTTATACAGATTTTGAAGCAGATTATGTTGTGATGGATACCAACGGTAGTGGTATGTCAATTTATGATTATTGTTCTCGGATCTTATATGACAAGGAAAGAGATGTGGAATATCTGCCTTGGACAGCTATTAATAATGATGATATGAAAGATCGTGTGACAGACCCTAATGCTCTTCCAGTTGTATATTCTATGAAAGTTGTCAAGGCAGAAGTAAACCATGAAATTGCTGTATGGCTTAAGACGGCTTTTGAAAAAAGATTGATTAGACTATTAGTAAATGATGCTGAAGGGAAAGAATATTTAATTGAAAAACATGAACTAATGAATAAAACTCCATATGAACATGCTATGTTGCTAAGACCTTATGTACAAACAACGGCCTTAGTTAATGAATTAATTAATCTTGATTCAGAAGTTAGAAATGGGTTTATTAAACTTACAGAGAGAGGTAGATCTAGAAAAGACAGATATTCTAGTTTAGGTTATGCTAATTACGTAGCAAGAATTCTTGAACAAGAAAATTTACAAAAAGCAGAAGAAGAAGTAAACGTTTTAGATTATTTATACATTTGTTAAATAAATTATATTTTAATAACAAAAGAAAGGAGGTAATATATTGCCTAGAGGAAGACCACGAAAGAATGCAAACGCAAAAAAAGAAAACGAAAATAAAAATGTTCAGAATGAAAATTTTGTTGGCGAAGATTATGCAAAGAAATTTTTTTCTGCAATGCAAAACATGATGAGTGGCAATGCTGCATGGTTATTCAATCCTATTTGGACGAATGAGATCCTTAAGGATATAAACATGCATCCTCAGAAGTTTTCAAGAGATCGCATAAAAGAACTTATCGCCAATCCTAGAGCGCATGAAAAAGAACTTAGAGAACTAAGTCAATATCTTTTCGATATAACGATGCAGATGAAACGACTCATTATTTATATGTCCGAGATGTTAACCTTTGATTGGCTTTTAGAGCCAATCGGAGTTGATCCTGATGAAATGACAAAACCAGCATTTTTAAAGTCATTGAAAAGAGTTACACAATTTATGTATGACTTAGATCCGAAGATGCATCTCCCTGATATTGTACAAGGTATGTTACTTGAAGATGCAAAGTTTATGTATCTCTGCGAAGGTGAAAATGGATATTATTTCAAGGAACTTCCGAGTGATTACTGCAAAATATGGAAAAAAGGCGAAATGGGTTATGAGTATGCTTTCGATCTCACCTATTTCTTACGTCCCGGCATTTCACTTGATGATTTCCCTCCTGAGTTCAAAGTTTATTTTGATAATTTTATTAATGGGGAAGACTATAAAAATAATAAAAATAAATTTAAAGAGCGTAGATGGTTTTATTGGCAAACTTTAGACCCATCACGCGCTGTTGTTTTTAAATATGATCAGAATCGTGTTGGACAAACTCCTGTGTATGCAGGTTTATTTTTAGATGCTAATGAAATTGCTACGTTTAAAGAATTACTTAAAAGCAAAACAGCTTTAGATGTATATAAACTCCTTGTTGCAAAAATTCCTTTGGAAAAAAGTGAAAATAAAACTAACAAGAAGGATAATTTTTCCATACATCCTGAAACCGCAGGCAAATATATGGCTGCAATTCAAAATGTAATTCAGCAAGGAATTCGTATTGTCACTTCTCCGATGGAAATTGAAGCAATCAATCTTAATCAGGCAGAAACAAAAGATAGTATTGTTGGTCTTGGTAACAAAGAGTTTTGGGATACTTCTGGTACAACTTCCCTTCTATTTAGCGGAGACAGAATGAATGCCTCAACGATGAAAGCTTCTTTACGAACAGATGAAACATTTGTGACCCATTTGTATCGTCAATTCGCTAGGTTTTATAATTACAAATTCAAAGAGATTAGTGGAAAATACCAATGGAGAATACATTTTGAAGGAACAATTTTTGATCGCGAAGATCGTATTGAAAGAGCAATGAAACTTATTCAATTTGGTGCTCCAATTAGTTATGTCGCGGTTGCACAAGGAAGAACTCAACAAGAGTTTATCAATATGCTTAATCTTGAATCAGCGCTTGGGATGCGTGAGAAAATGCAACCACTTGTCTCTGCTCATACTGTTTCAAACAAGAAGAATGGTAGACCACAATCTGACGATTTAGAGAATGAAAATTCAGAAGCAACACGAGATAATGAATCAAATATTCGCTAAAATCAAATAAATATTTACCCAAAGATACTGGTCAAAGTCATTTTCGTTTTAATTTTAAAACACTTTAAAGGAGGTGAGATATTGGATAACAATCGAAACATTATACCTGTAAGGTTTGAAAAAATAGAAGATTCATTAGATAAATTTATAAAAATGAAGGTTTATATCGCAAATGTTGGGGAGAATTATAACGCTTCTTATTTTTCAAAAGATGTTTTATCAAAGATGGCTGAAACCCTTCCTTATACCCCTCTTACCGGATTTATTGGCAAAAATCAATTTAATGAAATTGATTTTCGTGCTCATGAGGAAGATTTGATTAAAATTGTTGATCCTGATAGTGGGGAAACAGATTATAAATTTAAGTACTTGGGATTCGCATATGGGCTAGTACCCGCCGATCCTGAATGGAATTTTGAGTTTAAACTGTGTCCAGACGGAGTTACACGAGAATATTTGACTTGTGTGGTTTACTTGTGGAAAAAATGGTCAGACGTTATTGATATATTCGAACGTGACGGCTGGTCTAAGAAGCATTCAATGGAACTAACAAATTGCGAAGGATATATTGATGAAAATGATAAATTATTTCACTTTACTTCTGCTGTCTTCGACGGATTGTGTGTTTTAGGAAATGATGTGGAACCCGGAATTCCATTTTCAACTATAGAAAAATTTAATATGAAAAATTTCAATAAGCATCTTAAAACTATGTTCGAAGAATTTAATGTTTATTTTTCAAATAAGGCTTCTAAATCACTTGAAGGAGGTGAGAGCAAGGTGTCTAATAAAGAAAATTTTCTCAAAAAAGAAGACTGGGGTACTGGAGAGAAAATCGAAATTGATCTGTCCAAAGAGGCTGCTTCAAACGATGCATGGGGAGATGTTGATAAGACCAAGCTTCGAAACGATATCCTTAAAGCATCCAATTATAAAACCCTCGTCACTAAATGTTATCTCATAGTTGAAGGTGGATGGGAGGACGCTCCCTCTAATCATTTAAAATACCCAGTTTGCCAAATCAAAAATGGCAAACTTGTATATAACATCAATGGAGTTCAAGCCGCTCTACAGAGATTACATCAGGAGGGAATCACATCTGGTTCTCCAATTGATAAATTGAAAAAAATTTATCGAAAACTAGGCTTGGACACATCAAATTTCACAAAGGAGGGAGACAGTTTGTCTAAAAAAGACCTATTAACAAAATTCAAACTAACTGCTGGTCAAATGTTTGATGAGTTCAACAGAGTTTTAAGTGAGGTAACATATAAAACCGAAGATTGGTGGACTGGTCAATTAGTAGAGCGTCCTCGTTTTTTCCTTAAAGATTATGATGAATCATTCGTATATGTTGTTGACTTTGCTAACGATTGCATGGATATGAAACTTTCTTACACTGTCGAAGGTGACAATATTAAGATTGATTATTCTAGCGCAACTCGTATTAAATATACGCCTGTTGATTGGGAAGGTGGCGTTGAGGATGATCCTGACTACGACAATGATGTAATCATTGACTCTGTTCAAGATTATGCTCGTAAAATTGACAGTGAAGCAAAAGAAAAATTTTCCGCTATCAAACAACAGCACGAATCTACAAAACAAGAATATGAAGCACAAATTGCTTCTCTAAAACAAGAATGCGAAGCAAAATTACAAGAACATCAAGATACTGCATTTGTAGCTATATCTAAACTAGAATCTGCAAATGCTGAAATTGAACAACTTAAAGCACAATTAGCAGAACTTTCTGAGTTTAAAGCGTTTAAACTTGAACAAGAGAAAAATGAAAAAGTTGATTCGTTAATTGAAGAAAATTCTAAGTTTTTCTCTGTTGAAGAAATTGATGAATGGCGCAACAAAGGTAAAGAATGTGATTCTTATGAGTCATTTGAAAAAGAATTTAAACTTGCTGCTTTCTCAAAGATTAAAGAATTTATTGGTAATGATAAATCTGAAAAACGCTTTGCATTTATTGAGAAAACAGAGGATAAGTCACAAGATGAATCTGATGTTTTCTCAAGACTAAAAAATAAATTTGAAAAAGAATAATAAAGGAGAAATGTAAAAAATGGCTTATACGGTACTTAATGTTGGCAAATATGCTGCTAAAAATGTTGAATCTTACAACAAGGATGTTCAGGCACCTTTTGATATGCCTAATGGTAGCCTTGTTGCTCTCGCTGGTCTAGTAAGTGGTCAGAATGATGTTTATGCAGCTACTCCTGTAGCTGACGTTACTAAACAAGAGGTTCTTCTTGTACATGGTCCTGAAATTATCGAGGTTAATGGTCTTCGTGTACCACTAACTGATGTATCTAATTTCGTTAATCCGGCTAATCGTCCCACTCGTGCAATCCATCTTAAAGTTGGCGACGATATTACTCTTACTACCGAAGGATTTTCTAGCACTCCAACTGTTGGTAAATATGCGGTTCCTGCGAATGGTCAATTGACTTTTGCTCCTGCTGACGATCTTTCAGGCAATACGTTAATTGCTTTTGAAGTTATTGCACAGACAACTATTACTGTCGGTCAAAATCGTAAAACAGCTTATCGTCTACTTTGTGTTCGCTCACTTTAATTAAAGTAAATTATACATATTGGAGGAATATACAAAATGCTAAACAAAGTACAACGTTTTAACAAAGCATACTATTCTATGCCTAATGACTTTAAGGAAATTGTTCAAGCTGGAGTAGAACTTTTCTATCACTATCGTCATGATACGGTTCAAAATCCTGAAATCAAAAGTAAATATTCTCAATATGCTCAAGGCAAGTATCAAGAAAAGGAAGCAATTTTCAATAAGAGCCTTCGTGCATTTGCAAATAAGATGGCTGGACTAGGTGTGGATTCTCCTATTGGCGAAACCTATGCAGCTATGCACCCAACTGTAAAAATGGCTACTTTTGCAGTTATTAGCCAAATGATTGATATTATTATTCCTGAAACTGTACTTGAAGATTTTTATCAATTCTCTGAAGTAAAAAATGTTGGTTGGGGAGATAATCTTGTATTCAATGTTCCTTCCAATGATTTATTCGTTGTTTCTAAGGCTGCTGACGGTATTAAGACTGGTGTTCGTCAACGTATTCTTGGCACGGACGTAGTTCTAAATCCTGTAGGCCATCGGATTACTGCTGGTGAAGACATGTACCGTATTCTTGCTGGTAAGGTTAACTGGGGCGACTTCGCTATGCGTATCGTTGGCAGTATTGAAACTGAAATTACTGTTGAAATTGCAGACGCTATTTTCGGTAGTTATTCTTCTCTTGGAGCCAAATATAAGGAAACTGGCGCATTCGACCAAGGTAAATTTATCAATCTTGTTGACCGTGTAACTGCGTTCAATCTTGGTTCTAAGGCTTCTGCATTTGGCACTCGATATGCGTTATCGAAAATTGTTCCTGCAGATCAGTATTTCCGTTTTGGACTTGGAGAAGAGTACAACCGTACTGGTTATCTAACTAACTTCCAAGGTACGGATCTGTTCGCTCTCGAACAACGTCTCATTCCTAATACCGATGAGTTTGCAATTGATAATCAAACGGTTGTAATTGTGTCTGCTCCTTCTAAGCAACTTGTTAAAATTGGCTTTGAAGGAGAAACAGTTATCACTCAAAGTGACATCAATCAAAACGCTGATAATAGCATGGATTACACTATTTATAAGAAGTGGGATATGAAGATCGTCACTTCTGGCCGTTATGCTCTATGGCAAAACATTTCTTAATAATTTGTAAAAAATAAAAGTTAGAGGAGGAGCAATCCTCCTCTTTATTTTATCAAAAGGGAGAATCAAACGATGGCTACACAAAAAACAAAAATTGAAAATCAAGTACAAGATACTGTTCAAGTTGATCCTGAAAAGGAAAGTATGAAAAATGAAATTGAACAATTAAAACAACTTGTTCAATCGCTTATAGAAGCTAATAAATCAAATAATAATCAAGAAGAACAAAAAGATAATTATAAAAAGAGTATCTATTCAGATATTGAAGAAGAAATAGACATCTCTCCTACTGCTCGAATTAGACTTGTAAGTTTAACAGTCGGCGGACTAAATCTTCGTGCTCTTCATCATATTGTGAGAATCCCTGATTTTGGCAATAGTATTACAGTTTCTTTTGAAGATTTGCGTTATATAGTTAACAACCATCCAGATCTCGCAAGGGATGGAGCCTTTATTATTTTGAACGAAAAGGCAGTTAAGGCATTATATCTTGAAAATGATTATAAAAATTTGTTAAACAGAAGCGATATTGAGCAAATTGTAAATACAAGCGCAATTTATTTGGAAGAATTACTTAAAAAAGTTACTAAGGTTCAACTGCAAGCAATTGTACATCAATTTATCACTGAGATTGCAAAGGGTAATCCTAAATATCTTGATCGTAACAAATTAGCTGTATTAAGTGATCATGTTGGCACAGATATTTATCAATTAGCAATGGAATTAAGTGTATGATTATAGGGGGCTATTTATGACACCCTATCAGACAATTTATTCTCGTTTCTCAACAAAAGTTCAAGATTACAATCTTGATGCTTTATATCAAAAATCTGTTGATTCTTATGAATCTTTTTTAAAGGGTTTTTTGATTAGCGCAATTCCATTTTTTGTGTATTGTCAAAAAGACTTAGAAGATCGAGATGATGATGCACAAATTTTCAATGTTGATTTAAATGGTATAGAGCAAGAGATTCTTGCAACTCTTATGCAATATCATTGGATGGACAGAGAAGTAAATAATATTGAGCAAATGAGATTGGCTTTGTCAAATTCAGATTTTAAACGTTATGCTGAATCGCAAAATTTAAAAGCAAAAATGGATGAACGCGATAGCATTATGGAACGTGCCAATGGACTGATGATTCAGTACAGTTATAAAAACTATAATCCCGAAGGGAGTTGAGAATTATGGGATATTATGATGCTTATAATGCCATATTATCCGTTCAAAAATCAACTCCAAGGGATTCTCGTATTGCATTAACGAAAAGGTCTATTGAATCTGATTTTTTCGCTAGTCCATCATATTATCGGGTAGATGCATATCTCCCTTCTACTCCACTTTCGTCTACTCCGCTAGAAGTGTGGATACTTGATGATAGTGATTCAAAGTTTCAAAAGCAATTTATATCTCACCCATCGCAAGAATTAGATAGTGGATATTTATTTTATTGGCCTGATATGGATCAATACTATCTAACTTATATCGCAGATAAAAATTTAGGTGATATTTATAGCCGTGGAACTGCAATGCGTTGCTTTTCATCTATTAAGTGGCTTGATGAGAATGGAGATATTCGAGAAGCACAATTCTGTCAACTAAGCACAAATTCATCTGTTCTCGGGTTAAATGATGGGCAAGTTCTAATTATGCCTAGCGAAAGACGGCAAATTACGATTCAGAATAATCAATTTACTGAATTGATTAAGAAAGAGCAGCGATTCATTTTTGATGGTCGTGCTTGGAGAACATTGAATATTGACCGTCTTGTTGACGGCATCATAACCTTAACACTTGAAGAGCATCAGATTGATCCTGCTAGAGATAATGTGGAACTTAGGATTGCCGATTACTATAATAGCGTTCACGAGAAGATTATTAAAATTTTAAATGGGGATTTTATTCAACTGTCTGTTGGCGATATTACTCAATTAAATGTTCAAGTTATTGATAATGGAATTGTTGTAGATAAACCTATTGAATTTGAAAGTTCTGATGAATCTATTGCTACTGTTGATGAAAACGGACTTATTGTTTGTTTGTCCGAAGGTAATGTGGTGATTACTGCTTCTTTGACAGATGATAATAAGGTATTTAGTAAAATCAATATCCAAGTCAATGCTGTTGCTGAAGATAATTATGTTATTACTATTTCCGGTTCTGATGTGTGTAAATCCAATCAAACTCAAACATACACAGCAGAAGTAAGAAACAATGGTGTTGTTGATAATAGTAAATCAGTAGAATGGTCATTATTGGCTGATGATAAATCAAGTTCTACAGCATTAGCTTTAATTACGCTACAAACGGGTACAAGCTGTACCATAAAAGCAAATAATAATCAACAGTATGGGTATGTTCAATTGCAAGCAAGATTAATAGATGATGAAACTGTCATTTCATTCAAACGAATTCAGATAAAGGGCTTATTTTGATGGGAGGTGATTAGGAATGGCCTTTTTGGAAGAATTGTCTAAATATAAAGAGAAAGTTGTAGAAATATTAATTAGTGACATGGATTTATGCAAGGCAGTTTATTACAATAATCAAAATTTTTTAGATCAAGATGATTTTGACACTTCATTATTAATTTATAATAATATTTTTCCTTTTAGGTTTATTCCTGATGCCGCCCAAACTCAAAAAACCTTTATTACTTTGACGTTTGGAAGGATTACTGCATCATCTTCGACCATTAAATCTGAAAGATTCTGTTTAAATGTTTTTACACATCGTGATTTATTTAGAACAGATTATAATGCAACTAGAGTTGATTTTATAATAAATAAAATAGATCAATTGATGAATCGGAAACGAAGCTTGTTAGGTTTAGGACAATTAGAATTTGGTTATTTAGATGACATTGTTGTAAACGATATGTTTCAAGGTTCAACAATTTGCTATTTACCGAAAGAATTTAATGTTAGGTGATTTGTCTATGGTTATTGATCGCCTAACTTTATTTTTAGGTAAGCCAGTTGAATTTAATGGAGTTTTGTTTTATTCCCCTACTATTGATGAGATTAGCGAAATTGGCGAAATAATGTATCATGTGCATTTAAATTTTGCAATGTTCGATAAGGAAAATATTTTCAAACAATTATATCAGGTATCAGATGAAGAATATAAGCAAATTGAGCAATTAGACGATTATGATGTTTTGACATTAAATGATATGATTGCTGGATATATTGCAAGTGCCTATTCGTTTTTTACAAAAGAAGAAGTAAAATTTGATAATATATCAAAAATATTTATTTCAAATAAACACGTTTTAATTCAAAAAGAAAATTATAAGCAGATTATAAATGTAATAAAAAAAATAAACGGTATAAACCAAGAAAAAGAAAAATTACAGTTTAAAAATGATAGAGTAAAGAAAAAATATGAACAACACATGAATCGAAAAAAGGCTATGATGAAGAAAAAAGAATTTGAACTTAAAGATATGCTGTCTGTTTTGTGTAACGCAGAAGGAAATGGTATTAATATCTTTAATGTGGGAAAGCTTACTGTTTATCAAGTTTATGAGCATTTTGAAAGAGTAAATATTATGGAAAATCATAAGCGAATGTTGGCTTTGTGGGCTAATACATTTTCGTTAAAAGAAGGAACTAAATTGGAAGATTGGATTGTTAGAACTAATTTTTAACCTCTCTTTGAGAGGTTTTTATTTTTCTCAAAATAAGGAGGATTTATAAATGGAATTAGGTCAATATGGTTTGAGAGAAGTGATGTATACTCAAGTTATTAATCTTGAGAATAGCACTCCTCTTATTTATCTCGATTTTGTAAACAGTGTGTCACTTCAAAATGGTGCCGATACTGTGTATGCCACTGGCGGACGCGGCGGTCCCCGTGTTTTGACATTTAATGGGGCTAAAACAGCTACGCTCACTATTTCTAGTCAAATTTTTACGCTATCTTCAATTGCTGTTATGACTGGCTCCGAAATTATTAAAGGTCAAACGGATATTTATGAAGTAGAAAATGGTCAGGTTAAAAATGTCGCTGGTGATTTGATTATAACTCTTGGTAAAACACCATCAGATGTTTTACCGGCAGTATTTAAATTTGTGAATGGTGTTATTACAACCCCTGTTGGAGTTTTAGGGGTAAATGGCAACGAAATTGAACTTGATCCTTTGACTGTTTCTGCTGGAGAAGAAGTTCAAGTTTTCTATCAGTGGCAAACCACAAACGACACTTATACAATTCAGGTTGATGCAGGTAAATTCCCTCCCTACACAAAACTTGTCGTTGAAGCGTTCTTTACAGACCGTTTTGCTAATAAGGTTGTGGATGGACAATTCAATATCTTTAAAGCTAAGGCGCAACCGACATTTACCTTAAGTGGAGCTAATTCAGGAGATCCTACGACTATTGAAATGGTATTTGATATTCTATCAACTCAATTACCAGATGGTCGTCAGGCTATGTATGATTTAACGATTTATGACAATTAAAAAATAAAATTTTAATTTAACAAGGGATAGTATAGAATACGCGGTTCTATATGATAAGGTGACTCTCTCATCACCTTCCCTTGTTTATTTTTTGAGAGATAAAGAACATTTGAGAGGATGTTTGAAAATTAATGAATATACAGCCAACAATTCAAATAAGCGCTCCAATTAATTCAAGAGATTGGATTCTTCCTTTTTATCTTGAACATCTGCGTAATTTAAATTATCCTAAAAACCTTATTTCTTTTTATTTTTTATTAAATAATTCAAATGATAAATCACAAAAAATTCTTGAAGAATTTAAAAGAAAATATGGCCACGAATATAAATCTTTTATTATTGAAAAATTTGATTCTAAATATATGTTTGAAGATTTGCGTACTCCAAAAGTAAGACAAAATTATACATATAAACATCTTTCTAATTTAAGAAATAAAATCTTATCTTCTGTGCAATCAGATTATTTATTTTCTGTTGACTCGGACATTTTAGTGCAACCAGATACATTAAACAAATTGCTATCTCATCAAAAAGATATATGTTCAGCATTAATTTATAACGGTTATATCTCTTATCCTGATACATATTGGCAGTATCCTAACATTCTCAATTTAAATGAACAAGGCGGATTTACTCATGTTCGTAATTGGTATGTAAAAAATGCGCCAACCTTAAAACAAAGCAAATTACTAAAAGTAGATGCTACAGGTGCAATTTGTTTAATGTCTAAGTCTGTTTGTGAAAAAACCTCTTATTCTTATCATTTTCAAGGTGAAGATATAAGCTGGAGTTTGGATTGTAAAAATAAGGGTTTTGAATTGTGGTGCGATATAAGTGCGTATTGTCATCATATCATGTCGAAGGATATGTTAAAAAAATTTTTAAAGGGAGAAAACAATGAGAACAATTCTTTATATGCCTACAATTGATTGGAATTTTTTAAAACAACGTCCTCAACATATTCTTTCTCAATTTGCTAAAAACGGATGGAGAGTGATTTATTGCAATCAAACACAATTGAATAGGAAACCAGAAGAAGTAGAGAAGAATTTATTTGTTCATTATAACTTTCATGATGTTGTGGAACAAATTCAAAAAAATAAATTGAAAATTGATGTAGCTTATGCGACTTGGGCAAAATCTCATGTTTATTATCCAATTATTAAAGCAAAAATCAATATATACGATAGCGTTGACTCTTTTCCAGAATGGCATCCTTTTGAGTTCGAAGCTTGTAAAAAAGCAGATATTGTATTAACAAGTTCACAGTATTTATTTGATTTGAGAAAGAAAATGCATAATAATGTTTATTTAGTTCGTAATGCCTGTGATTCGTCTTTTATCAATGCGCCCTTTAAAAAACCAAATGATTTAATTGGATTTAATGGGCCGATTGTTGGATTTGTGGGCGCAATTGGCTCTTGGGTAAAAACTTCATTAATTAAAAAAGTAGCTGACAAATATACAACAGTTTTTATTGGAAGAGAATTTGGAAATGTTTGTCCATCTAATGTAAAAAATTTAGGAGTAAAGTCTCATTCGGATTTGATTAATTATTATCAAACTTTGGACGTTTGTTTACTGCCTTTTAATACGAAATTAGAAATAACTCAAGCGGCAGACCCTATAAAGCTTTATGAACATATGTCTTGCGGAAAAGTAACAGTTTCTACTGATTGGCCTGAAGTTCGATTGTATCCTAATGTAGTATTACCAAGTCAAACAGATGAAGAATTTCTATTGAATGTAGATCGTGCTATTGAATTATCCAAAAAACCGGAAATTAAAAGACAAGCAATTGAATTTGCTAAAAATAATACTTGGGAACAAAGATATTCAAAAATTGAAAATGCAATTTATGAGTATTCAAAAAGAAGTGGTAAACATTTATGAGAATATTATTTACAAATAATGCCCCCCTTATTAAGTTTGGTCTTTCTTCTGGTTTTCGTAACTTGGGTCATGATGTTTTTATTATGGATAAAGAATATCAACTTTGGGATAAAAATAAAGAACTCCAATTTAAAATATTTAAAGAAGTGATTGAAATATTTCGTCCAGATTTGGTTTTTAGTGAATGTTTTGCCGAATTTTCGGAATTAATTTTTGAATACACTAATAAGATGGGAATTCCTCATTTTTATTGGGCCATTGAAGATACACCAAACGATCATTGGATTGGTGATTATTGGTCTGATTATACAGATTATATTTTTACAACAACAGCAGAATGCTTACCTAACTATTGGAAAAAAGGAAAGAATGCAGAATTGCTGTTGTTTGGATGCAATCCAAACTTTCATAAAAAGATAGATGTAAATATAGACAATGATATAGTTTTGGTTGCAAATAACTATGATAGAAGATCTAAGCAAGTTTCTGATTTCCTAATTCCGCTTTTGCAGAATAACTACAATGTAAGGGTTTACGGGAATAATTGGTGGATAGATGGAAGTAGAAAAATCGATATAAGAGAATACTGTGATTGCTATCATGGGCTTTTATCATATGAAAAACTACCTTTAGTTTATTCATCCTCTAAAATTGCTTTGGGGTTTAATCTGGATGATTGCTCTTATACACAAACATCAATGAGAATGTATGAAGTTCTTGGAAGTGGAGGAGCTTTATTAGTTTCTTGCTATACAAAAGCTCAGGAGTTTCTTTTTCATGATTATATATACTTACCCAAAAATACCGACGAACTATTTGATATGGTAAATGAAATTCTCTCAATGACAGATGAACAGCGAAAAGAAAAAGCTAAACAGGCGCAAGAATTTGTGTACAAGCATCATAATTATACCCTAAGAGCAAAACAAGTGCTTGCGATGTATCGTCAAGCAATTTTGGAGGTATGATATGTGGAGATAAATAGTAAAGAATATTGGGATAATCGTTTTAGAACAAACTGGATTGAATTTAATGGTAAAGAGCAAACAAAAAACTTTATGGAGTTGATCGTTCAGAATTTACCTAATTTTGTAGATTTAAATGGAAAAAAAATATTAGATTGGGGGTGTGCATTAGGACAGGGTGTTGAAGTTTTAATGCGACACTTTCCTACTTCCTTTGTTTGTGGTTTAGATATTTCAGATCAGGCAATTTTTGAATGTCGTCAAGTACATCCAGAATTATTTTTTTATAATGGTTTTTTAAAAGATTATAGGATTAATTATGATGTCATTATAACAAGCAATTGTTTGCAGCTTTTTAAAAATCCTTATTTTTGGATTAATGAGATGATGGAATATACGCGCGAATTCCTTATTATTCTTGTTCCTTACAATGATTCAAGTTGCGAAAATGAAGATTCGGAACATAAGTTTAAATTTTTAGAAGAGAGTTTTCCAAATCGTATAAATAATTTTTCAAAAATATACACAAAAGTTATTCATCAATGTCCGGGTTGCTGGTCTAATAAACAATTACTTGTGATTTTCGAGAGAAAAGTAAATCATCCTTTTTGTTGGTTTTAAATCTTTCAGGGAGAGTGAAAAAAAATATGGCAACAAAACAAAAGCATTTGTCGCTTGCTTCAATTAATAAGCAACACGCAGCAGAATTTAATCAGATGAAGCGCGTTACACTGAAAAATGGTGACTATATTGATATTCAATTGAAGTTTAAAAAAACTTCAATTCAGAGATTACTTTTGGATTATTCGGATATTCTAGAACAATTAAAAAATAAAAATGTATCATGGGAAGTATTTAAAGATGCAACTTTTATTTATTATATGCTCCTATTAAAGCATTTTACAAGTTTGGGCAACTCTATTCCACTTGATATTGAAAAAATGGTGGTTATTTGCGAGAAGCTTATCGACTTAGATTTGCTTGAAGAAATTCTAAATCAATTTGATCCAGAAGAATTGAAGAGGGTTCAAGATATGATTGAGCAAGTTGGCAAAAATAGTAATTTTATTGGCAATGCATTAGGTGAAGCATTTGTAAATGCTGTAATCAATGAAAAAGGTGACTCTGATGCCGACATTCAAGAATCTGAATGAATTATTTAAATATATAAATAAAAATATAAAAGAAACCTTAAATGATGAAGTTGCAGATTCAGTTCGTTTTGAAGAACAGAAACAAATTGAAAAGGTAGTTTATGAGCCTTATCAACCAAATGCATATAAGCGCAGAAGATATTCTGATGATGGTTTGCAAGATGTTGATATGATGGTTGCTGTTGTTGAACAAAGGGGCAACGAAGTTATTTTATCGGTAGTCAATATGGCTAAGGGACAAGATCAGGAAGATTTATATATTGCACCACTTATTGAGTATGGCGATCCTTCTATGAGTAATGTTAATCATGGACAGTACGGAGAATATCAATACAAATATAATAGAGATAGGTCATCATGGAGATACCTTCAAAGCAGACCCTTTACCGCTGAAACAATAGCTGCCTTAAAGAGGTCTGGAGTACATATTGAAGCTTTTAAGGAAGGTATGATGAAACGTGGAATTATCGTGAAGTAGGTGAGTTAATGGCAAGGAAAACTTTTAAAAAGAAAATAACAGATGATGAACTTTTAAATAAAATAAATCCTAAAAACATTAAAATGATGGAACGCTTCCTAAAAGATAAAAATATGAAATGTTCAGATGAAACAGTAAATGCTTATAGAAGTGACTTAAATATATTTTTTACTTGGAATCTTTTATATAACGACAATAAATTTTTTGTTGATATAAAAAAAATAGAATTCTCAGAGTTTTTTAGTTATGGAGTTGAAGATTTAAAATGGAGTCCTAATCGCTTTAGTAGGATGAAAGCATGTTTGAGTAGTTTTTCAAATTTTATTGAAAATTTTTTTGATGAAGAATATCCAAATTTTAAAAATGTAATTTTAAAATCAATTGAGAATTTGAAAAAGAATCCAGTAAGAGAAAAAACAATTTTAACAGAAGATCAAGTAGATGGTCTTTTAAAATATCTTAAGGATGATCTAAAGCGTCCACAAGAAGCTTGTTTACTCGCGCTTGCTATTAGCTGTGGAGCTAGAGCTTCAGAATTACTTAGATTTACAACTTCATTAATTGATGAAAATAATACGGCTTTTGATGGCATGTTTATTGAAACAACAAAAAAAATAAAGACTAAAGGCCATGGAAAGCAAGGGAAGTTGCTTTATAAATATATTTTAAAAGATTATTTTCTTCCCTATTATAAAGAGTGGCTAATTGAACGTGAAAAAATTATGAAAGAAAACAATAAGGCTCATGATTATATTTTTATTAAACCAAATGGAGATCCTGCCGTTTTAAGTACCATTCGTAGTTGGAGTGAGAAATGGGAAAAGTTTTTGGGCGTTCCTTTTTATTTTCACTCTTTGCGCCATTATATTGTTACTCATTTAACGAGATTGGGACTTGATTCTGATTTTATTATTGAAATTATGGGATGGACATCATCGGACATGTATAAGATCTACAACGATTTAACAGCCAAAGAACGACAATGGAAGGGTTTAGATAAATTAAAAGAATATCTAAAGAAGGATGATTAAGGGAGAGATGATATGAAAATCAAATACGGAGAAATTGACTTTTATTATGATTGGCTTTTAAATAATCTAAAATTATCAGGAAAAAACAATCGAATGAGGATGAAGTTTTTAGAAATCCTACAAAACAACAAACAAGAATATGAGAAGCATCGTTATCAGCTAATAAAAGAAAATTCTAGATTAGATGAAAATGGAAATATCGTTATTTTAAATGTGGATAAAAACGGTGCTGGAGAAGCAGATATTATCGATAAAGAAAAATTTTTTAAGGAGTTAATGGAATTAAATTTGGAAGAGTTTGTTGTTGAAGAAAATGAAACAAACAAAGAAATGCTGTTGATCTTGAAGAAATGCGTAGAAGAATGCCCTATTGAGTGGCAAGGCGAAGACGCATTAAAGTATGAAGCTGTTTGTAGACTGTTTGATGATATTTATTAACCCTGTCGCCTAACACAAAAGTCGGATATTATCGGATTTTTGGCATGAAATATAAATTTCATTCAAAACAAAGGAGCCAAAGATATTGGCTCTTTTCTTTTGGATAAAATTTATGTATTAGATGATTTATAATCCATTGCCGTAATCTGTGTGGGGAGTGTCAACGGCAATTAACTGTTTTTATGTTTTGTCAATCTATTTAATTCCCTACTAAATTTTTTGTAAGTCTTATATTGTCGATGACCATTGATTTTAGAACTAATTATCAGAAGTTCTTTTTGGTTGTTTTTGTTTAAACAATGAATATCTAAAAAATATGTAGCATGATCAACATGGTATCCCATACCACCATAAATGTCATTATGTCTTTCAGTTGTTTCAGAAAATATAACTCTATCTAATGGAATTATTTTCTTATTATCTAATACGATTTTGTCTTTGTATAAATAGACTATACAAGAATTTCCTTCAACAAATCCATGTATAGTGTACAAATATCCTTTGTTAAATTTATCATGATATTTTAAAAGTAAATAAATGGAGATAAATGTTAACGGAAAAATAAGTAAAATTGGACGTGCTATACAGATTATTAATACAATCGCAAATATTATGAAACGCACTATTATCACCATTAACAAGATTCGACGGTGAAATAATAATTCCTGCACACTCTATAAATTTTTTGAAAAAGGAAGTGAATAAAGGTGAACGAAAATGATCTTTCGATTTTGATAAAAACAAAGATTGATACATCTACACAAGCAATTACTGACTTAAATAAGCAAATTGCCGAATTATCTAAAAAGGTATCAGCATTAGATTTAAAGATTGGTATTGACACAGAAACATTAAACAAATCTATAAATTCATTTGATAAAATCAAAAGTGTTATTGATAACGCCAACCAAGTTGTTGAAGAAAATCAACATATCTATAAAAAGCTTGATGGAACAGTAGTAACCATAACGGAAAAAACAAATAAAATGGGCGAAGTTGTAAAAAATGTCCGTGTTGTTCACGATGAAAATAAAAGATCGGTTCAGCAAGAAACCAAAGCATTAGATGATCAACGAAAAACGCTTGAAATGTTATTAATTGAATACAGCCAATTTAGCAAAAATGTAAGAACAAAATTAAATTATAATCAATTTGGAGAAGTAATTGGTGCTATTCATACACTTCAAGATGAAATAAATAATAATAAACTTGTGGTTAAAACAGACAAACAAGGTTTTATAACTAATTATTCCCAAATTGAAGAATATCTAAAAAATTATAAATCTGCACTAGAAGAAGAAAAATTATATTATCTAGCTCATCAAGAAAACATAAAAAAAAATTTAGATTTTGAACAATCAATCGCCTCTAGAAGAGCAAAAATCGATGATTTGATGAGGAGGTTTGGGGCTGATCAAAATGTAGCCCAACAATTAAAAGAAGTTAATAAGCAACTCTCTGGTATTACTTTTAGTGGTAATAATGGGTTAACTGGAATTAGTGGAAGTTATAAAACTGCATTGAAAGATATAGATATTCAATTAAAAAATATTACTGCTTCTGCTAAAACTGCCGGTTCTAATGTTTTATCATTTGGAGAAGCATTAAGAATCGCCCTAACTCGTATAACTCAGTGGGGTATTGCTACAACTGCGGTTTACGGTTCCCTTCATGCTTTAGAAGGCGGAATTAAATATGTATACGATCTTGATACTGCGTTAACTGACTTAACTAAGACATCTGATTTAACAAAAGAGAACTTTGCTTCTTTTGCTAAACAAGCCACGCAAACCGCAAATTCTGTTGGAGCGCTTACTCTTGATGTCATAAAGTCAACAACAGAATGGACGAGACTTGGATATAGCCTTCAACAAGCGCAACAATTAGCAAAAGAAACTGTTATTTATCAGAATGTTGGTGATATTTCAAGTGCTGAAGAAGCCTCAACCGATCTTATTGCCGCTATTAAGGGTTTTGGAATTGAAGTAGATAATCAGGGAAAAAATATTCAGCATCTAGTAGATGTTTATAATGAAGTTGGTAACAAATTTGCTATTAGCTCTGCTGGTATTGGTGAAGCGGCCAAACGCTCTGCTTCAGCATTAACAGAAGCCGGAAACAGTATGGAGCAGAGCATTGCGCTTATAACCGCTGCTAATGCTTCAATACAAGACCCAGAACGTGTAGGAAATGCCTTGAAAACGCTTTCACTTCGTCTTCGCGGTATTTCTGAAGATGGAGAAGAAGTTGCTAATCTAGTTCCAACTTTAGAAGAAAAATTTAATTCTATTGGTTTGAGTTTAAAGAATGATAATAATTCTTTCAAAAGTACATATGAAATTTTTCAAGAATTAGCGGGAGTTTGGAATAAACTTTCTGATTTTCAAAAATCAGATATTCTTGAACTTATCGCAGGTAAAGAACAAGCAAACGTTGCAGCATCTTTGATTGAAAACTGGAAAGATGCAGAAGGTGCATTACAAGCAGGATTGGATAGTTTTGGTTCTGCGGCTAGAGAAAATGCAAAATATCTTGATAGTTTGCAGGGTCATATTGCTAAATTTAGAAATGCTATTAATGATTTTTGGAGTTCTAATATTACTTCTGATGCTCTAAAAGATATTGTAGATATTGGTACAAGCGCAATTAATGTTCTAAAAAGTCTAACTGACACATTCGGTGGATTAAACATAGTTGTGTTTGCTACAACAGCGTCGTTTTTAAAATTCACTAGTGTTGGAAACTCCCTTTCTAAATCATTAACAATGATAGTTCCTGGAGCATTAAAATTAAATACAACAATTGATTCTCTTAAGGATAGAATAAATGTAATCTCTACTGCATTAACAAGATTTCCTAGAACAGCACAAGCGGCTGGTGTAAGTCTAGGTGCTTTAAGACTTGCATTAATTGGTACACAAGTTGCTGCTGCCGCTTTAGAAGCGACATTAACATTGGGATTATCTCTTGCTATTACGGGTGTGGTAGCTGGTCTATCAGCCCTTTACACTCAACATCAGAAAAATATTCAGCAAGAAAAAGAGTTTCAGCAACAACAAAAACAAATTGCTGATAATTATGCGAATCAAAAGGATCATATTAATGATTTACTTAATACATATAATGAATTAGATAAAGCAACTAACGGTGGAAAAGTATTTTCTGATATTGATCAAGAAACCAAATATAAAGACACCGTTCAACAATTAGCCGACTTAATGCCTAATCTTGTTCAGTCTATTGACGATAAAGGGCAAGCACACTTAAAAAATGCTGATGCTATAAAACAAGAGCTTGAATACGCTCAACAACTTGCTGATCAAGAAGCAAAACAAAATATCCTCGACGCAAAAGATAACTTTAAAGATCAATTAGAGCAACTAAAAAAAGACCAAAAAGAAGTAGCAGATATTCAAGCCAAAATAGCAATGGGTGGATATATTGTTGCTGATGGAGGATTCGGTACATTTATTAAATACACCGATTCAGAATTAAATGAACTACAAACTAAATTAATTCAAGCTCAATATAAAGTTGCAACCTCAACAAATAATATTCGTGATAGCTTAAATGGATTAACTCAAACCATTTTAGAACAAAATCACGTTAAACTTGATGATAATTTAAGTAAAGAATTAGAGGACATCTCTCGTAACTTGGATGTAAATTTATCAAGTGATCAATTATATGATAAGGCAAATGCTCTGGCGGCGTTTTTTGATAAATTAAATTCACTAAAAAATATAAAAGATCAAAATCAATTTAAAATTTTATCAGAAGATTTAGTAAAATATGGTAATTCAATTGGCATCGCAGATTCAAAAACAAAATCATTTATTGATGGGTTAAAGAAAGGTTCTTCTCAAACAACTCAATCATTACAAGAATTTCTAAATACTCTTGATGATACATCACCTTTATTGGATGATTTGTCTAAGGAAGCTTCGTCTGCCGAATCTGAACTTAAAGCATTAAATCAAGCATTGTATGATTCTTCAAAAGGGAAATCGTTAGATGCTAAATCAATTGGTGAATTAATTTCATCGTATCCAGAATTAATTCAATATATCAGGCAAACAAAAGATGGATGGACGTTAGAAAAAAGCGCCCTAGATGCGTTGAGAGTATCGCAAGCTGACCTGTTAGCCCAAACGAAAGCAGCGGAAGCCGCAAAGACCAGTGAAGTATATAAGCAGTTACAAAATCGTTTAAAATATTATGGTCTTGAAATTGATTCGATCACTGACCTTGCGACAGCACAACAAGCTATTGCAAATATTTATAATAATCCTATTTCTCAAACTGGCGAAGAAATTACAATGGGAAATGTGCATGTAAAAGCATTAAATCAAGATGCGCAAAATACCATTAATCTTATTCACGAATTAGTTGATCTTCAAGATAATTATAAAAAGAAATTTCAAGATATATTTTCAAATCCTAATTATGGAGTATCGTCATCCAAATCATCGTCAACAAATCAATACGAACCTAATCTGAATATAAGCAAAGCACAACTTGAAGTTGATAAATATAATCGTCTACTAGATGACAATTCAAAAAAGATTGATGAAGCAAAAGCTAAAAATGAATCTTACGATAAACTATTATCTGATCGTCTAACACTCTATTCGAAACTGACAGTCGCCTTAAATAATCTTAATAAAGAACAGCTTTCAGAGAAAAGTTCACTTCAATCAAAACTTACAAGAGTCGGATTGGTTCAAAATGGTGAGGTTGTAGATAATGTAGAAGATAAACTTGTTGCTCTTTCAAAATCTAAAGCTTCTGCTCGTCTGGGTTATACGGCCAGTCAGCTTGAAAGTATGGTTGAGCGCTTTCTTGAACTCGATAATAAACTTGGCGATACAAAATCTCAGCTAGAACAGGCAACAACAGATATTGCAGACACTCTCCAAATGGGATTGGACAAAATCCAGAGCGTTGCAGAAAGATCTAAATCTTTGGCAAACAATAAAATATCCTTGTTGGGCGAGATCAATACTAAAGAAGAAAAAGCTGCATTGGCAAATGATTCAAATGAAATATTGAGTGCCTTAGTAACTGAAAAAAATAAAATTCTGTCTGAAATTGCAAAGGCAAAAACGATTATTAACAGCAATGCGACAAGCGCAATTAAAGAAGCAAATAAGATTTATTTACAATCGCTCATGTCCGCTCTTGATTCTGTAAGTGCTGATCTTATTTCACAGGCTGAGACTGTAGGTAAACAACAAGCAGAAGCTTTGGCAGAAGGATTTAATGAAACGTTAAGTGATTTAGATTTTCAAAAGACACTTCTTGGAAATATTGATACAGATGAAGAGAAAAAGCAAGCACAACAAATTAACAGTCAAATACGAGATACTTTGTTAGCAGGAATTAAGTCTTATAATTCTCAGATTGTTGAACTCGAAAGAAAGTTAACTACCACATTAACTGAAGAAGAACGTCATCGTGCTCAGGCAAAACTTGAGGAATTAAAGAGTTATGTTAGAGATTATCAAACTCAGATGGTTCAATTAGATGACCAAATTGAATCTGATCTTGAAAGCCAAGTAGACGATTACATTGATGCTTACAAAAAAATGCTTGAGCAACAAAAGGATTTAGCGCTCAAAGCAATTGATGCACAAATTGATGCCGAGAATGAACGCCATGACCAAAAAATGAAAAATCTCGATGACGAGTATAATAAATTCGAGGAATATATAAATGCCCAAATGGAAGCATTGGATAGAGCAAATAGCACAGAAGATTACCAACAAGATTTACAAAAGTTGCTCGACGAGCGTGCAAAAATACAAGCACAGTATAACACTCTGCTTAAAGACGATTCCTTTGAGGCGAAAGCAAGAAGAGCCGATTTGCAACAACAATTAAGTGATATTGATGAGCAAATCGCTGAAAAACAGCGAGATCGCGAAAGAGAATTGACCAAAAATGCCCTTCAAGATCAGTTAGATGATCGAAAAGATTATATTGACGAGCAAAAGGAACTTGAAGACAATTATCATGATTCAGTTTCAAAACAGCTAGAAGACGAAAAGCAAGAAAGAGAAGACTATTATGATTCGATATTAGAGGATGAGCGTTATTTTTATCAGCTAAAGCAAGACTTGATGAGTCAAGATGCGACAAAAGTCGAAAGCACCTTAAACCTTATTCGTGGGCAGTATGATGAGTTTTTTGCCGATTTAAAAAATAATGCAAGTTTACTTGGAGATATGTTTTCGACGATAAATAGTAACTTCCAAATGGATTATGAAAAATTAAATGATTTTCCAATACCCACAGGAAATTCAAGCAATTCAAGTGGTTCAAGTAATTCTAGCATTTCTAATGGCTCTATTGGTAGCGTAGTTACGAGTACCGCTCAAAATGCAATTAGAGAAAATGCTTGGAAAGAATATTTAAGCAACAAACAAAAATATGATTCTTTGGCAAAGGAAATTCAATCGGGTGGTTTATCACAATCTCAAATAGCCACTATAAGAAATCAAATGGAGCAATTACGCTCTATAAATCAGGAATATAGAGATAAGTTTTCTTTCCCCGATGGAAGTTATGATCAATTAAAAAATCTTCAAGTGTATCATCAAGGCGGGGAAGTGGGCGTTGAAGGAACTACCACTCAGAAGTGGCTAGATAGAATTCTCAAATCTAATGAAATACCTGCCATTTTAAAAAAGGGTGAAGTTGTCCTTGATAATCCAGTAAGTTTTATAAATAGTCTTGTAAATCGTGTTGCTGTTGGAATGAGCGCTATTACTCCAAAACAGGCAAGTGCTTCTTCTACAGTAACCACAAATATTGAAAATATAACAATGAACTTCCCTTCTACACCTAAAAATGGCTCCTCTTTTGCCAATGACTTTATCAGTAGTCTAAACAAGAAAGGCGTTCGTATTGGGAGAGGCTAAAACCTCTCCCCTTTTTAATTGAGGTGATTTTTTTGACAATCAGAGATTCGCTTTATTTTATATATAACGATATACCAAGTAAAAATTTTGGGATTGTGAACATTAATATTAATTCCGGTATGCAAGAAGAATATTTTGCTTATAACAGATCAATTGAAGAACAAGAAACTAGATGGAGAAGCAAGCCATATTTTTTTAATTTAAAAAAACAACCATTAAAATTAACTGTTAGTTTTGCTTTTGAAAATACATGGGACGATGATTTGATTAGACAAGTTCGGCGTTGGCTAACAGAAGTTGATTACTATAAGCCTTTGATTTTTTCAAATGAACCAGAGAAGATTTATTATGCTCTTTGTGTTGATGATTCATCTTTAATTCATAATTCACTTAAACAAGGATATATAGAATTAAATTTTAGATGTAATGACGCGTATGCTTATTCTCCTCTAACCACTTCAGAAATTTATGACTGGGATGAAAGTCCGCTTACGATTGGGAAATTCAATTTTTCAGGTGGAGATTTGAATGGTGGTGTAGTTTTGAATAGTAACAATCAGATCACTTTAAGTTCAGGATTAAAAAAGTGGAGTGATATACCTCCAAATTGGACTTGGCGTGATTTATACGTAAACCCTTAATGAAAGGAGGATATAAATGTCCGAGATAACTTCTAACCTTGAACTAGTTAAGCCTGATATTGATGATAACATTTATCAAACGATTATGGATCTAGCATCCAATTTCCAAAAGATTGCCGACAATATTCCCGTTTATGTAGATGCTATTCCAACAAGTGGGGATTGGCCTTTACATAGGCAGGTATTATACAAAACTCCCGTTTCTGGTGGTTATATTGGGGCTGTAAATGTTCGCGCAGGGAAAGCTGCCCCAAAATGGGAGTCGTTGAAAAATTATAATGTTGGAGATGTAGTTGTTCCAGTTAACGATAATGGTCATTATTACACTTGTGTTCAATCTGGTAAAAGCGGTTTTCTTCAGCCTGATTTTAAAGTTGCTACACAAACAATTACAGATGATACGAAGAACGGATCAGTATGGCAACCTTCAAAGTACTACAACATTAATGACATAGTTTTCCCAACAGTTTCTAATAATCGTTTTTATCTTTGTACGGTTCCTGGGACTTCAAGTGTTTCTGAGCCTACATGGGCTACAACGGACGGTGTTGCAACATCTGATAATCAGGTGGTTTGGGTAACTTACAAAATTGTGAAATGGCAGGAATCAGGTACAGCAGCTTATTTTAAAAACTTTGGGAAAATCGAATAAGGTGGTTAAATGACAACGTGGGTGGATGTATCGGGTTTAGGGGGTTATTACGAATCCTCGCCTATTCCCTTTTCTTTAGAGGGCGATGGTGCGATTAGTAAAGTTACGTGGACGGAAACGGGTACTGAGAATACGTCCTTAAAGATTTATACGAGCGTTTCTTATGATGGTGGTTATGATTGGACGGATTGGAAACAGTGTACTCAAGGCGGAACAATACCTGATGTTTTGCCTAGTTCTCCATTAAAAAATGCTGTTTTAAAATTTAGAGCGTTTTTAAAAACAAAAAATATAAATGATAAACCTATATTGGCGAGTATTACTTTTGAATTTGAACCAGTAATCGTGTTTGACAATAAAGGAGATACATTCTGTCAACCTGAGATATGGATAACCAAAAAGGGAGCAGGAGATTTCTCATTAATTAATATCTCAAACAACAATGAAGAATTCAAATTCACTGGATTAAACAATAATGAGACGGTTTATGTAAATAATGAGCGGGAATATATTGAAACAGATTTAGCGGCAACTTATCGTTATTTGAATTTCAATGATAATTATTTGAATTTACCAGTAGGAGAAAATGTGTTTCGGGTGAACGGAAGTGCAAGAATTCAATTTCGTTATCAATTTAAATTAATTTAATTTAATACGAAGGGAAGGGGGTTAAACGTTGTTAGGAGATTTAGATTTTAATTTAAAGCCAATTAGGCCAAAAATTCATATCGCTAAAGCAAATAGAGAAATTATCGCTAAGGTTAGCGAAGCATATGATATTACAAGAAAAACTTCGCTATTAGAGATTTTTTCTTTTTCCTTTAAAATCCCCTATTATGTCGAAGAAAATAGCACATTAGTTAGGAATAGAAACGCGGACATAATCAGAGAGCGGTATCATGTAAAAGTAGACATTGGCAATAAAACAGAATGGTATATTATTAGCAAAATTACTGATGTGGCGAGTGAAGATGGAGATGCAAAAGAAATTGAATGTGTTTATCTCCCACAAGAACTAAATGATAAAAAAATAAGTGGTTATAAAGAAGATGCTAAAAACGCAAGAGAAGTTTTAAATGATATACTGTCACTTACAGCAAATTGGTCAATCGAATATTTAGATGCAGACTTTGAATTAACTTATCGTTCATTTGAATTCAATGATAACACTTTATTAGAAGCTATCTTTACTGTGGTTGATACGTACAATGCAATAATCGAATGGGATACGGTAAATCGCACATTCAGATTGGTTAAACCTGAACTACATGGCTTAAATCGTCTTGGGACTATTTCTTATAAAAAATATCTAAAATCATTAAATAGAGAGTCGAATGCTGAAATTATTGCAACTAGATTTAAACCAACAGGGAAAGATGGATTGGGTATTCAGAGACTTAATCCAACGGGTCAGGGGTATTTGGAGGATTTTTCATATTTCCTCTTTCCTTTTGAACGAGATGAAAACAAAAATATTATTAGTCATAGTTATCATATGAGTGATAGTTTATGTAATGCTTTGCTTGATTATAAAGAATTATTAGAAGCAAACGAAGGACAATTTGGAGATTTAGCAAGTCAAAGAGATACTTTAACGGAAAGTTTATCACAAAAAACAACAGAATTAAATGACTTTAAAAATGAATTAGCCGCTATAACGCAAATCCAATTAGCACAACAATTTGATGGTGTAATGTTTTTTGAACAGTTTAATTTTACTGGAACAACTGTTACTAAAACATTTAATTTAAGAAATCCATATAAATATGCTGTTTTGGTTAAAGTAGATGATGTGGTCGGAAAAACTTTAACTATCAATGGACAATCATCGTATATGATGAGTGGATATTGGGTTGTCTCAAAAAAAGTTTCGACTGGTTCCGATGTACCACAAACAACAACATTAACTGTAACCATCTCCGGTTCAGGTAATACGGGTGTTTTTATTCAGGTTGCAAATATTAGTGAAGATGAATTTAATACTAGCGGAAACGAAGAGCAAATTGTTGAAAAATATAATTTTGATAATAAGCAAATACAGATTAATGCCAAACAAGCGGAGATAGATAGCGTAAATTCTCAAATAAATTCTGTCGATCAAAATATTGATGCTATACGAGATTTATTGTCTGTTGAAAATAATTTTACGCCGGAACAATGGATGGAATTAGATCGGTTTATTATTGAATATGATTGGCAAGATGATACATTTATTGAAGACACAGATTTATATGAAGAAGCTAAAAAGAGATTTGATGAATTAAAAGTCCCTAAGCTTACATTAGATATTGATATTGTTAATTTCTTAGAGGTTCTAGAGGAGCAAAGAAATTGGAATCAATTGTTTTTAGGAGATAAAGTAATTATTAAATATGAAATGTTTGATCTTCTTGTAGAAGCTAAAATAATAGAAATGGAATTTGATTACGAACAAGGGACAGTTAAATTAACTATCGCTCAATTTAAGGATTTAAAAACTGGTGCTTTGCAGCTTGAAAAATTTATGCACGATGCTAAAAACACTACATCTGTCGTTGATTTAAATAAATCCAGATGGGGTCAGGCCGTTGTTGATACTAGCGAGTTTTCTCAGTTGTTTGAGAATTTTTGGGATAAGGTTACTAATCAAATTAATATGGCCGTTAACCAGACTGTAACTATTGATGGTAAGGGTATCACGATTACTGATCCAAATGATCCTTTAAGATTTCTTCGTTTGACCAACGGCGCACTTGGTTTGACCAGATCTGGAGGGTTGCGGTACGAGACAGCCATCACAGCCGATGGACTCATTGCTGAAATGGTTTTAGGGAAACTGATCCTAGGCCAGCGTGTCACCATCGGAGACAGTGACGGCATCTGGTTGACCGAAGGCCCAAAGACTACTATTACAGATCGTTTTGGCCGCGAAGCCATGAAGATTGGTCTATATGAAGAAAATCCTGACCAATATGGCATTCTCGTTAATCGTTATGCTTCAGATGATCCTAATGCGAGGATCATCAATAAAATCATCATAAATTCTGAAGTAGGCTTTAAAATTCAACAATGGAATGGCGTCGAATATAAAGACAAATTTTATGTTGATAATGAAGGTCTGCTTTATTCAGAAGACATGACAACAAAACGACTTAAGATAGTTAGTGATACTGACGAACTTCTGCTTGATAGTTATACAAAATTTATGGATATTGGGAAGTTCGACAATATCATCACAGATGGGAAATTAACAGCCATTGAAAAACTTCAGATACTTGGAGAAAGAGAACGGATTAAATCAGAATATCAAAAACTCCTAGCACAAGCACAGGCATATGCCACCACCACAAGAGATAACTCGATTCGTATTAATCCAACTAATTTTACGAATGCCTACAATGATCTTATGAATTATCTTAATCCTTTGTTAGTTAATATGGACGAGACTTCAATTATAGATCGAGATGAATTTATATCAAAATTCAAGAATTATTACGATGAAGTTGTAAACATCGTCAATGCTATTAATGACTCAATCAAATATTCGTCAGTACAATTTGGTGCCTACTTTAATGATGTCATTATAGATTATACATCTGGGATCACAGCTACAAGAAGTGATAATATGTACCGCTCAAATATGAGTGGAACTAGAGGGTTCGTAATACAAAAGAATATTGGAACTGCTGAAAATCCAAACTGGAAAGATGTTTTTTGGGCTGATTTGGATGGTGTGGTTCACGCGCAAGATATACAGATTGCGAACAGTTTCTTTGTAGACGGAGGAATCGAGGGAAGTTACATCATCCTTCGCGATGGTCAAGGTGGAGTCGTTAAAATCTATCCTTCGCAGGGATTTTGGGCTGGTGCTGAAGATGCTACGAATGCACCAACATGGATAAAGCCTGATGGTACTGCTATATTTAAGAAATTGATAGTTAAAGATGGAGATAACAATGTCATAATTGATTCGGAGAATAAGAAAATGTATATGAATAATTTTGACATTGTTGGTGCAGGGGCAGTTGATGCTCAACTGATAAGCGCAAAGTTTGTAACTGCTGATGTTGGTTTTATTAGTGATTTGACGGCTGGAAGATTATCTACCCTCACAAATGCCGCTCTTTCTGATTGGTCTAACTATATTGTCATTCAAGAGAATGTTGCAAGATGGATAACTGGTACAGTTCAAGGTTCCGGTACGCAAGTAACTTTGCCTGATGGAAGACCTTTGTATTGGGTTAATTCTTCTCAAACAGGTTTAATGACTACTGAAGTTACTGCTTGGCCTGTAATGCAATACTCAATGAATGAAAAGGAAAAAATGATAATTACTTTTGAAGGTAGTGGATTTGATGCTTATCCTTCTATTTATATGGGTATTGGTGATGGGTTTTCTCAATTTTCTGGTAAAGCTATTATCACTAAACCAGCAGACGGATTGGAAGTTAAATCATATGCACGGTCAACCGGACTTGAGCGTTCACTATTACTAAAAGATTTGGGGATTACTTTACATTGTAGTAATGGAATTATTAAGTTAGAACATGATAGTGGAACAAATTTTATAATTACTCAAAACGGAAATGATATTACAATGACCCATAAAACATCAGGTTCTATTACAATTAATACTAGCGGAATGACGGCAAATATAACTGGAAATATTAATTTGACTGCAACAGGAACAGTTAATATATCAGGAACTCAATATAATTTCTCTTAAAAAGGTAGACATTTCCTCCGATTTTTAATATAATTAATTATGAATAAAACAAAATATATAAAATGGAGGAATCATAATGAACCAAAAACTTAAACTACTTACTGCGTTTCTATGTGGGGCCTTATTTTTCAGTGGTGTATCTTATGCTGCAAGCAATCTAACAGTAACAGTAACTAGCCTAAAAATCGTAGTAAATGGACAAGAAAAAACATTGTCAGAAAAACCAGTTGTCATTAACAACAAGACATATTTGCCTGTGCGTGATATTGGAACTATTACGGGATATAGGGTTGATTACAAAGGCGGTGTTGTTTCATTGGATAGTGTAAATTCAGCTACGAGTTCAAGTACGGTTAATCAAGATAATTCTTCTACATCATCAACAGATTCATCAACAGATAAACCAAGATTTGAATTCAAAAAACTTCCTATTACAGTTACTCATGATGATGTTTCGGTAACAGTTAATTCGGTTTCTCTTGGGGAGTATTCGACTGACTTTAATGTTACGATTGTGAATAATTCTGATAAGGATCTTCAGGTTAACTATGGATCAAACGTTCTTGGTGCTAATTATAATATTCCGGGTAAAGAATATAAAACCTATGGAACAATAGGAGAAAAGAACGAATTCTCTTCCCCCGTAAAAGCTGGAACCACTGTGACTGGGACGATCAGGAAAAGCAAGGTAGATGCTGGTACAGAGAATCTACTATTCCACTTGATTATTAATGGTAAGGGGTACTCGTTTTATATCGATACAAAAGGCATGTTCTAAAACCGTGTAACCAAAATAGAGGCTGGTCATGGTGATCGGCCTCTATTTAAGTCTTAATAAAAATTTAGCTTCCAAATGTTTACTTTTTAAAAGCGCAATGCTATAATAGTTCAGGTGTTCGTATTGCGTTATCTTTAATTTGGGGGTGAAAATTTGTATAGGTATCCGGGCCTAAATTCTAGTTCCAGAAAGCGTATTTTATGTGGTTGGCTAAGAAATAACCATGAAAGAGAATTTAATTCACCACTTAAATTACAAAAATTTTTATTTTTCTACGAATTGTATTCGAAGATTGAAAATGATATTTATGAGTTAAGATCTTTAAAGGGATATATTCATGGCCCTGTTTTTAGTGATGTTTATGGGGATTACACATATGAATATTTAGATTTTGCAGCAAATGCTTTGGATCAATTTAGAATGTATTCTTCAGACGTAAATGAGGATAGAGCAGAACTTAGTTGTTTTTTAGTTAGAGTTCATACGGAAATGGAATTATCAAAATTAACCCATGGATTTAATATATGGAATTCAAAAGAAGATGAAATAAATAGAGGTAAATTACAAGTACCTTTATATGAAGAGTTTTTAAGTGAAAACGATATTCAAAAACTTCTATTTTTTAAAGAAATTTATACGCCAGATTTTATTAATTCAACTGAAGTTTTAAACGTAGATTCAAAAAATTTTCTCATTCCTAAAAAAGATTTAAATAGATTAACATCAGAACACATAGAAGTTATTGAAAAGCTTTCGTATAATAAAGAATTAACCAATCCGGTTTATTTATCAATAGATGAAGACGGAGTGATTTTGGTTGATTGAACAAAAAGATGTGGTTAGGATGAGAATTCCTTTTCCCGACATAAATTCGTCATTGGCTGTATATTCTCATATGTATATATGTATAAAAGAAGGTTTAGAAAAAGAATTTATTAAATGTCAAACTTACAAGCCGTTAAAACACCTTTCTGGTGAGCCTCCATATGTATTTATTATTGAATCGGCGGATATTAATCGAAATCCATTTAATCATACTTCAATAATCGATTGTGATAAGAAATTTAGAGTTAATAATGTAGTAATAAGTAGAGAATTATTAACAACAAACAGAAAAGATATATGTGTTGAATTGTTTACAGATATTATGCAGAAAATTCAACATGAAGATTTTATGTGTGAAGATTTAGATCCAATTGAGGTAGCAAGTATTAATCATAAAATAGCTTTTATTAATTAATAACTATTTATTCTTTTATAGGTGGTTTTTATTTTTAGTGCATGAAAGTGTAATTTCATGCACTTTTTAATTTTAAAAAAGCCTTAAAAATCAAGGCTTTTTTATTTTGTCATTTTATTAGATTAGGTGATTCAGTATGTCTGGAGTTGCAGTAAATGGTTCAACAATAGCACCTTCAACAAAACCCGGATATGTCACATACAACATTGAAACTTGGCAAGTAATTGGTAGCCATTGTGTGGAAACGGACGAAGAAGGAAACTGTATTGCTTGGCAAGATGATTATGGATGGGTTCCGTCAGGATCGGGTAGCACAGGAGCTAAAATTACTGGCTATGTATCTGTCCCTTCTTCAAAAATGAAAATTGGCGGAACTAATGTTGCAAAAGTTGGTGATCAGACAGTTGAAACTTGGGTTGCCGATCCCCCCATTCCTTCGAATACATCAACAACTAGGTATATTCCAACTTCTCCTACGTCTGGTTCTGGGAATGGAAGAATTATATCGGGAAGTTCAAAAGCAAAGTTAGGTGGACAGCCTATAGCTTTGATTGGCTCTCAAGTAACCACATGTCTTGGGACAACAACAACAATTGCAAATGGAAATACAAAATTAAATATCCCCAACTAATGAAAGGAGGTGCATAGATGCCTGAGTTAAAAACATATCTTGAACACATCGATTCAAGCGTTATTGTTTGGCGAAAAGGAACGCCAGAAGATCCTTATATTCCACGTTCCGATTCTCTTCCGGTTATCAACAATAAAATTACTCTTTTAGAAGTTCCCTCATATACTCATAAAGTTCAAATAACAGGGTTCGTGGAAGTTCCAGAGGAAGTTTACAAAAAGACAAAGGCACTCAAAGAAAATGAATTTGTTGTCAACTATGCAGTAGGGATTATTCAATTTCACCCTTCACAAGAAGGTAATACATTAGTCTGCTCTTATCTAGGGAGAGGCTTGATTCTTTATCCAGCCAGCAGAATCTACGCCATTGCAAGAAATAATCCAGATGTGTTGGTTACTTTGCAGGACTATGTAGATCAACTTGTAAATTACACGAAAACAATAAACGAAAAAATAATCGAGATAAATAAAGCAATCTCCGATGCTAGAGATGCTACCAATAATGCCAATGTTGCTACTGACAATGCTAATGTGGCCGCAGATCATGCAAATCAAGCGGCGCAGGCTGCTTACGATGCAGCAACTACAACAGTAGTAATTAGAAAACCTGCTGTAGACACATATGATGATTTAGAAACAGTTTATCCTGAACCCGAAAATGGATGGCAGGTATTAATAAATACAACGGGCGATATTTATCGTTATGATGGTGTTGTATCATATCAATGGCAATTGGTTGGAAATATCATCGGAGAAGCAATTCCATATGTCTCCGAAAATTCTGATGGTCTTCTGCACAAAGAAGATTATCAGAATTTTATTTTAAGAAGGGTTTTATTTAAAATTCCCAAAATAATTGATCAAGGTGTTCAATATGTTGTTGGTTTTAGTCAAATTCCATTTGACGGCGAAATCGTAAATATTAAAGCTGATTGTGTGGAAAGTGGTATTTCGGTTAGTACCCAAATTGGTATTGAAAAAATATCGGAAAGTGAATTTTTAAGTGGCACATGGGATAATATTTTTTCGGAAAATTTATCTTTTGAACCAAATAATATAATTGCAACAGGTGGCGTTGTTGAAGATGTAAATGTAACAAAAGGCGATTATTTTAGGATTAATGTTTATCAATATGATGGAAACATAAAGGGAATAACAGTTAATTTGGATATAAAAACAAATTCTAATACTTTGGAGGAATGATAATTATGGCTAGTCCTGTAATTAGTTGGTGGAAACAAGGAAACACAGAACAATGGACGTTATGGGATCTTAAAACGGTAGACGCAGGTACTTCTTCTGAGAGTGCAATATTCCTTATCTGGAACAATCGTGGTGGCTCTACGGATGTTGCTGACGCTGAAGGTTGTATGATCACCACAAAAGACATTACTGGCGGTAATAATGGCGACATCATTACTGAAAAGTGGGTTCAAGTAAAATGTGACACAATGAATGAGCAAACTTTTTCCCCGATTGGTGGAGATACTGCAAGACCTATTAAAGCTGGCGGTACTGCACCTGCTGGAGTTATAAAAGGTACTGCAAATGATGGTACAGTAGCTAATTCAGCTAGTAATTTTGCACAAGTTACGGCTTTTGCAATGCCATCTGTAACGGCAACTGCTGGTACTGTTGATTTCTTGTTACGTGTTTTCTATACGTATCAATAAGTTTCGTTTTTGGGGCTAGATTTTTTATCTAGCCCTTTTTGTTTTGGCTCACAATACAATGGGAGTTGATTAATTATATATGAGAGATAAATTATATTTAAATAGCCCAGTTCAAGATCAAGATTTTATCTGGGTTGCGGCTATGAGTAATGGCACATTTTTCCCTGAATATTCTTTTGAAGATGGTTCTCCAAATAACTTTCAAGATATTGATCGTTCTTCGTTGATTCGTTTTGGTTTAGTTGGAATGGGTTTAAATATGTACTATGAGGTTTATGGTGGTTACTTTAAGATTTGTGGCCGAATGATTGAAATTATCTACAAAGATAAAACAACAAGCGCAGAATATTATTTGACTGGTCAACCGTTTATTTCATATAATGATATAATTCAATTTAAAAATGCTTTTTCTGATTTCACTCCTTCTGGTGAAAATGGATCACTTAGGTCTAATATTTCGCAATATAACTTTGGATATAAACAAAATTTAAAAATAAATGATGTTAATTTTAATTTTAAAGCCATTTGTTGTGTTCCCTATGGTGGTAACGTTTATTTGAATTTTAGACTTGTTTCCGATAGAGATTTTGATAAAGGGGTATTTATTGTTAAGAAAAATAGTCTTGAAACTTTCGAATATGATGCACCCATGCAAGCCAATCATGCTTATGAGATGAATTGGGTGGTAAGCTAATGGCGGTTATTATTGATAGTAATAAAAGCCTAGATTGGAATAGAGGCAACAAAATTGATGTTGAAGTTGTCGATGAAAAGTTGCAATTAACGTTTGTGGGAGAAATTATTTTATCCGAAACATCAATTCCAGAAATGACTTCTGATGGAACACCAAGTGGGCAAGTAATTCGTAATAGTTTTATGCATGGATATCCGGGCTATTACGCTTTTGAATCTAGTAATAATTATTGGCAAACAGACACTAATCCTAGTTATATTGGGTACAAATTTACTTTACCTAAAATAATTAAAAGATATTCAATCACCATAGACCCTTCATACCCTAATTATTCACCAAGAGACTGGGAATTTCAAGGATCAAATGATAACAGTAATTGGACGACTTTAGATACGCAGAGTAATCATTCTTGGGACACAAGTGTAAACAAAAAAACATTTACACTTAATAACAATGACAGTTTTTTATATTATAGAATTTATATAACAAATAAAAATGATATATATGTTAATATAGCTTATATTGAAATGTTTGAAAAAACATCCTTCTATAAAAATAATGGATATTTTGAGTCAAACATTATCGATTTTAGTCAATATGTAAGACAAATAGGTTCAGTCACCAATGTTAGTACAATTCCAACGGGAACCACTATAAATATCTATACATCTACATCAAATGATTATGTGAATTTTTCAGAATGGTCATTGATTGATGATAATGGAAATATCACATCTCCACAGGGAAGATATATTAAAGTAAAAGTTGAGTTGGTTGGTGATAATAAAATATACAATATGATTGTAAATGATTTTACAGAAGCCGAGAAAACTCAATTTGAAGAAAATCCATATGTTGATTTTGATGGTAGTTTAAAATTAAAAACAACATATGAAGAGCAATTAGAAAAAGATTTATCTTGGACATATGATGGCGCTTTGTTTAGAAAGAGTATAGATGTATCTAATTTTAAGACTATTGAAAAATTTAAGGTGATATAATGGCGATTGTCACATGGGACCCAAATAATAAAGGAAGTAACGTTACATTAAGTAGTGACAATTATACAGTCACTATTAATGCGATAAGTCAGGGAATCAGAACAACAGTTGGTAAAAGTTATGGAAAATGGTATTGGGAAGTTACAAATGTAAGTGGTGCATCAGCCAAATTTATTGGAATAGCAAGTTCAACTGTATCTATGTCTAATGGAGTTTCTTCAAATGCAAATGTTAGGATATATTATGGTTATAATGGAACAACATCTCCTGGTGGAAAATCATACGGAGCATCTTATACAAATGGAGACATAATAAGTGTTCTTGTGGATTTGGATAATGGAACTTTAGAGTTTTGGAAAAATGGTGTTAGTCAAGGTATTTCACATACAGATATTAAAACATTAGGAACAATTTATCCAGTTTGTACGAGTGGAACCTCTAATGGTAGTATTACATATTATGCTAATTTCGGACAAACAAGCTTTTCATATACGCCTCCAGTTGGTTTTTTGCCATATGGTAACAATCCTCTTATACTAGTTGAAAAAGAAAATAATATTTTAACTTATAATTCTTCTAATGCTTCTTGGGAAATTATAAGCACAAGCAATTCATTAAATAAAGATTTGTTTGTGAATTATGGATTGAGCGAATATGAATTATCATATGCTTCTAATACAGTCTTAGAACTTTCTAATTTTGAAATTTTGATTTGGAATGAGGCTAGTAATGATTTAAATGCAATTACAATAAATGCCATACCTAAGCCACAGATTGTTAAACAGATTAAAGATGTTAGTTTTAATGGAGAATTACAAAACATCCAATTAGAAGATATTGAAGAATCAGGGCCAATTTTTAAAATTATTACTAGTAATGATAATGGAAACTCGTGGAAATCTTTTAAAAGTAATAATTGGATTTTTGTAGATGTTACTAATTTATTAGATATAAAAGAAAATGGGATGACAAGTGCAGAATTTAATGCAATAACTCAATCTCAATGGGAAGAACTTGGTTTATACAGTAATAACATTCGCTTTGCTTATTATTTAGAGCAAAACAATTCAAATGAAGTTTTAGAAGTAAACTCATTATCTGCAAATTCTAAAATCACTACTATTACACCAACTGTATCATCAATAACAATTAATTATAGCGAGCTTGATAAGAAATATTCAGGTCTAATGTTCATGGATACATCCCAACAATACTATTCAACATCATTTGGAGAGATTCTTCAATATCTTGATTTTAATACTATGATTTCTGGTCAAACCTCATTAGATGTAAAGGTTATTTTGACAAACACATATCCTTTTAATGTAAAAAATATTAGACTAACTACAGAAACAGATGTTGAGGGATTAACGATAGAATTGAGCAAATCTAATAATCCATTTGTTGCGGAAAGTTATTTGATATATGATCAACAATTAAATTTTGATGAAACAATTGAATTTTATGTAAGATTAAGCACTAGTGATACGGCAGTTGGTAGTGGCACTTTTGATATTAAAGTAGAGGCTGATGCTGTTTAATTGAGGTGGTTTTAATGCCAGTTCCGGCGACTCTTATTGTCAGTGGTGTATATAAGATAACAAATACAGCAAATGGAAAGTGTTATATCGGTGTAAGTAAGAATGTAAACATGAGATTAGAAACTCATAAAAGATGGTTAAAATACAATTGTCATCCAAATAAACATCTTCAGAATTCTTATAATAAACATGGTGAAAATTACTTTAAATTTGAAGTGTTAGAATACTGTTCAATAGAAGAACTTGATGAAAAAGAAAAATACTATATTGACTACTATGATTCATTGCAGCATGGTTTCAATAATCGACACGGTGGATATGATAATTTTGAATGGCCAGAAGAAGTTAGAAGAAAAATTAGCGAGTCAAACAAAGGTAAGGTTATAACTTTAGAACATCGTGAAAAAATCAGGAAAAAATTAAAAGGATTTAAACATAGTGAAGAGACAAGAAAGAAATTAAGTGAATTGCGCAAGGGTAAAAATAATGTAAATTATGGTGGATTGTCGCCGCAACATATTGAGAATATGAGAAGAGCATTAACTGGAAGAAAGCAAAGTAAAGAGCATGTGGAAAATATGATAAAAGCTCGCTTCCCTGGAAAGTATTTCACTTTCGATGAAAAACTTAAAATGTATGAGTTAAACAAGAAAGATAAATTAACTCGAATTCAGATAGCAGAAATGTACGGACTTAATAGACAAACTGTTGGAAAATATATTAAAGAAGTCGAGATATATCTAAAAAAACAATAAGGAGGCTAGTTAATATGAGTCCTGTACCTGCAACAACGGGGTCTTTGCGTACAAGAATTGAAGATATGCAGATTGGAGATTATATTGTTTGTAATTACCAAGCATCAAGTGGGGCGGCGGGGACATTTAGTAACCTTGGAGGTACAGCAGGAACAGAAATTCCTGTAAACGGGTCAGCAACTCCAAATGGCTATTTCTATTTTGTTAAAGTTGATAGGGGATTGTTGATTGCTGATAGAGTAGTCCAATACAATATCTCATGGGATACTTTGAATTCAGGAAAATTTGTAGAAGGAATGAGAAATGCATTAAAACCTCAAAAAGTTTTGATGCACATGGATGATACTACATTCAAAGATGAGCTTGGGCATACTATAAGTCATTTAACAAATGTATATTTCTCTTTGGATAATAAGAAATTTGGAATTGGTAGTGCTTCTTTCGATGGTAGTGCGAATAGTTGGATAGACTGTGGTGTTTCTAATGATTATTCGTTACCAAATGGTATTGATTGGACTATTGATTGCTGGTATTATTCCAAGTCAAAAATAAACCCATATCCGAGAGTTTGGCAAGTAGGAACGGGTTGGAAACAGGGCGTACTGGCTTTATTAGATAGACATAATTCTTACCCATCTGTTTTTAGTGTTCAAACTTATGGTGGACCTCAATTAATTGGAACAACTATTGCTCAAGATAATACTTGGTATCATTTAGCAGTAGTAAAACGCGGAACAACATTATCTTTGTATATAAACGGAAAATTAGATGCCAGCATAACGCATACAGTTGATATTAATGTTTCTGATAAAACTTTATTTATTGGTGGTATAGCATTAAATGCACCTGAAGCGCAAAGCAATAGTTATATTGATGAATTTTGTTTTGTAAAAGGTATTGCTAGGTGGGAAAGCAACTTTGAACCGCCTAGTGCTCCTTATGATGTTGATTTAGATAATATCCCGATAGGCATAGTCAGATCCCTTGCGGGTGGAGTGGCTTTTGCAGATGCTAATGGAAACAGTTCAACAACAGATCAAGGATATGGAGGGTGGCCTACGAATAACGAATGGGATAAATATATTGTTAGAAGTGCTCTTGGAGGTAAAGCAATTCCCAATGATCCAAATGTGTGGCACCATGATCAAAATGTAGTAACGTGGTGTCAAGATACTCCAATAAACGGAATGACTCATCCGCTAGGCGGATCTCCAAACCCATCGTCAAATACCGGAAGAATTCACAGGGGTATGGCAAGACCAACTAATACAACGAATACCACCGATCTAGCTTGGGCACAATCAAATTGGAATACGGTTTGGAATGGTGTTTCACAAGGATTTCGTCCAGTTTTTGAATATAAGGAGGCGTGATAAATGGCCTCGATTGGACAACAACTTATCGCACCGGAATCGGGATGGAAGCGGTATGATGATACGAGTCCATCCTTGAAGTATGTGGGTACTTGGACGCACAGAACAGGATTTTCGCCAGCAGCGTATAACTCAACAGATAGTTATACCAGTGCTGCAGAAGATACTATCTCATTTGATTTCATCGGCACGAAAATAAGAATTATATCTTATTATTGGAGTTCATTCTCTAATGACTGCGTAATTACTATTGACGGTATTTCCTATGCTTTTAGTGAATATAGTCCTTCAAATGTGACTCAGGCTCTTGTGTTTGAACTTACTGGATTAACACAGGGACGACATACTGTATCAATGAGAAGAAATTCTGGCACAGCCTATTTTGGTATAGATGCTATCGACATAGATGATACAGGTCGTCTCTTTCATCCAGATGAAGTAACAGATCTAAAATACCTTACTATAGGCAAGCGGATTAGGATGCACTACTTTACATATAATAACAAGGTAGGTTTTTTTAGTGGGGTAGGTAATGAAACATCTGACTTCATTCCTTCTTTTTCCGTAGCTAACCCTGACGGAGACTTCTACGCTATTTGTGTAGACATGGATAGGTTAGATAGACCTGTACTTGTTGCAGATAGAAACGTACAACACTCGATTAGTTGGGATACGTTGAATGGGAACGGCGTTGCATCTGGAAGCGGATTGCCACTACTCAGTGTTGAAGGGGCAGGTCTATTTAGTGGGATTGTTTACGTTGATGCAATCAATGGTCTTGACACAAACATAGGTACAGAGAGCTATCCCGTTCGGACTATTTCTAAAGCCTTATCTTTGGCAGGTACAGGTTGGGCGATAAAGCTGTTGGCAGGAGTTTACCCTATTAACACAGCAAACAAGTATCTACACGAATTATGTACCACTAAAGGAATAACCTTCGTTGGTGAAGGGGAAAGCACTATACTTGAAGTAGGTTCTTGCCCTATATCCTACAGTCAACCTACAGGAAGTAGTGCAAATTTCTTCAATATGGTTATTAGACCCTCAAATTCTTTTACTGGAGATAGTAGGGTTATCTGGTATAATTCCTTTTCTACCGCCACCAACTTTAAGTTGTGGTTCAGGAATGTGGCTTTCGCCAAGAGTCCTAATGGAACGTACCCGACAGACAGGTGGTTTTATTGGACTAACAACTCTCCTGATGACCCTAACGTAAAGTTTGAGAACTGCTCCTTTGCATCTGTTCCGGGTTTGGTTGAAAACACTCCAAGTTCTACTAACTATAGGTACGTAAACTGTGCCTTTGGTGGGGTGTACAGTAGTTTAAATATATCCGTAAACCTAGGTTGTCTATTTAATGTAACCTTTGATTCCAATTGGAATATCATTGGTGCAACGTGGCAGAACGCAGGATATGGTAGCGACCCCGATGGTACTGTTGCAGATATAGGTGTGTACGGTGGATTTTTCGATTGGGGAGTCTACACATTCAGGTTTACAGACAAAGTAACTGTACGCTTGTTAACTGGTGGTATTAATAGCTCCGATGTGGACAACGAATGGAATCAGTATATTGTAAATTCTGATTTAAACGGAATCATTACCCCTGGAGATAATAATGTATGGAATTGGAGTGGAATAGCTTCATGGTCATCTTCTACTGTTAGTGGAACGTCAGCAAATAGAAGTATAAGAGGAAATAGTTCTGTTACAGGATTTTATAGTGTAGTATCTTCCACTGTTGGAACTGGGTATGGTTTTCGTCCAGTATTAATAATTGAATATCTATCTCCGATATTTGATGGTTTACTTGACCACTCAAGCGTTAATCGTGAAGATGTTATTTTAAGTGGGATTATTACAGAACCGAGTGGTTTAAATATTAGATATAAAATTATAGTTAACGGAATTCAAGAATATCCAGATTCAGGTTTTACTAACTTGGAACCTTCTCCTATAACAGTTGAATATACAATTTTAAATAATAAATTAGTTATTGGACAAAATATTATTACTCTTACCATAGAAAACGAGAATGGAATTAGTTCTGATTATAATTTTCAAGTAAATAAAATAAACAACCCTCCATTAATTAATTCGTCAATGGTGGGCATGAAACTTACTGCAAGTATATCTGATAGCGAAGATGATGCATTCCAGTATAAAATTGTTTTAAATGGAAATAAGATTTTCCCTGAAGGTGTTCAGGATTTTACAGAATTGCAAACTGGTTCTGTTGAATACTTTAAAATATTTAAAAGCAATGAAATTAACATTGGTCAAAATAATCAAGTTTTAATTATTGCTCAAGATGAATTTGGAGAAAGTAGTTCTCAAACAATAAATTTTATCGGAGATTATAGTAATTTAATTTTTGTTGATCCTACATCGAACATAGCTTATTCTGATGATCGAGGGAACGTTTTAAATTATTTGAGTTTTGGTAACGTTAATAGTGGAGATACGTCAAATATTCAAAAAGTAAGAATTGTAAATAAAAATCCAAATAAACTAGGCAATATAAGAGTATTTGTGGATTCAAATGCTTCTAACACTTATTTATTATTAAGTAAAACCGATTCTCCATTTGAGGCAGCTACAGAACTTTTATTTGATGAACAATTAGAATATAGTCAATATGTAGATTTCTATGTAAAAGTTGTAGCGGGAGCAAATGATTATGGAAATATTATAAATACAATTAATTTAGAAGCATTTCCTGTTTAAAAAATCAAATGTCTCAATACAATGAGATAGGAAGTGATTTATTGGATGATTTAAGTAGCTTAAATGGACGAATATCAATACCTGCACGAAATCAGATGCAGACAAAGACAACTGTAATTGGACATGGTAGTAATACTTTAATTGCATCTATCAGAGTAACTAAATATAATAATTTAATCTCTAAAGTTAACATATTTAACGAAGAAGTTATAATTAAACCATCATATCCACCGCTTGTTGGAAATCAAAGAAAAGCAAAATTGACTATACCAGAAAGAAGTAACGTAATCGGTAAAATAATAATTACACCAAGAAATAAGATGACTGGTAAAGTCGAAATTGTTGAACCACCGATTTATACCTTAGAGTTGAATCCAATAAAAGATGCTTTTGTTAGAAGTGGTATTCCTACATTAAATTATGGAAAAGAACAATCAATGGTCGTTGGGTATGATAGATCAAAAAATGAAGCATATAGATCATTGTTACAATTTGATGTTAGTCAAATACCTGAAAATGCAAAAATAGAAAAGGTTTATTTAAAATTATTCAACAACCGAATTAACAACAATACCCGTCAAATGGGTGTATATACTTCTGCATCAACATGGGATGAATACGGAGTCACTTGGGCAAACCAACCGGCGGTTAAGGGTATAGTCGCTATTTCTGATATAGGCGAATATGGATATTCAAGAATTGATGTCACAGACATTGTTCGTTCTTGGTATAATGGCACAGAAGAAAATTTTGGATTCATTTTGAAGGCAATAAACGAAAACTTTTCTCAAACGGAGCAATTTTCAACAAGAGAAAGCTATAATAATAAGCCTGTATTAGAAGTTCAATATAAGTTAAATATTATTTATAGCTTTGGTAGAGCAGAAATAAATTCTCGAATGTTCGTTATGGCGGTTGGAAATTCTAGTGTTAAAGCTAGAATTAACATTCCACAATATGATGATTCGAGAAATATGCGCTCCAGAATCCATGTAAGAAACTTTAATTACTGGATGGAGAGCACTATTGCAGTAAATAAACCGAATATGCCTTCTAAGATTAGAGTTCGAAGACATGATTATAAAGAGTTGGCTGGCACTTTAAGGGTTAGAGTTAAAGGCGGCTATTTGCCAGAAGAACAATTGAACGGAAAGATAGTAGTAAATACTGCTTATAAAATTGGACGTATAGTAATTCCTTATGCAAGAAATTTAAATGCCACAATACGAGTAAGAAGATACCAACAAGACAAAAGAGATTTATCGGGGAAAATTGTAATTAATAAACATATTTTAAAAGCTAAAATCAAAGTAAAACAACATAGCTCTAAAGATTTGCAGGGGCATATTCGTGTTAGATATAAAAAATCATTACCCTCAACTGTCATCATTAATAAACCGAATCTTTTGAGTAGAATAACAGTAACTTATTATAAGCAAATTAGCGGTAGAATCAATGTTAGACAGTATAAACAATTACGTTCTAAGATTATCATTCCTTATCGAAAAGATTTGAAAGGTCGAATTAACGTAATTTATGCTTCACATATGCCCGCTAGGATACAAGTACTTTCTGGTTATTTGAGGGCAAGAATAGTTGTTCCTGCTCATGGGGAATCTGTTAAGATCGGTAAAATTAGAGTAAGGGTAAAAGATATTAAAGAAATTCGTGGACGTATTTATATTGACAGTGACAATATCCTTGGTGGCTATGTATATATTCTATAACAATAAAAAAGGGACATCTGCTAAAGGTGTCCCTTTCTATTTTGGGGTGAAATTTTTGGAGAATATTACTTTTAAATTACTTGCAAATAAAGACCTATCCCATATGTATTTTATATCTGGAATTTTGGGTTCAAGTCTTACTTATGCTTTTGGGGGATGGTCTGGAACTTTGGAACTTCTACTTTGGGTTTTTGCTATTGATTATATAACTGGTTGTGCTGCAAGCATAAAGGAAGGAAAAGGACTTAGGAGTGCAGTTGGTTTTTGGGGTCTGTTTAAAAAGGGACTTATGCTTCTTATGGTATTTTTGGGACATCGAATTGATTTAGCTTTAGATTTTAATGTCGTAATGAATGGAGTCATCTACTTTTGGCTTGCAAATGAATTAATTTCAATTATCGAAAACTACGGAAGGTGTGGTTTGAAGACACCTACAATTTTTAGAAAGGTTATAGCGATACTCCAAGAAAAGTCTGAGGACGACAAAAATAACAAAGACGACATAAACCAATAGCCTTGCTTGAGCATTGTGAAGGAATGTTGTCCAATAAAATTTTACCATGGAATTGGGCATATAATAAGAAATTTGGAGGGGATATAATGCAAAGTATGAACAGTAACACGAATGTTCCGGGACTGGACGTATCTCACCATCAGGGAAAAATTGATTGGAATAAGGTTGCGAGGGCAGGTTATAAATTTGCTCTATTGAAAGCAACCCAAGGTTTGATGATGGTTGACAGTGAACTTCAAAACAATTACAACGGTGCGAAAGCAAACAATATTAAGTTGGGTTTTTATCATTATGGTACTTTTACAAATGAATCTGAGGCAAAGGCAGAAGCACAACATTTTATTCAAATTGTTAAAAGTTTAAAGTCTGATCTTCCTTATGTTTTAGACTTGGAAGATGCAAAGTGTAAAACATTGAGTACAGATGCTTTGTCAAAATTAGCGGTGCTATGGCTTGAAACGGTAAGAGGCACCCTAGGGGATGTAATGATATATACTGGCGCATATTTTGCTCGTGACGAACTCAATAAAACATTGGGCAAGTATCCTCTTTGGATTGCTCATTACGGTGTCACTAAACCACTTGACAATAACACTTGGTCTACATGGACAATTTTCCAATACAGTAGCACAGGTTCAGTACCGGGCATTAAAGGTAATGTAGATCTTGACGTTATGGAAAAATCCTATTTCGATCAAATTTGTGGGAATATTCTTGATAACATAAAGGTTGTAGTTAATGACAAGTTAGTTGCATATGGCAGAAATATCGATGGTCATATTTATTTGCCTTTGAGGACAATAGGAGAAGCGCTAAATAAAACAGTTGCTTGGGATAACACAAGCAAGATTCCTTATATAAACGGCAAAGAGATTAAAAATTTCCAAGTTGTTGAAGGTATTACTTTTGTGCAAGTTGCAGATGTTGGAACTTTGCTGAGTGCCAAAGTATCTTGGGACAATGTAAACAAGAAAGTCTATATTTACTATAAATAAGGAGTGAAATGCAATGGAAACTTTGATGACAGTTGCATCTGTAGTCATTGGGATATTGATTGTTGCTATTGTTTTTAAATATTTAGAAAAGAAACATATTATATCTCGTGATAATATGGGCATAGCTATTAATGTCATTAATATTGCAAAAAACATTATTAGTGATTTAGGACTAAAAGAAAATATCGAAAAAACAGCAACAGAAGTTCTCGATATTGCTGATGCAGTTGCCGATTACGTATATTATTTAAGTCAGGTTACGACTATTGAAGATAAAGAAAAATTGGCTAATGACGTTGTAAATGAAATCCTTGAAACACTCGGTATTACCCCATCCGACAATGACAAGAATTTGATTAAAATTATAATTGAAGAAAGCTTGAAGTTTTGGGAAAACGTAAAGAAGTGAAGCCTCCACCAAAAGACTTTAGAAATTAAGTTTAGTCGCGCATTGTGTCATCCTAAAAATTTTTTTTGAAAAATAAACATTTTTGATAACAATGTGCCCTCAGCCTCCCTCAACCCTTTTATTTCAAAAAATGGACTGTCGTCCTAAATTGAAATTTTATTTGAGGGAGGCTATTTTTTTAATATGAATCATGAGCCGGAGATAATAAAGTGTTCGATCCGTCTGTATAAAATAATTCTATTCTATGATTTTCCGGGTCAACTTCTATTTTTTCAACGTACTCTTCTATTGTTTTTAGATTAACAACTTTCTTTTCTTCAACATTCTTTTTAGGTCTACCTCTCCCCCGACTTCCCCCTAATCCATATCCGTTTTTCAATTGCTGTATTTCCATGTGATTGCAAACAAAATAAATTAGATCATCTTCATTGATCTTGTAGCGAATACAAGTTCGATAATTATGATATGTTGAACAGTAATACTTACGCTTTCCTCTTTCGGTTATTCCGCGAAAGTTTCCTTGGCATTTTGTACACTTAATCTTCTTGGCAAACAAATAACGCATGACAAATCTCCTTTTGCAAATATGCTAAATGCGTTTACGCAGAATTTCCACCACCTAATTTATCATATTTGCCATTTTCAAAAAAGAAAACTCCCGCTATACGGGAGTCTGCTTTATGGTTTATTGATATGCTTTGTTAACACCATATGCGGCTTGCTCGCTTGTGAACCCATCAAACTCTAATTGTTCTTTAAGTTCCTGTTTTGAGAACGACATAACTTCAAGATATTCTTTTGCCTTTTTTTCGGCTTGTTCGTCCCAATTCACGTCAATGTGATCTGCTGCATATTGTGCATCAGCACTAGGATACCCATCAAATTCCAGTTGTTCAATTAATCCTTTTTTGGAAAAGGACATAATGCTCAAATAGTCCTTCGCTTTACGAATTGCATTACGTTGACTTGCCGTTTCAGTTTCCGCTTTTGAAGGTTTAGGTGTTGACTCAATGACAGGTTTAGGTGTTGAACTAGTCTGGGGACTAGGAGAATTACTGCTCGTACTAGCAGAAACATTTACCGAACTTTCAATTGAAGAACTGGTTTCGTTAGTTTCTGCGCAACCGACCAAACAAATAGCTGCAACACAAATTGGCAAAAACCATTTCATTTCGACCATTTTCCTCCTAATTTTGCTTGTGTGACCCTTACCAAAGAACCATTCTATCACAAAATGGGCAAATGTGGAATAAAAAATAATAAGCACCATAAGAATGTCAATGTCTTTAAAGAATAAGGTTAAACACGAATTTTTCAGGCCAATATATAGTTGATGTTTTCGTTAAGCGATCTACATGTTGTGTGTACTGTATTTTCTACACTGTTTATACCGGCACGCCCTTCCTATCACTGTAGACACTAAAAAATTAAAATTTATATGTCAATTTTTCGATCTCCCCTTTTTCATTGATTATCACTTTATTTATTAGCCCTAACAACAAATGTCGAATTTCTTCTTTTGTCTTTTCTTTTAAATTTATACATCTTGATATTAATTTTTTAAATTCATCGATTCTAAATTCTTCTTCTTTAAGTTTAGGTATTTTTTCTTTAATTTCAAGTAATTGCTCTTGATATTTCTGCAATTCTTCAGAAAATCGTTTATTCATCTCTTTAAACTGAACGTCCGAAATAATACCTTCAATATTTCGTTCAAGTAGTTTATTCATTTTATTCAATGTTTTTTCGATTTCATTCTCGTAGTAATTTTGTTCATTTTTTAATCTTTGAATTTCTTTGTCGTTTTTTCTTATTTGACAAATTTCAATTATTAAATCGTTCAACATTTTCTCGTCCTTTGCCAATGCTTCAATTTCATCAATAATTGTATTTTCTAAATCTTCAGCCTTAACATGATGTGAAGTGCATACTTTATTTCCATATTTTATATAATTCATGCAATAATAATTATTTCGTGTTTTAATTCTACCATTTTTATCTCGATTTCCTCTCTTAAAAGTCATACTTGCTCCACATAATCCGCATTTAGCTATTCCAGCTAACAATCCAACATTACTCCTAATCCCTTTTCTGGTTGCTTTATTATTCATAATTCTTTGTACATCAGCAAACATATCTCTTGATATTATAGGTTCATGAGCATTTCTAGCAATAATCCATTCTTCTTCTGGATTATAATCTGCTCCTATCCAAATATCACTTTTGTCTTTTCCGTAAAGTTCAGGATTTTTATAAGTTCTTTCTTTTTTGGTTCTCTTATTGTAAATAACATCACCTGTATATGCTTCATTTTTTAAAATAAAGTTAATAGTATACTGATTCCATAGTTTACCTTTATTGGGAGTAGGATATTTTATTTTTTCTTGATTTTCACCATTAAGATAATTCATTATTGATCGTATTCCAAGTCCATTTCTATAAAGATCAAAAATCAATTTTACTATTTTTGCTTCTTCTGGATTGACAATTAATTTTTTTGTCTCTGGATTATAAGAATATCCAAAAGGAGTATTATTGGGTTGATTCCATTCTCCATTTTTTGCTTTTTCTATTTGTGTATATTTTACCCTATCGCCTAGCTTTTTTGATTCCATTTCGGAAAACATTAAGTACATTGTAATTTTAGATAAATCTAATTTGCCTGTTCCTGTTCTACTCTCAGGATTCCCAGAGTCAAACATTTCTTCAACAGTAATTACACGAATATTATTCCGATCTAAAAGTTTAATTAGCCCAAGTCCCTTTTCAGTGTCTCTAAAAAGACGACTTATTCCTTTCATTATTACGCATTGATATTTTCCTTCAAGTGCATCACTAATCAATTCTTTTATTTCTGGTCGATTTAAATCATCTCTTCCTGTGCCAACATCTTGTTTTATGTCAACTATTTCTAATCCTAATTCTTTACCTTTAGAACGACATATTTTTATTTGGTTCTCTATTGTTTCTTTTTGACCAAGTTTATGTGTGGATTTTCTAGCATAAATACAAGTTTTCAAATTTTATCAGTCCTCCATGAAATAAAAGGAAAAGCTATGGATAATTATACCATAGCTAATTTTTATTTTCATCAATAATTTTTATTTTTAATTTTATCTAGTTCATTCATTATGTATGTAAATAAAAATGACTTTAGATCGATTTCTCTTAAATATTCTATGTTATGTATTTTTATCTTTTTATAATTTTTAGAAGAATCTTTCTCATCCATATCTCTTAGCAGCCTCCAATACAAAATTTTTAACTTCGTATCGATATCTTGTTTTTAGTATCTTATTTTTAATTTCAAGACCTATTTCTTCACAGATGCCAATTGGAATACTGCTTTTATTGACCTTTGATTTATATTTATGTTCTTTTATTTGATTCTCAGCTACATGCTTATATTCAAGAAAATCTTTAATGTGTACAAAGTATGTCTTATTATTAAATGACCTAAAGTTAAAGATGAATCCCGCAATTACTCCATCATACTTTGATGCTTCTTCTAGTGCTTCGATTTGATGTTTTTTAATTATACTTTCTGAAAAGCTAATTCTATTTTCTTGAACGGATTTTAATTCAAGAGGAAAAAGATTAGGTTTTAAGTAAATATAAAAATCATACTTGTTTTTCACCACCGGAATCTTTGTTCTAAATTCTGGTGGTATGTAAACATCTTTTATTCGATCTTCAAATAATCCATCTTTTATACAACTGTTTTGAAAATCTTCTTGAAATATCTTTCCGTCTTTACTCGCCAAGTATATCCTCCTTTTTTTATTTATCATAATTAGGATTTAAAGTAGCCACTAACTTTTCCAATCCTTCTATTTCCTTTTTTGAAATATGTGCTAAATCAGGTTTGGGGCGTTTATTATCAATTTTTATTACAGGATAATTACTTTGATTGATATACTCGTTTAAGGATTTTTTTGATCTGAATGAAAGAGTGATTTCATCGCCATTTTCGTCCATGATGGTGAGATAGATACGCTTATTTTTCAATGGTTTTTTGTTCATTCACTTAATCCCTCTTTCATTTTTCCAGTATTCTAGTGTTTTAATTTTGTCTACAATAAATTGTTCTCCACTCTTTTTTGCTTTTACGACGATATTAGAGCCTTTTTTAAGAATGTCTTGATATTCTGCGTATTGTTTGGCAAATACCATTCCTTCGATCATTTTGTCAGGAGTTAATAGTTCGATATAAGCCATTGTTAATCCATTCTTTTGCTTCTTTCTTTTAACTGACGTAATTGTTCCAATAGGATAACAGTCTTTTCCGTCTTCATAATCATCAAATGGTTTAAAATAATGTTTTACGTTTTCAAATGGATTTCCATTGATAAAGATGGACAAAGTTTCATATTCGTACATTTCTGGAGCATCCATATACTTTTCTTTAAATTCATTCAAATATCTTTCTTCTTTTTGTTTTTGTTCTTCTAAGAATTTGTTTTGCCTATATTGATTATATTTAGATAGACATTCTTCTTTGTTTTTAAATTCTTCATCAGAAGAAATAATTTTCAATTCATACAAAACTTTCTTTGATGGCAAAGAACTTACTGGCTTATATACACTTGATGAAAAATTTTTCTTGGCATATTCTAATAATAATTCATCTTTATTTGGGCCAAAGCAGCCAGATTTAATAAGTGCAATTACTGTCGAAGAATCTAGCTTACAACGATCTAGAAAATTTTCTAATGAAGTAAACTTACCCTTTTCTCTCTCTGTAAGAATTTCTTCAACTGCTTTTTCTCCAACACCTTTAAGTGACTCTAATCCAAATATAATTTTTCCATCGTGAATGGTGTATAAACGACCAGATTTATTAATATCAGGTGCAACAACATTAATGCCCATTCTTTTACATTCAGCAATGTATTTTGATGTTTGTTGATAATTACCGATTTCGGAAGTTAAAAGTGCTGTCATAAATTCAACAGGATAATAGTATTTAAGCCAAGCAGTAACATATGATAGAAGACCATAAGCTGTACTATGCCCCGAATTAAAAGAATAGGTACTTTGCGCTTCAACCAAATCCCACAATTCTTTAATTTGTTCTTTTGTCCAGTTTCTTTTCAGTAAACCATTTTCAAATTTATCATAAAGTGATAACATTACTTCTTTTATTTTTTTACCAATAGCACGTCTCGCATTATCCTGTTCACTCTCGTCAAAGCCAGCCAATGCGAAAACTTTTAAGGCTTGTTCTTGATAAAGCATAATTCCATTTGTTGGTTCAAAAATATTCCTTAAATCTTCGTGGATATACTTTGCATCTTGAGGGTTTTTCTTGTTGTGAATATATACTTTATCCATTCCTACAGAAAGAATAGCAGGACGATTCATTGCATTAACAGCAAATACATCTTCTATCGTATCTGCATTCATTTTTTTGAACATTTCTTGTGCCACATAAGCTTCCATTTGGAAAACACCAAGCGTATTCCCTTTTGCATATATTTCTGCAAACACATTTTTGTCATCAAGATTAATTTTCGATAAGCTAATATCGTCCCAGTCAAGGCCAGCAAGTTTTAATGCCTGATCTACAACGTCAACCGTTACAAGTCCTAGAAAGTCCATTTTAACAAGCCCAATGTCATCCATTGCATTATGCATTTCAATTTGCATCATTAAGTTTCCATTTTTATTTAGCATTAAAGGTGCAAATTCAATGATAGGGCTTGGTGCAATAATTACTGCTGAAGCATGGCATCCTACTGACTTAGGCAAGTTCTGTAGGTATTTTGTATATTCGAATAGTAATGGAAATTTTTTTTGATAAGATTGCAGTTCTTCAGATTTTTCCAAGGCTCTTTCGATGGTCATTTTCTCTTGTGCGTCATCTGGAATTAATTTTGCAATCTTATCTCTTAACTCATATGGAATTTTATAAATCCCCTCTTCGTCAAAAATTTTACCCAAATCACGAATGCAAACTTTTGGTGACATTGAGTTAAATGTAGCCACTTGAGCAATACTTTCTTGCTCAAAGAGTTCTGCTGCAATTTCTAACGCTTCTTGTCTGCGAAGCTGACTGATATCTATGTCGTAGTCGGCTGGTGAACCGCGGCGTCCTTTGTTGGCAAAACGAGAAAAGTCGAGTCCCCATCTAATACTATCAACTTCCGTTACACCTAAAACATATAAGGTTAAACAGTTACCTCCACTACCACGACTATATCCTAGTGGAATTTTTCGCTCACGCATTTTATTAATAAGTTGATAAAGCATAATAAAATAACTACAATATCCCAAATAATCAAGAACTTCAAATTCTCGCTCTATACGCTCTTTATAAATTTTTTTCTTTTCTGGAGGGAATTTATCAATTCCACGTTTTTTCCAACCTTGAAGAATTAGATGTTTAAGATAATCTTGTTCAGTTTTAAACCCTTTAGGAATTTTGATTTTTGGCATCAAGTCTTGTTTTAATTTAATTTCAACATTACATTGAGCAGCAACTTCATCTGTATACTCGATTCCAAGCTCAACTGCATCATATCCAATTTGTTTATCCATTACTTTATGTATTGTTTCAATGTCTGTTTGCCAACATCCTTCATATGTTTCTCCAACTTCTCTATCTTGCGAGATTTGGATGAATTTACGATGAATATCTTTTTGTAATTCAGATCCATCTCGTAAATGCGTATCAAATGTGATCGTATATTTTGTATTTGTTTCTTGTGCTAATTTTAATAATCGCTGGTTGGCAATATATGATGCTTCGGTATCATGTGATTGAAGTTCAATATAAAAGTTGCCTCCAAAAACATCTTTGTATTTTTTTACCCACTCTTTTGCTAAGTCCCATTTTGGCTCAAAATTCTTACATTCTTTATCGTGATTGTCATTACAACATGAGCATCGTCCACCATAAAGTAAACGGTCAATTCTGCTCCCGAGGCAGGCCGTCATACAAATAATATCTTCTGAATACTGACTCATCAAATTTAAGTCTACTCGTGGTTTTCCATAGAATCCCCTTGTTGCTCCTGCGGTAACAATTTGAAAAAGATTTTTTAAACCTTTTTCTGATTTTGCAAGAAGAATAAGATGGTAGCGGTCAGCATCCTTCTCTTTGTAGTCCATATCGGTTGTTTCGTATACTTCGCAACCGGGAATAAATTTTATTCCTAATTTTTGTGCTGCTTTATAGCCTTCGATGAAGCTATGCATGTTTCCATGTTCCGTCAAGGCGATAGCATTAAAGCCTAGATCATAAGCTTGTTTAACTAATTCTTCTGGTGACATTACGGCATCGAGAAGTGAATAATAGCTGTGATTATGCAAACTTGAAAAGCGTCCTATTTTTATTACCTCCTTACTTGTTCAACGCCCCTAATAAACATCTGCCGATATACTCTACTTGGGTCTGGTTTAAGGTTGTCAATAATAAAATCAACAGCAACATTGGGATCGGCATCACCACAGCAATATATATCTAAGGCAAGAAAACCTGTAGAATTTTCTGGTTCGCTATCTGGATATGTATGAAATGATAAATGCGATTCTTCTAAAAGAAAGAGAAGCGTAACCCCGCTAGGCTGAAATTTTTTAAATGTCCAATCAACTAATTTTGCTCCTGAGATTGCAATTGCTGTTCTCCCTAATAACGAAAGAAGCGATATATCGTCGAGAAGTTCTTTTTTAATACCATACAAATCCGCAATAATATGCGTTCCCTTTGTTTTGTGATTCAATGTAGATCTTTACACCTCCATTAAAAGTCTGCCTGTATCTACTTTTTCGCAGTAAACAATATTTTTAAGCACATAATTCCATAATAATATCCATATATTTTATTTTTTTATCCTTTCAACTTCATTATGATATCAATATTCAAAATCAGGATTTTTAACTTCTTTGTAAAAATCATTTCTTAATTGAATAATACTTGATTTTTGAAGATAATCTTTATCTTTAGTAATCATCCAATTATACACTTCATTCATTGATTTACTAAAAAGAATTTTTTTGTCGAACACTGGATTTTTCTTTGATAGAATTTCTTTGATCTTTCTCATATGTTTCCAAAAACCATAATAGGGGAGTTTAATTTTTGTCATAAATCCAGAAGCATCTTCTAGAACATACCCCTCAATTTTCAATTTTTTATTTTCTTTAATATTTGTGTACCAGTTGTAAAATTCATTCCAGTTAGTAAAAGAAGTAACTTTTTCTTTGCATTTAAAGCCAAATTGTTGTGCTATATTCTGAACAGTTTCATATGGTTCTTTTTGAAAATCAAATGTCCTTTTCACAATATCAAGTAGAACAATTTCTCTATTCTGATACTCAATAATATGAGGATCGTTTTGAGGGTCAATTACTTCAAAAACCAAAGTACAATTATTATCTTTTAAATATGTTTTAATTGTATCAAGATCAATATTGTTGAATGTGATTGAATCAATGAAGATTTCTTTTAACCAGCCCGCAAAATCGCTTTTTGTTGTAGATTTAGAACAAAATACAACTTCATCATTTACTGAGTTATATCCTACCAAACCAAGAAAACCATTTTCTTTTAGATAAATGTCAACAGGGTATTTTAGATTTCTTCCTAGTGTATCTATTTTAGTTTCATATCGTTCATTAACATTAAAAAATTTATTATAACTTCTTGCCACGATTTCTTCTGTATCAAGATTTACGAATAAGCCACGAGCTTGTAAGTTGTTTTTGTTCCATTTTCCTTTCTTGAAAGTATTGGAAGAAAAATTAAATGAAACAATTCCATCTCCAAGATTTTTCTCGATAATTGTTTTATCATTTTTTAATTTTAAAATAGCTTCGTTTGTTGAATTACTTTCATTAACGGCTGTAAAGCGATTAGAGAATACATTGTTTTTAATCTCATTTGTTTTAAATCCATCTTCATCTAGGGTAACAATTCTAAGATATTCTCCATGTTCAATCTGTCCTTCAAGGTTAAAACATCTTTCATTAACTTGAACTGGAAACCTTTGAATGTTTCTATGACCATGAATTTGAAAAATATTATCGCCTGTATTGTCAAAGAAAACTCTGTCAACATCTAATTCATAACTTCCTACACCATCAATAAATTGGTTGGTCGCAATATAAAGTAAGTTTTCAGGCATTGTTGTAATGCCACCATGAGTTACAATAACTTGCTTATTTCCGTATGTATAGTAAACAATTTGATGTAGTTTTCTATATAGTTGTCTAGTTTCTTTTTTATCAACTCCTTTTTGTTCAAGTTCTTTTTGTGTAATATTTTTAAATTCTCGGCTTCGAATATTTTCTTGTTCTTCGTTGGCCCAATACCATAACCATTTTTCATGATTGCCTTCAAGTAGAATTACATTATCCCTATCTTTAATAGAGAATAACCAATTCAATACTTCTGCGTTTTGGATGCCTCTATCAATGTAATCTCCTGTGAAAATGTAAAATTCATCATCTTTAAGTCCACTTTTAAAATATTCAAGAAGTGGCTCGTAGCAACCATGAATATCTCCGATGTGATGTATTTTTTTATATGAAGATAAATCTCTTGGGGTATATTTTACTGCTTCTTCATACTCGCTTGGTTTGATAACTTTGACCCAATTAGGTACTTCTTGTGTTTTAAATCTTTCATACAAATTATCAATACGATCTTCGGGAACAAATTTATAACTTTCTCTATTTCTATTTTGTTCTTTTGCTTTTTCAATTGGAACATCAGTAAAATCAACGCATATCATTCTGTAACGATATTTCTCAAGTAATTTTTTATATTTCTTAAAGTCTTCAGTTTTTGAGTGGGTTGCATCGATAACAGTAAACTCTCCACGTTTCATACGATCTTCTAATACTTCAAATAAGAGATTCCATACACGTTTTTCATTTTTTACACTAATTGAAAATCCACCAGTCTCATTCATTACGGGAGTTTGAATCATTAGTCTAATTTGGTCTGGAGATATTGTATATTGTTCAAGACCAGCATTTTTAATCCAAGTAGATTTTCCTGCTCCCATTGCCCCTCTTGTTACAACAAGCAACCTCATATAAAATGCTTCCTCTCTTTCTTATGAAATGATGATTTCATTGGCTTATATATTCATATCGAATTGTATCTTTGTCCCAATCACTACTATTCAACGAACCTAATAATTCAACAATTTGATATGCAAAGTCTTTAGCCTGTAGTAAATCAACTGCAACTATATTTTTGCATACTCCTTGTTTATAGTTGACTCCATCATAAAAACGAAAAGTGAATTCATTTAATTTATTTGCTTCATAATTTTTTAATTTTATTGTATTCATCAAAATTGGAATAGGAATTGGATTTCCAACATACATAATTCCGTCGTTTTTATATACACAATTAATATCATCAAATGTAAAATTGACTTCTTGACCATAATAATCATTTGCTGTAAACCACAAATTCACTTTAAACACCTCCAATAAAATCGCAATTTCGTAGGAATAATCCACTCAATCTTTATTTGGTTCATAAATCCAACCTTTTTTCTTTAATTCTTCAATGTATTTTGGAGTAAATACATTCTCAATTGTTGGGTTTTTAATCTTTTCTTTTATCCAATTATATTCATGATAAGCATCACGAATAGATAACATTAGCAAGTCAGGATCAACAACTTCTTCGGGAAAGCCATTGGAAATCATATGTTGCGCTAATAGGATTCCAAATAATTGTTCATGTTGTCTTGGAATAAGTGTATCTTTACCAATTGCGTCTATTGCTTTAATAATTGACTCTAGTCTTTTTTTGTCGTTCATGAATTTCACCCCAAAATATTTATATAACCATTTCTTCATAGCTTCCATCTGGCATTGAATATACGATAGATTTTAACGGTAATTTTTTTAAATACTCCTGACAATGAGGGCATGGCTTGGATTTTGCAATATTACCTCCCTTTGTCCATCCTGCGACATACAAGATAGCATTTTTAATTTGAGACTCATCAAGGTTACAAAGGGCATCAAATTCACTGTGCCATTGGCGGAAAGAATAAATTGGATCTCCCAGACATCCCGCTTTTGTTTTATTAATTCCTATACTAATTGGCCTTCCACCCTTGATTACAACAGCACAGTGTTTGTAGTGTGGAACTTTACTGTATTTTGCTTTTTTTAGGGCAAACGAAATCCAGCGTTCGTGTCTTCCGCCTTTTTTAACCCCAAATCCATTTTATTTTACTCTCCTTTATGTATTATTTTATTTTTATTTTCAAAGCCATATCCGTCTAGGTACTTATCTTCAAGTTCATAGTCCGTAAACCAAGGATCGTCTGGATCTATGTATCTTTGAGAGTAGCCCTCCTTTAAGTATTCGAGATATTCCTTGTCTAAGTGAGAGTATTTATCCATTTTGTTTATACTCCTCTCGAATTATCTTGATATTTTTTATTTTAATAGTTCAATTGTAACAATAACTTTTATTCTCAAGCTTCATCACATCATTTAATGAAATGCATCTTTCATGTTTTATTTTGTGATCAACTCTACGCTTAACCCTTTCTTTTTAATTCGTTTAACCAAATCTTTATCTTTAATATTTTTTATTTTAATATTTTCTTTTTCATACTCTAGGGGGAATCGCTCAATCAGAGCCGAAGTAATATCTTTAGCTAATTTCATAACAAGACTTAATCTAGTATTTTCTCACACTTCATACGTACATATAAATTGCAACTGCGGAAAGTGTGAATAAATATACATAAATATTCTGTATGAAGTGCCTACTCGGATTTTGTGAGTAGGGTTTCACCCTTTCGGGATACCTTATCGAGTGTGAACGGTTAAGTTAAATATGTATAACCGCACTATCTCGATTTAGGACGGATGACTGACTAAGATGTTCCATTCTACCGAGTCGCCCCTTAATGTTTATTAGAAGTGCGAATCTTCTAGGGATTTTATGTGAACTTGGGATTCGCACCAGAGAGAATGTATAAAAAGTTTATTCTGCAATATACTTTAATGCATGTTTTGCTTCTTTGTTTTGGAGGTCTAGTTGTTCTTCGATAATATTTTCGATATCTGGAAGCGAAATATTCCTAGCTGCATTATCATCTGCGTGGACAAATCGCCTATGTCCATAGTCACACTTCATACATTTGAATTGTTTTGTTTCTGGTCTCCAAATATCTTTTAATTTATTATCATGAATGAAACCACAATTACTACACCTTGCAGACGTGTGATTTGGTTTAATAAATATAACTTTAATTCCAACTTCATCAGCTTTATATTTTATTTTTTGTTGCAAATCATAAAAAGTCCAATCACCCAAGAATGTTGCTTTCTTTTCTCCATCAGCAATTCCTGATAAGTTTTCCATCTGAATTACTCCACAATTGTTTTTTAAAGCAAAATCAACAATAAATCTAGAATATTTATGGTTGCATGTATTTTTAAATCTCTTAATCATTCCATCAATCTTTTCAACCGCATTCATTCTTGTTTTCCTCCCATGTCCTCTTCTTCCTTCTCCACAATAAGCAGCTTGTTTTTGTATTGATCTCTTCATAACATCACGTTTCTTACGAAACGCTTCGATTTCTTTACCATCAATCCATTTCTTTTTCCCCCATTTTTTATTATTGGAATCATAAACTATCATATGTGCTGGATCATTAACTCCTATATCTACACCCAAAATTATATTTGGATCAAGCCCCTTTGACTGCTTTTCAAAACTGTATGTGATAAATAGTATCCATTTGTTTTTTAATTTTCGTAAACTGCTTTCACCCATTTTATATTCGCCATTAATAATTCTGTTTATGATTGTTGTATTATCATATGTATCAGATAGTTTCAAAATAGCTTGATAGCTACTAGAGGTGATAATCGGTTCATCATTTTTAAGTTCTTCTTCACTCTTTTCTTTAATTTTATTTTTAACTTTAATCCACAGTTTATCTTTAATTTCTTTGGTTATTTCTACGCCTTTTTCTTCAAGATTCTTATATTCTTTTTTTAATTCTTCTCTTCTTAGTTTTTCAGTGCGTTTTTCTTCTTCATATTTTTTAACTAGAAGATCAGCAATTTTAACTCCATCTCTACCAAGTAAAGGTAATTTGCATTCATATTTTGCATCTTTCTTAATTATCTCTGTATCAGAAGCACGAAATAGAATTTCTGGTCTTGTAAAACATGGTATTGCTGGATATTTTCCTTCTCTATAGTTTTCGCGATCTTTTAAGAATTTATTCCATCTACTAAGAGCTTTATTTGTGTTTGCACTAATTATACCAGAATACGATATTTTATTTTCTTTCACTACGTCCTCAGCATACCCCCTTATTGATCCATATGGACTCCCTTTCTTTTTATTAAATAAATATTCCTTTGTATCTGGATTAGAGTAGTATCTTGTTTTATAGTCATCTTCAAAATTATTCCACTTCCATAACTCTGCGATAAATTGATTTCGCATATCAAGAGATTCGCTTTGAAGTTTTTTTGCTATAACATTAAAATGATCTTCTTTTATTCCAACAATCCTATCAATCTCTACTTTTACAATTTTCACAATCTTATTATCATCTTTTTCTTTTTTAGGCATATATAAAACCCCTCATTATTTTAACATTATATATGTGCGAATTGCAATAATTTTTAAGCTCCGCATATATAGTCGATCTAGCTCACACTTTATGTGCATGTGCGAATTGCAACTATAAGGCAGAGTCACGATCTACATTCTCCCATTCTCACACTTTATGTGCATGTGCGAATTGCAACTAGCCTAGCAAAGACTTTAGCCTTAGTCTCCCTTCTCACACTTTATGTGCATGTGCGAATTGCAACAGCAAAAAGTGTGCATATTTATTCGCACAAAGTGCATTCTCCTATAAAAACGAGAATGGTCGTATCTATAAGCACATTTTAAAATATAGATACGTTATCGAGTGCATGTGAAATAGGTAAATCATATGTAAATTCACATGCTTTCTCGATTTTGGACGCCGAGTCGCCCTGTAAATTTGGTGCGAATCTCCTAGAGTTTTTATGTTCGCTTGGGATTCGCACTTTAAAGTTTGAATATTAGCATATGAAACGTGTCTTTTATGGTGAATTTTAATTTTAAATTACATCCCTTTTTAGCTATACTTTTTTATATCACCACCACAATTTAAAATAATACTCTGCAAATAATTTAAGTCCTTTCTTTATTTTTTCGTAATTTTCGGGTTCGTTAAAGAAATCTACATTTTCATCAACAATTAATCTAAATGCTTCTATAATCTCATTCAAAGGCCAGTCTATAACAACACAAGCTATTTCTTTAAATCGAACGAGTCTAGGGTAAATTAGTTTTGCAAGATGAATATCTAAATTCCACGTGTCTTCATCTGAAAAGCCATTTTCTAAATATTGTTGAGAGAATATTTTTACTCGTTCAGGGTGTGTTTTCTCCCAATCATTTTTAATTCGCGCTAATTCCTTTTCGTAGAAATACATCTTAAATATTACTCCTTTTATTAATTGAAATACAATCCCCTTTTTTATTTTTAAATATAATACATATATTCTTCTTTCAACAGATCAAATTCACCAAAAGCTTTAAACGAAAATTCTCCTCGCATTCTAATCATGTCGCCATAACGAATTTGAACAAATAATTCATCTGTAAATGGTGAACCACCAACAAACTTAAAATATTTTTTCCAGTTATCTTTACTCCATCTTAAATGTTCTAAATGGAATAAAGAATATCTATTGTTTGGTTCATCTTGACAAATTTCTTCCCATCGCTTCAAATTTTCTTCTATTTCTTTTTCTGTTAGTAGTCTTGCATCTTTTATTTTTTGAAAAACCCCATTAACATGATCCCAAATTTCAGGTTGAGCAACACCTTCTGGAGGAAGATAATAAGTGAAATTGTACCAATGTTCTGATGGAGAATGTTCGATTTCTCCAAATTTACTTTTGAGTGCATCAATAATTTTCTTGTATTGCCTTTCAATATATGGCCTTATTTCTTCTTCTGCTGTATCACGAATAGTTGTATCAAACCAATGTGGAACATCTAGTTCAGCATAAAAATTACAATACCATATGCCATTTTTATAACTACTACCACTGATTCCAAAATTAATTCCAGTTATAATAGAAAGAAGTTTCCCTGCTTCCTTAATTCGAGCCTTTTGTATTCTATATTTTTTCTTTGCCATTAGTTTTTAACACCTCACAAAATCATGGTTTCATGCACCCATTCCTTGAAGCCACAAGACGTTTCCATTTCGAATAATCTTGAATTTTCTTGAAGATTCGCTTTGATACCGAACCAATTCTTTATATGTATCTTCCGTTATTTTATATTTATTGCCTTCTAAATCGAAATACGTTGTTCCAATGATTACATTAGTGTTCCTTGGTTCGTCACCACTCCAGCAAAGACTTATTAGCTTAAGTGTTTCTTTAGAATAATTCATTTAGTGTATCTCCTTTTTTTTATTTTTTAATTCCCATTTAAGTTGCGCCATTTCTAAGTCATAGGGAAACAATACTTTCTCGACTCTTTTATTGTAATAGTTGTCGTTTGGCTCTAAGACGCGATTGAAATAAAAATGATTAATTTCTAAATAACTAAGCCGCTCATCTTTTTTTCTCATAAAATTTTTCACCTCATTTATGTAATTTTGTTTTTAAGTATGAGCTATTAATCGCAGTTACTTTGGATAAGCAATCAATGCATTTTCGTTGATTTGAAGGAAATTGGGTGACTGGTTTTCTTTCTTTACATATTTTACAGGTTTTCAGCAGCCTTCGTTGTTTTTTAATATTATCACTAAAATTATAATTCATGGTTCGAGCATTTTGACTAAGACTATGCGCAAATACATTCAATCTCCGGTCTATCCATTTAACTTTAACAGTAGGATTAAGCGAGAGTTCATACAAAATTTCATTTATTATTGGATTTCTAATTCTTCTTTTAGCTCTTAGTTCGCTCACTAAATTTAAACTATCTGTGAACACAGTTACATTATTTATTTTTATTCTATTAATATATTTCATGAGTTCCAAAACCGCTATGTACTCTAATGAATTGCAATCCACTGACACTCTATTTTCTCTATGTATATGTAAAAGAATATCGTCTTTAAAAACCGCATAACCAAATCCCGAACTTCGAGGTGTGAAAGAAGCGTCCACATATGCTTGATACATATTATTCTCCCTCCTTACTACAAGAAAATCCTGTCGGAACAATTTGGTATCGTTCTTGACAGGATTGATTTTAGCATGAATCTATTTTTTGTGCAAGTGTTTTTTATATTTTATTTTTTTATTCTGCTGTACTCCGCGAAAGTAAGATTGTATTTTGAATCATTTTCGCTTGCGCCTATTTTTATGGACGAAGTAATAGAGAAGTCATTCTCATCATAATTAGGGAAGTAAGTATTCCCCTTAAACTCGTAATCAATATGAGTAATCAATAGCTTATCAGCTATTTGTAAGAATTGAGCGTAGATTCTTGCTCCACCAATCACATATACTTCTCGATCTTTATGTATATTGCTTTTTAGAAATTGGTCAATTGAATCATAAACGAATAACCCCTTATCCTTATTTTTAATTATGAATTCGATATTTTTTGAGATAACCACATTGACTCTATTAGGCAATGGTCTTCTAATTGACTCATAAGTTTTTCTTCCCATAACAATTATTTTATTTTTAGTTTTCTCTTTAAAATACTTTAAGTCGGCTGGAATGTGCCATGGAAGTTGCCCATTGTTTCCAATTAATTTATTTCGATCCATCGCTACAATAATAGAAATCAAACAGCTACCTCCATCTCAATTTTAGGATGGTGCTGATAATCGATAAGCTTAATGTCATCAATAGTAAAATCATAAAAGTTTTTAATTTCAGGATTAATCCACAATTTAGGAGAGGGAAATGGCTCTCTTTCTAATTGTTTTTTAATTTGCTCCCAATGATTTTCGTAAAGATGTGCGTTATTAATATAGTGATTGAACACTCCTACTTTTAATCCGGTTACTTGTGCAATCATATGTACAAGTACAGCATACTGTGCTGTATTAAATGGCACGCCCAAGCCCATATCACCCGATCTTTGAATTAAAGTGCAATTGAGATAACCATTGGATACATCCCACATGGTTTGAAAAGCACATGGTTGTAAGGCCATATCTTCAAGGTCATCTAAATTCCAAAGAGTCATGATGTGCCTTCGTGATTGAGGATCATTTTTTAAACCTTCAATCAACTTGTCTATTTGCTTATATTTTGCTATTTGATAACCATAAGCTTTTCCGATTGTTCCATCATTTTGCATCCATTCATCCCATACTGTAACACCCATTTTTTGTAGTTCACGGACATCATTGCTTTGCATTACATAAATCCAGAACAATTCTTTTACGAGCGTTTTAAATGGTACAAATTTCGTAGTTAGAATCGGAAATTCTTTTTGTAAATCAAAACGAAATAGTTTTCCAAACAATTTTTTTGTCGGAATTCCTGTGCGATTATTGTCGTAATATCCATTCTCAAGAATATCTTTTACAATATCTAAATATTGTTTATCTGCTTGATTCATTTTTTTCTCCTAAATTTTATGATATAATGAATTTAAATTCTTATAAAGACAAGGAAGTGAATTAAATGGCAAAAATTTTTGATGAAAAAATAATCAAAGACTTTCAAGATAAACTTAACGCTTTAATAGCGCACGAAGAACAAGGTATTGAATTTGAGAAATCTATCAACCCAGAATCCACTCCAGTCGTTCGTACTATTAGCGTAGCCGTTTATCGAAACGTTCTTAAGATGTTTGAAGAACACTTTACTAACATACCACAAAAGAGAAATTATACCAAGAAACCCGGTAGAAAGCCTAAATCTGAAGTTCAACAAGAAGCTGCTGCTACTGCCGAATCGTAATTTCAAGGAGCGTAGAATTAAACTACGCTCCTCTTTTTGTTTTTAAGACTTTTTAGTTTTGTTTACTGCATTAGCTTGTCTTTCAATTTCTTTTTGAATATCTTTTTCGGGGCCATACCATTCTTCCGGCTTAATGATCTTTCCGTCCCCTTCTCGGAATCTTGGTTTACCATCTTCATGAAGCTTTCTCATGTTTGCCGCTTGAATCGCTTCAAAAATTCTATCTGGCTTTACTCCAAGGATGTTAAAGTCACCTTGATTGAAATACAAAATATCTCCTACTGCATCTACTTGTGCTAATAGCCTATCCTCTGCGCTTTCAGGCAAAGGTGTGTTTAGCAATTTTTCATAAGTTTTTTGTCCATTAACAATTAATTGTTCAAATAAAGTTGAAAATTGTTCTTTAGATTCGGAAGAAGCGTGGATAAATTCAACAATTTCTTCAAGTGTCCAAGACATTCGTTTAATCGCCATATTAGCATCCATTGGCGTCGGCTTGTTTGATTTTGGATGTTTAAATGCGGTATGAAATTTACGTACTGCATAATAATAACGATTTGAATTATTTTTAATTTTACGATATGGTTTCAATTTCGAAGGTTCCACGAGTTTATTCGTGCGTTTTGTTTCGCCTTTTGGGAAATATGTAATAAATACCTTGTTCTTTTCGAATCCTTTAATTACTGCTGGCACTTTTACAGATGTATAGAATACTTTTTGATTGATTTTAAATTTCATATACTACATTCTCCCTTTTTTATTTTTTAGTTAAAAGTTTTGGCAATTACATTTTTAATCTTTTTCGATGTTCAATCAAAAATGAAATCCTCGTCACGCATTTTTTCTACGTTTGTGCTACGGACATATCCATTCCCTTTCTTCGAGAAGAAGTCATGGTTTTTTGTGTTTGTATTGATTCCATTTAGAACAATTGGATTAATTGTTTCTTCTGGAAAGTAACTTTCAAACCCAAGATTTTGTAATGCCTTGTTAGCATTATATCTTACATATTTTTTTACTTCTTCTTGAAGTCCAATAGGCTCGTATAATTCATCTGTATATAAAATTTCGTTGCTATATAATTCATCAACTAATTCAAATAATTCTACTTTTAATCTTTCTTGGGTGCGTTTGTTGAATGATTGAAAAATTTCTTGTGCTAGTAAACCAACATACACACCATGAATGCTTTCATCACGTAAGATTAGATCAATTATTTCGCCACTATTTGTCATTTTACCTTGTCCAGAAAGATATAGAGGATAGAAAAATCCACTATAAAACAAGTAACTCTCCAAAAGAACTGACGCACATAATGCCATATAGACATCTCTTTTTGTGCGAATGTTCGTATAGTAGTCCGCAATAATTTTAGCTTTGTTTTGCAAATATTTATTTTGATGAACCCAATCAAAAATCTCGTCGATCTCTTCTTTGGTTGCCAATGTAGTGAAAATACTACTATATGATTTGGCGTGAATCTGCTCCATCATCCCCATAAAGCCTAAAACTGCTTTGCGCTGGAGGCCATCAATATGCTCAAGGATTTTGGGCATACCCACTCCGCCTTGAATTGTATCAAGAAGCGTAAGTCCTCCCAATACTCGCTTATATACCTCTTGTTCAGCTTTAGTAAGATCGATCCACGTCATCTTGTCATCAGATAGTGGAATTTCTTCATCAGTCCAAAACTGCATAATATTTTGTTGCCAAAACATTTGTGTAAAATCATCATCTGGTGTATTCCAATTTACTGCTGAAAATGTTGTCAAACTATATCCCTCTTTCTATTTATTTACACAGCGCATGAAGTGCATTCTTCTACGCTGATCAAACGTGTTCTTGTGTAATATAAGGATTTAAGTCCTTTGTGAGCAGCATATACATAATATCTACCTAAGTCTCTTGTGCTTACATCACTATTTACATATAGGATAGTGCTGATCCCTTGATCGATATGACGTTGAGCTTCCGCAATCAAATCAATAACTTTCATCATGTCCATGTTATAAGCCGACTTATAGAAGAAAATATTTGATTGATCTAGGAAAGGCATAGGGTAATAAGTAGTTGAATTACCATACGTCCTTGTCTCAATTTGCTCTACAATTGGCATTACGCTTGAAGTAGAATTTTGAATGTAAGAAATACTTTGTGTAGGAGCAATTGCTAACCGATATGCGTGATACAGACCATATCGTTTTACTTCTTCGGCCAATTTTGCCCAATCTTTTTTAGTTGGAATTTTGAAATTCTCAAACAACTTTCTTATTTTTTCCGTACGTGGCGAAAAGTCTTCCTTAAGGTACATTTCAAAATAAGTGCCTTTTGCATATTCCGACTTATCAAAGTCCTTAAATGTTACACCGCGCTCTTTTGCGATTTCCATTGAGCGCTCAATTGAGTAATAATTCATCATCATACAAAATGTACGAACGAAATCTTTTGCTTCTTCGCTTTCATAAGGAATACGATTTTTCACAAAGAAGCCATGTAGATTCATCAATCCTAACCCTACTGAATGTAGTTCTTCATTAGCTTTTTTGACAGATGGAGCATTTTTAATCGATGTCATGTCACTAACTTGAGTTAAAGCATCCATTCCAATATGTACTGAATCTCTGAACTTTTCGGGAGCATTTGGATTAAATACATTTACAATATTTAAGCTTGCCAAATTACAGCTAATATCTCTTCGAATTACATGTTCTTCACCAAAGTCATTAATTTCCGATGTTTCCTGTAACTGGAAAATCTCGGTACATAAGTTTGACATTTTAATTGTACCAATATCTTTAAGTGCATGAACTTTATTTGCATTATCCTTATTCATAATATAAGGATAACCAGATTCTAATTGTGTCGTAGCAATTTTAACTAGCATATCACGCGCACTCATAACTGTGCGTTTTTTAACTCGATCATCAGCGAGTAGCTTATCATACATTTCATCCATATTCATGTCATCCAAATGCACACCATAAGCTTTATAAACCGAATATGGAGCAAAGACAACATGCGGTTTATCTTGTGCTGCCAACTCGTAAAATTTGTTTGGAATAATTAGGCCAATCGAAAGTGTTTTTAGACGAATCTTTTCGTCAGCATTGATCTTTTTACTATCAAGGAATTCAATAACATCCCAACCAAAAATATTGTAGTATCCTGCCCCGGAACCTTTTCTCTGTCCCATCTGGTCGGCGTAAGAGAATGCATCTTCCATTAGCTTCAACACTGGCATAATGCCCTTCGCGGCACCCTCAACACCTTTGATTGGTTCTCCTCTACTGCGCAATTTGGACAAATTGACCGCCACGCCGCCGCCGATTTTTGATAGCTGCATACACATGTTTAACACATGGTTAATAGAATTCAACGAATCATCCATATCAAGCAAGAAACAAGAAACCATTTCTCCGCGACGGGCTTTTCCAGCATTTAAAAACGTGGGTGTTGCTGGTTGTAGACGTTGTTCGATCATGGCAATAGCCAATCTTTTTGCTCTTTCAAAATTTCCCCCACCGAGATAAAGAGCACAAATCACAATTCTATCTTCATACAGTTCTAAGTATTTTTCTTTATCATTTGTTTTTAGGGCATAGTCTCTATAGAATTTTGAAGCTGCCATGTATGATGCAAATTCAAAATTATATCCCTTAACGATTCTGTCAATTTCTTCGATTTGTTCAATTGTATATTGTTCAAGTACATTATAATAAAAGTTATTTTCAATCAAATATTTAATGCGTTGTTCTACTGAATCAAAATAAACATATTTCTTTTTAACTTCTTTCATAAACTCTTTAACGGCTTCTTTATCTTTTTCAAGATCAAAAAAACCATCTTTCTTTTGCATGATTTGGTTGTTTAGTTCAATGTACTTCAAGCTCTCGCAACCTCTCTTTAAATGTATTTAGATCCTGTTCTGTACCAGAAAGTTCAAATTTTAAAATAATAGGAACCTTATATTGTTCTGAAATTATATCTGCCGCTTTAGCAAAATTTGTACCCCAATTTCGATTTCCACTTGAAGCAACGCCTTTTAGGAATGGGTAATTATCAAAAAGAAAATCCCTTGTTTTGTTAGATACTTCGCCCATACGGGTAGTATAAGTTATAAGTACATATGGTTCCGCAATCCGCAACTCTTTATGTATTTTTAAAGACTCCATATTTAGCTTTTTAACAAATCGTTCTACGTTTCCGGTCATTGAATCATATACTATTAAGACTACTATCAACCCCTTTTATTTTTATTTTTTTATTTTCTATCCTCCTTTTTTCAATATTCCCACCAACCCACCCAAAATCATTAAACTATAATTTTTTGAATAAATACACAAATAAGAAAATGGGCCATAGAAACATTACTAAGTAAACTGTTGTAACTTCCATTTTTTCTTTTCCAACTAAATTCATGGTGAATCTTATTTCGGATTGCATATCATAATCTTCTTTGGTTAAAGGCTTATCTTGCATTGCTTTGCGCTGTGATTTTACTATTGAGACTCCCCAAATATATCCGATTAACAAATAAACTCCAAACCAAAAAAGAAATTGTAGAATAATCTTTCTCCTCTCTCACAGATGATAAAATTATATTTTCATATTTATCTATACTTATAAAAATCACAAATAGCTTTAAAAATATAGTCTTTACTACGTTGCTCCTGTGGCAATTGATTGTACTCTACTAAACATGGATGAGTTTTCTTTTCGGGATCTTTAACTTCTCCATAAACCCATCCGTCAGCAATTTTTTCTTTCATCCAATTAACATGACTTTCTTCTGGAGTTGTTTCATTCTCAAAATGAAACTTTACCCCATTAATTGCACTTTGTTTTTGCCAATCCGGTGCTTCGTCCCAAGAAGGTTGAGAATGATCACCGAGGCTTTGGCAATAAGCGCGATTTACTTCATGACAAAGACTTGCTACAAATTCTACATCGATAATTTTTGCATCTTTAACATCTTTATCTACATCTTTTACCAATACATATTCCCCCATTCATTTTCCTTCGTCATTTCTAATTGCAGAACCAAAAAAGGAAATGGCACAAATTAACAAGGAACATCCTAAGACAAATTTGTTTGGCATATATCCAAATAGAATAGTATATCATTATAGTTAGTGAAAAGTCAATTTTTGGAGAAGATATTTTAGCATCCATTCATCCCGCCGCCTATAGAGGCGGGGGAATTCTGGTCGCAGTAGGTTAAATTTTTTGCTTGCAAGCTGTACTACTTCAGAACCTTTTTCTTGAATTGCATAAGCCAAGTCTCCAAGCATTGTAGAAGGAATTCTAACTTGTTCGTACCCACCATCTTTAACGACTAAAGTTACATCAACTGTTTTCATTTTTTCACTTCCTTTATAATTCTTCTTTTATCATAATTATTCAACATATTTAGCAAGTTCCTTCCAACGAGCAATTACATCTGGATGTGGAAGAAAACTTTCATTGCGTTCTTGTTTGAGTTTTTCTTTTGCCATTCGACCTAGTTCTGGCTTCCATTCTTCTAACCATTTTTTAACTTCGGCAACAATATCATATTGTGGATAGAGCATTTTAGATCCATCAACAATCCCAAATGGCCCTTCCATCCCTCGTGTTTGTCTTAGAAATTGCATTCCAGACCAACTGCATTGAAAACCTGTCATACCATGTTTGCAAGCAAAATAGTTAAACATCGCTACAGTAACATTTGTCAAAGCTTCGGCAATCGAATTATAATCATGATGTTTATTCTCTTGTTCATGCAGATAAAAAATTAATTCTTCTTCAGTTTTAGGCCATGCTCCAAATTTGTTGATTTTCATATGTATCTCCTTTTTTTTGTTTTCAAATCAAATGAAACTTTCACTTTAATTTAATTAACTTACCCCAATCAGAAACACTTTCTAGAGTCTTCATATTTTCTTCACCATAAGCAATAAGAACAGACGGAGCGCCAGCGTTTTGATTTGCTTTTTCTCCTGTCACATGATGAAAGAAAAGCCTTCCTCTAAAAAATAACAATGCATTTGCTTTATCCCATACATGATCGAAGAACATCTTTGTCTCTGTTCTTGCAAAAATAAGCGCAATACCATTTCCGTGTATAGCTAATTTATCTAGCCATTTTGCTACCATATTACCATATGGTGGATTAAGCCACACTCTACCAAACCATTCCTTTGACAAACCGTCATCCTCAATAGTGTAGTGTACTTTTGCCGTATCCCAAGGTCTATGTATTGGTGAACATGGATCTAAATCAAATTCACCTAATTCCTTTAAAATCTCAGGAGGAGTCAACCACTCATCAGTTTTCATACGTGCTGATTCATGACTACCCATTCCATTTTTTCTTTTTGTCAAGTTATTAATCACACCCTTTTCATAAAAATGCTCTTGTAAAATCCATATACTATTATTTAGAAGTCTTTGAACATCTTTAGTGTCGTAAATATCAGGGACATCTTCGTTATCCCAATAGACAAAATAATTTCTACTATCTCTTTTTTCAGCGTATCCCTTCTGATCATCAACTACAAAATTAAAAATATATGGTATTGATATATTTTATTCATCCTCATGAAATCCGACTTCATCATTAATTAATATAATTGCTAAATAATCCACCAAAGATTACGCCAGCACATAATGCAGCAATAACAGACCAAAACATAATAAGAATTAATTGACTTAGCTTTACCGATCCAAACCAATATTTAATCCAACCAAGTAAAGCAAACCAACCAAAAACAATCATTAGTATCCAAGCAACAATAATCATTTAAACATTCCTTTATTCATCATCATTTTTTCAAAAAATTATTCTTCCATTAGCAATTTTTAATAACTAATTCGACTTTATCATGCTTATACACTATAGGATTTTCAAAAAAATCTATCAAATCTTCTTCTGAGGAATATGCTTCTACAACAGTACATTTATCAAGTTCAACAATTTCAAATGGATACTCTTCATTAAGACCATGAACAATCAAATATAAATCTCCATTATCCAGAATAAGATCTCCAATCTCAACCTTCTTTTTTTTGATATCTTCTTCAAATTTAATCTTCATTTATAAATCTCTCCCTATGAAATTTTTATTTTTCAATAGATGTTTGCAAATCAATATCAGGAACAATGGTTTCAGGACGAAAAAGCACTCGATAATGATAGGGGACGCCGTAAGTCGCGTCTGTTTGCTCTACAAAATAACTAACATTATCACTCAATCCGAGAAAATGCTTCTTGTGTTGGCCCTCTCCCACTTATAGATAGTTCTCTTTCTTTAGCATTTTCCCCTTCCATTTCTTCATGATACATCTTCATTGCATCATCCCAACCCTCCCAATTATCAACACCACATGCTTCTAGACAACTTAATTTTATGCTGTCACGCAACAGACTTTCATACTCAGATTTGTTGACACTCCCCACGGATAAATCCGAGGGATTCTTGGATGATTCGCGCACTCATGCATTTCTACTTCGTGCAATCTCCAAGTTAAGGGCTGTGCCATCAGCCCATCCTAAGACAGACCATATAGGTTCTTAGGCTGGCAGACTGTTACCATCTGCCACAGGTTGGTTCATGATGTTTATTGCACCAACCCGATCTCTATGTGTCTTGAATCCACATGAGCATTCATATCGTCTATCATCTGCTTTATTTCGTTTACCACAACGAGGACATGTTTGACTTGTATATGCAGGATTAACTTCTATAACTTTAATTCCTGCCAAGTTAGCCTTATATGTGATAAACTGTTGCAGTTGATAGAATGACCAGTTGTGCAGATTCCTTGCGTTTTTACGACTTGTTCTTGTCGTCTTGCGAATATTTTCTAATTTTTCTAGTTTTATCATACTTGCATTTTCTTGTATAGCATAATTCACAATCTGTCTACTGATTTTATGATTTTGGTCTTTTATCCATCTGCTTTCTTTATCGCCTAATTTTTTGATGGCCGAAAGTTTTTTAAGTTTACCCAATTTTCTTCTGCGAGACTGATATTTGCGCCTGACATATTTCATTTGCCTACCATTACCAAAAAATCTTGTCTTGCCTGTTGATGTTACAGCAACAGCAGGAACTTTTAAGCCAAGATCAATGCCCATGATATTTTCGCCACTAAATTTTTCTTCTGGAATTTGAATGGACACTTGAGCATACCATTTACCTGATTTCTCTACAATACGCATAAGACCAAGTTTGGATTTTTTGATTAATTCTATATCTCTATCTGTTGCAATGGCTTTAAAATATGTCTTTTTCGTTTTTCCGTTAATAGATATAGGAAAGGCAATTGCATTATCAAGAATGGTATAATTTTGATTATTAATATAATATACTGGCTTCTTAAGAACAGATAATTTTTTGGTTTTTTTATACTTGGTATATACAGATTTTGCGTCTCTGATCGCTTGATTGCAAACAGCAGATGGAAGAAAAGTTGAAATATCTTTTGTTGTGATTTTAGGGAAAGTTTTATTTTCTACTGCTTGTTGAGATAATTTATTGACAATATTGATATATTCTTGTGATGCTTCTTTAATGACCTTTGGGTTATCAGGAAAAAATCTGATTTTTACAGTGATGGATTGCACAAATGTCACCTCCGTTCTTTTTTCTTATAATAAATATATCATATTTTAGTTATGAAAATCAAGTTTTTACCAACTTATCCTACCACAATTCATCCCCATGCCTAAAGACAGGGGCTTTCTTGTGGTGGATTTGTAATAGTTACAGTTACCTCGCTCATCTTCATTTCTCCTCTATGAAAGATAGATTTTTTATTGTTGAACACCTTGCAATTTGTTAAGTTCATTCATACTAATAACTTCCCTGTGCAGATGTTCCGGTGCAATTGAAACAAAAATATCTTCCTGAGATTTGGTTAAATGCCTAGCAATAATATTGGCTTCCGAATCATTCTCTTGCGTCCATTCTAAAACCGAAAATAATTCGTTCAATACATTTTCCTCCTATGGTGAATCCGCCAGCCGACCAGACTAGCGGATTCAGTTTTAATGAACCTCAAAGTACACTAAAATACTCATTTGGATTAATTCCATTGTGTTGTTTTCTATGTTTGAAAAATTTGGTCATTGTGCGACCTTCAACTTTACTTTCTCCTACAACTCGTACACCTTCAAGCGTTAAACCTTTTACCTTTGCAATTCGTTCTGCTTGTTGAACAGCAGTAAAACGATCTTTAAAAATTTCGTTATGATAGATAATATAATGAGCACCTTTTTCGTCAGTTCCAGTTGCGTAAAATAGCATATGTATTATCCCCTTTAAAGTTTTATTTTGAATGCCTAAAATCTTCAATGAATACTTGTAATGTTTTTATAATTTCTTTTTGTGGCCTCCATCTAACAAATTCATTGATATTTAATGAACCAATTAAATCAATTACATCTCCCGTCTTTATTTTATTTATTGTTTCTTGATCTGCTCTAAATTTCATTCCTATTAGTGTTGGCTTAATGTTTTCAATATCATCAAACCATGTGTTTGAAACAGGACATAAACCTAGTTTTAATGTATCACCAGAACCAATTATATCTTTGGTTAATACATACATATCTTCGATAAGAAATTTACCCTCACTAAAACCTTTTCCCGTAACTTTATAAAAACTATTGATTAATTCAATAAAAGGCTCATCAATTTCTTGATGATGTAAATTAAGCTCATAGCTTACTACATTTTCAAAGTCAACATCTTTTAATCTTTCATTTAATTCTTGTTTAAATTTTTCTAAATTAACTTTCTTGATTCCTAAACCACCCGCGTATTGGTGGCCTCCCGCAAAAATCACTTCTGGAATTTCACGAACAAAATCAAGGAATTTAAAAAATCCAACTGAACGGAAACTTCCATGATATTCGTCTTTTTCTTTTAGTGCATTTCCTAATATGATAGTTGGTCGTTGATATGCATTAGCAATATCTCCAGCAACAAGGCCGTTGAAGCCCTTGCCGAGTTCTGGTTCCACTAGCACGATACATTTGTCGTTCTCGTCTATGTATTCAACGATAGTTTCAATTGTTTCTTTTTGCTTTTGTTTTCTTTGTTCGTTTAACTTTTTTATTTCTTTAACTCGTTGTTCAATTAAAGAATCATCGTCGCTAATCAACAAATCAAGAACGTATTCAATTTTATCAAGCCTTGTAGCTGCATTAACAAATGGCATTACTGAGTATCCAAAATCATTTGCATTAAGTTTTCCAATGTCTTTGCGTAAAAGATTTAAAATTGCTTTAATACCCTTGTTGTTGATGTTTTCGATTGTGTGTTTTAGAATATAGCGATTTTCATACTCTAACATGCTCATTTGATCGCTATAAAGACCAAGGCCAACAAGATCAATTAAAGAATCAGTGAAATTTCCTCCAAGTGTATCTTCAATTACTTGACATACTTTCCATGTGATAAGTACACCGGAAGCTTGTTTGTTTGGATATTGGCATCCTTCTTGTTGTGGATTTACTAAAATACAATATTCATTTTTATTTTCGATCTCATGATGGTCAAGAATTACAATATCAATTCCACGTTCAAATATTTTCTTGCATGATTCTTCTTCATTAGATGAACTATCAAGAATTATAAGTAAGTCTGTTCCATATGGAATATCACTGATTGACTGATGAATACCATGACCACGCGAACGCTGTGCGTGGAAGTATGTAATATTATCCGTAAACTTTTTTAAAAAACGGTACATAACTGCTGCACTACAAACGCCATCTGCGTCAATGTCTGCATGTATTGCAATATTTTCGCCAGTCTTGACGGCCTTGATAATTCGATTAGCTGCTTCTTCGATATTCTTAAGTAAATATGGATCATGAAGTTCGTCCCTAGTAGGATTAATAAATCGTCCAATTTCTTTAATTCCATTGATAGCTGCTAACTTTTCAATAATGCTTGCGTTGTCACTGTAGGATAATTTAGGTTTCTTTTGTTTCCACTTTCTCTGCAAGTAACCACTCCTTTCTGTTGCATAGACATAATATCAAAATCACATTTAAAAAGTCAATACTTTTACTATTTTATTTTTAAATCATAGTACAAATCTGTGACTGCTTTAATTAACGATTCCTTTGTTGATAGTTTTGAGAGAGCCTTGTCAAATATCTCATTAATTTTTTCTTGATTATAATCTTGAATTAAATCAGTCGGCCTAATGTCATATTTATCTTTAAGTTGAGCCAAAAACAAACCAAACAACAAAATATCTTTATCTTTTTTAGTCACGATTAATCACCAATCGCTAATGAAAGATATGTTTCATACCCTTATTTCCTTAACTAATAAAAATTTTACTTCAAATTTCTTTATTCTTATTGGCCTTTCTTTCTAAATAAATTCTTAAACCATGAAAAATGTTCCCATTGTCGAGCGCATCCCCCTTCACCATCTGGAATATAACAGCATCTAAGAAAATCAGAAAGGGAGCCGTTATGACTAGCGCATTTGTAACATGAACGCCGATAAAGACTATCAATCTCTTCTTGTGTCATAATAACAAAATCCGCTTTTTTTATTTTCAAATAATTATTTAAATATACTAACCTATCCCTTAATGATTCTTTTTCGATAATAAACCTCTTTACATACTTTGTTGGTTCTTTGCATTTTATTGGCTGTTTGTTCTGAATATATTGTTGTAGATCGTCAATACTATTATGATTTTCAACTACGAATATATCTTCAGTTCTGCCTCCGAAAGCATATTCTCCATTACATTCAATTATCAACATTTATTTCTCTTTTGCCTCCTCATGAAACTTCTCTTTTATTGCAAATATTGCTTCACAAAATCAACTAGTTTATCAACATCTCGCTCTGTCGTATTTTCGTTAATCACAAAATATCCAATCTCAATATATTTTTCATAATCTCCCCCTCCATAGTATTCATCAACCACAAGAATCTTTAAATGAAGGTTGTCAGTGATTTTTAATAAGTGAATATCAGTCCCCTCAGTAATAGGAAAATCAATTTCTCGTTTATCAATATTGTTTTCTTCTATGTAATCATTTAAATTAAAAAGAATATCATCGCATTCATGTTCGTCGAAAATAGATTTATAATTAGGTATCTTACTTCTAAAGTAAGAACTCAGTTGATCATTTAATTCCGTTCTGTTACGCTCTACAACATTAGTCATGGATGCTACTCGACCTTCTTTTTCTGCTTCACGAACATAATACCAATCAGCGTATTTTTTCATTTAATGTTCCTCTTTTCTCATAAAATTATACTTTCATTTCATTTTTATTTTTTAATAATTCACATTTTAATGCATTGAAAATATGTACAATTACATCAACAGTCCATCCATCACCAAGCATATTGTAACGATGTCCTTCTGCTACTCCTTCTGTATATCCATCAGGAACAGTTTGAAGGCGTTCATATTCAAGTGGCGTTAATCTTCGAATACGTTTTTCGTCTGGAAGATAGATTTTCTTTTGTTTATATCCTCCCCTGCAAGCTGTCAATGTAGCACATTTACCCTCAATATTGTAAACTCGTTTAAGAAGATCGTGAGTATTTAAATGAAGTTTTGCCACAACTTTTTTATCTAAACCATAGAAATCATATGATTGATTGTAGTAATACTTTTCATTAACACTTGATTCCAAAATATCCTTAATTACAATTTCTTTATCTTTGGGTTGTTGGATTCTTTTGATATTTGTCCAGTAATACCTTTTACGCTCTTGGGCTGAAACTAATGCACTATCAATCATTATTGGTTCAACTCCAAGCTCTTCGGTAATAATATCTCTATCTTCCTTCGACATGCTTTCAACGTTTTCCAATAGAAAATATGTTGGATTAACAATTTGAAGAATTCTTACATATTCCCAAAACAGCCTTGACTTTTTTCCATCTAATCCTTGGTTGTGTTCGGGACGATCAATGGTGGTTATCGTTAAATTTTGACATGGACTACCACCAATAAGTAAGTCAATTTTTCCTAACGATAATAGTTTTTCTTTATTAAGTTTGGTCACATCTCCAAGTTGAATTGTATTTGGATAATTCTTTTGGGTAATTTTTATACTTGATTTTTCAATTTCACTTGCGTAATATGTACTAACTCCGATCCCTGCACGCTCTAAAGCAATTTGTCCGCATGACATTCCATCAAACAAACTTAAAACATTTAGTCCCAATTAATCACTCTCCTTTTTGGGGTAGCATAAGGCCACCCCATACAATCTTATGAAACCACAGTTTCATGCACTTTTTGTATCAATATATAGATTCATTTAACACTAAACAATCAATATGTAGTGTTCTAATTTACTTTTATTTCTACTTTTCTTTATTCTTCATTTTCACTTTCATCTTCAACATCTTCTACCCAAATTGCTTCTTCCCACGGAGCGTTACAATTTCTGCATACTAATTCGCCTTTAACTTTGCGAGGCTTTGAAACACTTTCACAATACAAACATTCCCAATGTCCTGTTGCCATAATTTAATTTAACCATCCTTCATTTCGGTATTTTATATTTATCTTCTGTATAGAGCTTAATAAAAACATCTATTCCTCGATCAACTGGAGCATCTTTTTCGCCCAATAAAGCTTTGTGCTTATTGGGAATAATCGCATAAAGAGAATCTTTTAAAATAAATTTATCTGCTTGTTTTTTTACTTCCTTTGGAGAAATATCTTTATCAAATGCCAGAATAATATCAACACCTAATTTCTCAAGTTTTAGAACTTGAGTGTCGCTAATTTCATGACCGCCAATACTCACACAATGACAAAAACCCATTGACCATGACTTTAACACACTTTTTTCTGACTCATAAACAATAACTTCACCTTGTTCTTTGATAAATTTTAACGACTTATCAAGTCCGTATAATATTTTACTTTTGGGAACAGGATATATATACCAATACTTTCTTCCACCATCATCATGAAGAATTGTCCTCCCTTTTACTCCCACAAGGTTTCCTAGTTCATCCCGTATAGGAAGCGTTATACAATCGTCTCTTTTAGAAAAACCGACTTCAAACATTTTTTGAACATCATAAGAAATACCTTCTTCGATAAACCAACTATTAGGATAATCTATATATTCAAGAAGGATCTTATTGTTATGTTTTAATAACGGAAACTCTTGTTGTTTATAACTTGATGCTTCTATTTGATCAAGTATTAGCAAGCATGGATCTAGCTCTTCTTCTTTATATGTAGAATCATAAAAATCATATCCACAAACCTCGCAAATCCAATTAATAGCATGAGTAAAATATATTTTTTTTATATAGCACACAAGATCGATAATGCTTGCTCTCTCTGGAAAATCGGATCTTGTGTGGTTAAGTGTAACTAATGTATCATAAAAAACATTAATTGCCGTTTTATTATCTCCGTCTGGATTAGCAGCAGTAAAACAATTTTTGCTTCGCTTAATGTGATGGCAACCTAATGCTTCTAAAATAAGTTCTACCTTATCGTCTTCTTTAATTTTTTCCTTCAGGACTTGAGCATCAATTTCGAATCACTTCCCTATTCCTTCCCAAGTTCCGCTTTGAGTTTACGTACCTCTTTTTCTTGTTTTAATTTTTTGTGTTCACGTTTAATCCTTTTTAATTCCTTTTCGTCCTCGGAGAGAATTAAATAACCTTCTTCAATCCACATATTTTTTCCTTTATCAACTCTTAAACAAATTCGATCCTTGTCTTTTCCTCCACGATTCTTATCAACAAATACAACATAATAAGTTTCATCACGTCTTAAATTTAATTGCTCAGTTCCAGAAAAACCATTTGGATTTAATATTTTATATTTATCATATTCATCTCCAAATAACGGTCGTGCCATTAAAAGATGATCTGCTACGTGTTTAATGTGTTTGCCATTTGCAATGGCTTGACTTGTAAGTAATTCGTTAAACAAACTATCATCGGTTAATTGAAATGTAGTCCAGATAGGGATATTAAGTTTCTTTGCGATTTCCTTTAACATATCTGCTGTTTTTACAAAAGACATCCAATCATGATCAGGGGCTTTCATTGTATCGTATATTGCAAGCTGACAGCCCTTTAGTTGATGAATCTTAATTTCACGTCTAATATCATTCTCGCTGAACGATTCAAGTTCAGAGAAATATATCTTGCTATTTTTCTCAATAAATTCAGCAGCCATTAAAATTACTTCTTCTTCAAGTTCATTGTAAGCACCAGTTACAATTTTAGTTTCATCAATTCCATTTAACCCTCGACGATATAACTCATTTTGAAATCCAAATTCGGGATTATTAATAACACAACTAATAACCATTGCATCCCATTCATCTTCATCTTGTTCGTTTGCCCCTACCCAAACAGGAATTTGATGAAGAATGCCTAAGTAACAAGCAATCTTTGATGTAGTCCTTGATTTACCACACCCCGAATGCATTCCGAACATTGTAAGCTTTTTGTTTCTTAAACCACGCATAAGCATGTTAATGATTTCAAAAGGTATTGATAGTCCAACATCGGGTTTTTGCTTCCATTGGGCAACTTTTGAAACCATATTCTTACCTAAGATAATACTTTCTTTTAAACCACCAATTATAGTTCCTATTTTTGAAGCTTGGTATTCCATTGCCCGAACAATATCTTCACAAGTTAATTTTTCGAAATTATTCTTTTCGTAAATTTTTTGTGCAGGAAATCCTTTGCGTTCATATTCACGTAACAATGAAAACTTTTTTAATTTTTCGTAGTATGTAGGAAAATCATTTAAATCAACAAGCTTTTTGATACGTTCTATGTAGGAATATCCCTTTAAGGCATCATATTTCTTTTTTCGCTCTGGATCTTGATTCATGTATATGTTTACTTTGGTTTCTGTAATTTCTGTGTCAGGATATTGATAATGTAACTCGCTTATAGAGTTAAACAAAAATTTTGTAGTTGGTTCTGAAAAATCATATTGTTCTTTTAGTAATTCACCATATTCCAAAAGTAAATCATGATTGGTATACAAACTGCCCAATACAAGTAATTCAGTTGCTATATCTTTAATTTTAGACTCTGTAACGTCTTGAATAAAAATCCCCCCCCCTTCTATATTAATCAAGTAGCGTCGTAATATCTATTTCATTTTCGTCATTGTTTTTAGAAACGGAAATCAAATTTTGCTGAACCTCTCTCATTTTTTTTACTACATCTGACATTTCTTCTATTTTCCTTTCTAATTTTTTATTTTCTTCTTTCGCTTCTTTTGCTTTTTGTCTATTTTTCCATGCCTGGTTTAGTTTATTAGTCATAATAGAAATACAATAATTAATTGCACTAACATCATTACTATCTTTTAATTTTGTAGCTATACTTTTTTTTATCTCATCTTCCGCAAGCAAATACGCTTCTAACATTAATGAATATTCTGCACCCATCTTATAACGCTTGTATGGTTTTCCTTTCTTAAGGTCATTTCCGTTCCTAAGAGCTTGTAGTCGTACAACATTTGCTGGTGGTACAACCACTACATTATGTAATTTCTTTATATATTGATATAATTCGTCCCATTCCTCGTTTTCTTTTTTTGTAAATTCTTTATGATCGAGATATTTTTGATAACATTCTCCTTCGTGAAAATATCCATCTTTTTCTGTTTTGATCATTTTGGTTTTATCATCAAACTGCAAACATGACCTACATTTAACTGGACGTGCGATTTTTAATCACCACCCGCAGTCATTCTTAATATTCATCTCCAGTCACGTCATTAATAAGTTCACTGTGCGACATTTCGGGCGTGTTTTTCCCGCGTCTGTCCAAATATAGTTGTCTTAGTTTCTGGTGGTTCATTATGCTTCCGCGTGAGTCCATTAAAACATCCTGATCCGAAATCAATTGTGGCTCTGTTTCCGAATTATGTGATTCTTTAATTCTCCATCTTAATTGATTTCCAAGCCTTCTCCAAGATAGATACTTTAAATAATCACCGTCAGAAAACTTCTTTTTAAATTCTCTATCTGTCAGAACGTCATATTCAACATTTGATTTATCATAACAAATACAATATAATTTTAATTCTTCTTGTAACCATGCATTTGCGTCTTTTCGATTTGAAAAGCGCTCGAATACAAAATGCTCATCTTCTCCCTTTATGTAAGCAAAAATAGTTGATACCCCCTTATTAATTTATAATGAGCGTCATCCAAAACACTTTAGATGACGCCATAAAGGTTCTATTTAAATATATCATTTTTTACTTTTAAAAGTCAATAACTCTTGCAATTTTTACTTTAACTGAAACGAATATGTTTTGATTCTGGTGCAAGTGTTGCACCTGCAACCGTTCGTCCTTCTTTCAGAGCCTTTAGAATCTCGGCATTGGCGATTTTATCAGGTTGCTTAATACGATACTGTTCAGGAATCTTAGATTCGTCTAAAATTACAACAGATGGATTGTTCTTTTGCAATCTTACATTAAAAATACCTGCCTGAATTTTTTCTTTTCCAGCCAACTCAAGCATTTCTTTTGTGTACGTCTTAAGTCGCTCCACTTTATTTTCCATTGCTTTACGACGAGCGGAAAGACGCTTTTCTTCGGCCTTAAACGCCGCAATATCGCCTTCCAAATTCTTAATGAATTTTCCGATGTTCTCAATTTTGCTCTCCATACTATCTTGAATAGCATCGAGCGTATCGATGAACATCTGAAGAGTGTCTTCATCTACCCCTTCATCATTTTCTAACGTATCATTTGCTAGGTTCTCAAGTTCAGCGTATTGACTTGCTAATGTATATAGACTTGCCATTTATCATTCTCCTTTTAAAATAAAATCACGTTTTCATTCAAATTCAGGAACATATTTTTTAGCGTTTTCATTCAGCCACTTTTGAACCATCTTTTCGTCCCACCCTTCGATTTCCCTTAGAGATTTAATTTTTGAATACAAATCCCGACACACTTGCTTGTATTTATTTTCAAGAGCGGATTCGTCATATGATTCACTTCGTATGACACGCTTGATAATTAAGCACTTATGATCTCTCGAATATTCGAAATAATATGTGTCTGATGCTTCTTCTTCTGATGTGTCTAGTGATGTTGTGAAATTAAAATTCATATGAAATTTTTCTTCTCCTTCATCCACTTCATACCGCGCATAAAAGTATTTGATTTGATAAAAATCAAAATCTCCTTCTGTTTCATATTCCTCAATTTTTGGTTCATCATATCCGCCCGAATGGAATAAAACGTATTTCTCTGCTTTTTCTCTATTCGTGAACACTTTCTCAATACGATATTCTGAGTAACAACCAGAAGTTACAATATAAACTTTCATTTATCTTTCTCCTTATAAGATATAAACTTTTATTTACCAGCTTCGATTTTAAACAAAATATCTTCGAAGGCAGCAATTCTACCTTCCCAATAACCTAATCTCCATCCACCATAATAGCCATACGTTTCTGTTGGATTATCGCCATGTCCCTCTTCGTAAAAAGTGACCTTCTTCTCTGCTTGTGAAATCTTTTGTTTGATATAATCAACTAAATCTTCTTTCACCTAACTCGCCCCTTCTTAATAAAATGGATAGTTTTTATTGTCATTTTACGAGCACAATCTTATTATTAACAAACAGTATTTCTTTGCCAAATTCCATTTTAAAGGGTGATTACCAACTTTAATATGCACTACTACGCTTAGTTACATCATATATGTACTCCGCTAGTTCATCTATGCTGATATACCTACAATGATCTCTGGAATACCACCTTCCATCTTCGTAAAAGACAACTTCTTTCCCATAACTCCTATCAAGGATCGTCTTAATGATCTCCACATACTCAAGCAATTCGCTACGCAATCTTGCCTCATGCGTATTTAGTGATTTTCGTCTACTATGTTCTTTCATTTCTATGCTAACCCCCATGAAATACAGATTTCATTCGAATTTATATTCTTGTACTACCACATTATGTCCCAGTTTGCCTAACAGTTTTACAATATCATTTGGTCGATTAAAATCCCAATAATTACCGACGAACAAACGTTTTTCACCTTCGTAGATTTCAAGCATTTCGCAATTTTGATCAATTTTAATCAATATATCTTTCAAATACTTCACCCCACTCCTCCATGAAAGAATAATTTTATTTTTATTCTAAACTGATCAATACTTTTTCCTCGTTGTTTTTCGCTTTATCAATCATTTCTTTTAGTTCTTCTGGGGTTAATTTACTTAAACCTAAAATGGACATAGGTAGTTCTTTTCTTCTACATAATTCATATCCAATCTTATGCATATACTCTTTAACAGCAAAAACATCCTCTGTATCGTACTCAATCTCTCCTAGATTGTATGCTTCTTCTTTGATACGTATTTGCCAATTAGAATCATTGACCCAAAATGTTCCTGTTGGTTTATGTTCAATGATTTGAACTTTTTTATTCATATTTTGATACTCCCCTAAAAATGAAATTTCATCATAATTTTATGTATAAACTTTCGTTTACGTATTGTGTTCCCTTTTCTTTAATTCTCTTAAAGCTACTGCATCCACTATATGAATAATCATGCTCATTATATATATCTTTGGGAACATCAAAAGTTCTGTTCTCATTACCGCAAGTACCATTGAAACTCAAAATATAATTTCCTTTTTGTTTTCGTAACCACTCCCACATTGATTCATAATTAATACTTCCGTAATACACCCCTTTTGTTCCTGCATATGGAGGATCTAGATAAATAAAATCATTTTCTTTTGTAATAACTGTTTGATAATCTCTACAAATAAATTGAACATCAAATTTATTCAACTTATTATGCCAATCTATAATTATTTGTGCTAGAGATTCTGGCATAATTCCTGTACGAGTAAAATGCAACGATGTATTAAATTCGCCTTTAGAGTTATATCGTATTAAACCATTTGTACAAGTTCTGCTTAGAAATAAGAAATCACTTGGCTCTCGATGTTGGTTAAATCTCCTCCTAATCGAATAAAAATATTCTTTTCTTCGTTCAATATAATTATCACGATTTAATTCATTCCACATTTCAAAATATGCATCTATTAAGTCTTTAGGAAAATCTTTAATCGCATTCCACAGAGAGATTAAATCACTATTTATATCACTACATATATAATCATTTTTCACTTTTATATCAGTATGTAGAAGTTTATATAATACACTTGCTCCACCGACAAAAGGTTCATAATAAGTTTCAATCACTCTTGGAAACTTACTTACAATATAATCAGCCTGACTTCTTTTGCTTCCAGTCCATTTAATTACAGGTTGTAGTTTTACTATTTATTTCACGCTCCCAATTCCCATGAATTAATCACATTCTGGAATGACTTTGCTATACAGTACATAGCACTTCCCATCAGAATTTATTCCAAAAACAATTAATTCGTCTTTGGATTCGACAACATGAATTTGAAGTATCTTACCATCTAATTCACTCCACTCAAAGGTTAGGACGTTTGAAAAAAAATTTAACTTTTCTTTTTCATACAGTTTACTGAGTATTTCTATTCTCTCTTGTCTTTGTTCATCGACAATTTCTCTTTGAGACTTAAACCGAACTCGTTGTGGTTTTGTATGATACTTTGTCATATACACTCTTCTAATAATTTCCCTTCACAATTTTTACTTTTAATCTTCATTGAACTTCTAGTATCTGAAATTTAATTCTGGGATTTACGGTAATAAATGGCATATCTGCTTCCAATGCTTTTGACATACATTCGTGTAATTTTCCAATATCAGAAGATCCCATCTCTTCGGGAGGACGCATCACTAGAATCGACCCTTCTTTCAAATGTAAACTAGATTCTTTAACAATATTTCCGTCCTTGTCTACAGTTCTAAGTGTAATAATTTTCATTTACTCCCTCCACAAAACACAGATTTGAACATACTTTTTTCTTATGTAATTAATATCCAATACCCTGCATTTGCATTTCATTTCTAATTTCTTGCAATACTTCAATTACTACATCTAACGATTTAATATCATCAAATTGCATTATCACATGAGTATCCAATTCGTCTAATAGCCGCCCTTCTGTATTCTCAATATAGACTCCAATGTCTCTAGGCTCAGATTGAATGAAAACTGCGCCAAATACTTTTCCAGTTTCTTTATCTTTTGCATCTCCTACAAAAATATCTCCGTAGCCGAATTGAAGATATTTTACATTGTCTTTTGTTATAATTGGCATTAGCATTTCTCCTTTATACAAAATAAATATTCAATTTTCATATCTTTTTTATCAACTTCTAAAAGAATAGTTTAATCATCTTAATATTTCCGAAAATTCTTTTTGAATGAACCTATACCCCAAAAACACCCATAATCAATATCTGTAGTATTCGGATATTCTTCTGTCGTCATCCAAATACCAGAACCGTATTCTTTATTCCAATGCTGTCCTGTTTCAATGACATAATACGTATGACCGTTTTTGTGACATTCATTATCTTTCCCTGTATAAACATAAGATTCTCCGATTAATGGAATAATGATTATCTCGTCCCTTCATAAAAATGAATTTTTAATCTTTAATAAAGAATATATACCTTTTCAACCATACGTCAATGTCACCAACTTCTGACAAAAATATAATTATTGCACTAGGCAAATTTATAATTGGAATTAGGCTTACAAATAACGCAAATCCAACAGGCGCATACTCTACTTTCTGAATGACTTTCCTAAAAAGTAAAATTGATAGTAAAACTGTTAATAAATAAATTGATACAATAATAATCATCTTCTCTCGTCCCCTCGTGAAATAATCGTTTCATTGTTAGATTAAATCAAATTCATGGTCAAAAATATAAATATCTTCTTCTGGAAGTCTAACGGTATATGAGTTATCATCATTTTTATCAACAATGTTTCCTTGTCTACCAATGTATTTACTGTATATACTATCTACATTTCTATTAACCAAAACATAATCACCAATATTAATTTCTCGAATAATTTCCTGCCCACAACACGGACAATATTTATTCATTTTATTATACTCCTTAACCTTTCATGTTTTCTTAGACAAAGCATCATCTGAATCATTTTTGAGAATCCTTCTTTTTCTTCATGAGATTTTGCTAATTCAAGTAATTTCTTAAATGGACTCATTTAAACCTCGCATATCCCTTTCCATCTCGCTAACAATCTCCCTAAGTTCATCGAAAAACTGATTCCTGTCAATATCCTTATTTTGAAATTGGAATAACGTATCGTAAACTGCATCACGATAATCGCCATCTACTCCAGACATTTCTCCTACCAAGTCCCAAACTTTATCAAGAATATCATCAAAATAGTCACAAGTATCAATTTTATTTTCGAATGCAAAATTTAATTTTTTACTCTTAATGACGATCATTTCGAGTAGATCAAGTGCAAGATTTAATTGTTTATATTTATCCATTTTTATTCTCCTTTCGCTTAGTAATCGAACCGCGCAATGGAATAACTTTATCTAGCGGCTTGATGCTCTCATCATATTTTCTTCGTATTGTTTTAACTTCTCTCGATAGCCCTGAAGTACATTAAAATATTGTTCCTCAGTATAAGCCATCGATTGACTTAATACTTGTCGTTGCATATTTTCAGCATTCATTCCTGAAATTTCAGCATATAATTCTGCTGCAAGAAAACCTATATATGAGTGCATATTTAATCCCCTCCTATAATCACAATACTTCAGTCAAAATCCTAAAATCTTTAAACATATTACCTTCTAGCGTTACTTCAACTGGCTTTCCCTTTAATTGAGAAACATAATTTACTTTAGCATCAGTTAATATCTTATTCACATGCTCAATCATTATAGTGATTGCTTGTTGTCGTTCTGACTTTTCCCATCTGCATTCAGGACTAATATTAACCGCGTATCTTCCTCCATCACCAACCCCACTACTAGGAAATTCAAAACAAAGCTGTAAACCAAACAAAAATGGTCTGTCTGGATACTGTCCAAATTCTGCATGGGTAATTTTTCCCAATACTTTTTGTTTTACCATGTATATAACCTCCACTAATGCAATCTTTTATTGGAATCCACCATAAACACTTTTATGGCAACTTATCCGCCAATTCAGCTAAAATATCTCCGTGACATGGTTTTGGTTTACAGAAGCAACATAGTGTCTTGCCTTTTAATTCGTGTAGACTGTTCAATAATTCTGGTTGCTGCATAATCCATTCACGATATTTTTCAATTGCTTCTTCTCTGGTTTCAACTTTATATTTTGCTTTTGTACCGTCCATATGTGAGAATGGGTTTCCCCATTTTGATCCTCGACCTATATAGATGTCATAGGGAACTTTGTGGTGTTTATTAACTACTTTTGTTTTTTGCATAAAAGCCCTCTTTCATTCAAATCGCTTCAATCATTTGTTGAACATTTACTTCTTGTAATTCGGCGTAATAAGCCTTCAGTTCGCTTATGTACCATTGTTGACTTAATCGAGCATATTCCTGAATAAATTGTTGCCGCTCATCAAAACTGTAGTACAGCGTTCTGTTCTCCTGCACTTTTTCTAATTGAATATTGTAGTTAATTACATATACTCTATTAGATTTCATATTGATCTCCCCTGATTATCTTCATAATTTCTTTATACTTCATTGTTCCGCTTGATACGTGATCGGATACAAAACTTCCGGTTTCCTTTTCTCGATAAAGCCTTTTGAATTCTCTCATAGTTTCTTTGATACCATACATGAAAACATAAACCGGAAATAGAATTGTGGAAATCGTAATTCCCATCCAATCCAATTTGTAAACTGATGAATCAGAACATGATGTTCGTTGTAGTAATATTCATACCTTGCCGCCCAATGTCGTTTGCGTTTGGGAAACAGATCGTTATGCTGCTTCTTAGTCAGTTTGAATTTTTTGTGTCCACTCTTTAGAGGGTCATCGTATGATACTCCCAGTCGTCCACTCTCTGTCTCCTTTCCTGATCAAATCCGTCTTATATAGTGATTTAATTGTAGGTTTCATCAATATACCCAACAAGTGTAGCAAGTTGCTCAAACAATACTTCATCTTGCAACGTTACGAATAGTCCATTGTCCTTCCCATTTTCGACAACCTTATGTCCAAAACCAAATGTTCCTTCTTCAAGATCAGTAATCATATAAAAAGTTATAGGAAGTCCATCACTTTCAATTTTGTGACTAACTTCAACTGTTCCGCGTGGCTTGCCCCAAATTTCAGAAATATCAATTCCTAATTTTGTAAACCTATATTTTTTACCTTGGTAATCAACTTCAAATGATTCTTTATCCCAGATATTCAATCAATCACCTTCCCTTTTCCCTATCAAACCCTATATTTGATTGGAATTTAGCACTACCGGATATTCGGTAAATCTTCAACATAGAGACTATCAAAATAATATTCTGCATTTCTATATTCTTCTTCGGTCAAATATTGTCTGAGTGATCTTTCATACCCCAACACTGTATTTGAAGCAATTCTTTGCAAAGTCATAACCCACTTTAAAAAATCATCTCTTTTATCTGCCATATTTAACTACTCCCTTCCCAATAAAAACTAACATTCATCATGTTTTACTTTCTACATAGTTCAAGATTATATGCATCAAAATACTTCGCCCAATTCTTGAATTTCTTCAATCCTCTCTGTCCTGTGGCGCCAATAACATCTCCTGTTTTGCTGCTTACATTTTGCACAGACAATAGCACCTTACTTGGACTTACAGGAAGGAATCCTTCGGGAAGATTTTTCAGTAACAATTCTTCATTAATTTGATCTTCGCCCAAATAATAATCCGTAAATTCACCATCAATAATTGCTTCTTTAATTGGCGAATGTACTCCATAATGTCTTCGATTTAAAATAACTTTCATACTTATCCTCCAATCAAATCTACCTTTCATTTACCATATTTCATTAAAACATATTCATCTTTAAGTTCCTGTTCGGTAAGATTAAGTTTTTTTAAAGCAAAATCCAACAGTTCATCAGCGTCGACCTTCGTCCCATTGCACCAATCGCATTCTTTAAGCGCTTCACCATACCAACTATAACGTTCATGATCTTCATCAATTTCTCCGTACTTTCTAGCAAACTTGTCATAGCATTTCCCACAATACATTTCTTCGCAGTTCGAACAGTGTCCATAGTGTCCTGCATCATGAAATGCATTTCCACAATTTTGACATGTGTACCAATCTACTCCCATTTAAAAACCTCCATTATGAATTGCATAATCTTCCTTTGTGTAAATAGTCTTATTCCAACCATTCTTGCTATACTCAGCATCTAACTTCATTTGCAATTGCATTAGACGATATTGCAATCTTCCAATCTCTGTTTGAACTTGCTGAATTTCTTGCATGATTGAATATATATTATTGCTTGTGCTTGTATCTTCAAAACACATGTAATTCACTCCTTTTTGAATTCCTCACAAAATCTTAATTTGATCGTAATTCTATATATATCGTTTGTAATCTTCAGTAATCCATTTTAATATTTTTAATTTTCTTTCCTCAGAATAAACTTCTTTCCCTCGACCTTCAGGAGAATACCACTGTTCAAAATCTGCGGTATGTTTACTGCTATTACAAACAAGACAACTTGGAACACAGTTATCAATTCCGTTACTTCCATCATCATCTACATGTTCTTTATGAAAATCAGTTTTCCTTAGCTTTCCAGCATATTTTTGATAATGATCGTCTATATGCAAGCCGCAGTAAGCACATTCGAAATTAAAATACTCTTTACAACGATTCCACTGATAGTCGGTGATAATATGAGTTTTTCGTTGTCTCCTTGATCTTCCATATTTAAATAACTTATCTTTGTTCTTGTCATCCCATTCTTTTTTCTGTCTATTTTCCCGCCTTCTTCTTGAATTTTGTCTAAGGAATTCGTATCTGCGCTCATCTTCGTTTCTTTTCATGTCAATGGCTTTATATTTTTCAGGATTATCTTTTCTCCATTTTGTTGCTTTGACTTTAGAACACTCTCGACATTCGGGATACAAACCATCGGTTTTATTTTTATTGTTTGGATAAAAATATTCTTCAGTACACGGCAGCCATTTTTCTTCGCCAAATATATCTTTATGATAAGCGCACTTTTTAAGCAGAACACCGCCAATCAATTTATGATAATCCTCATAGTTGTACTTTCTTCTCATATTCAACCCCTTTTAAAAACCCAATCAATTTTCCATTTCATCTAGTTCCAAACTCTTTCAAAATCTACCGATTCTGAATAATAACCGTTGGATTCTCCGAGCCAACGAATTGTAACATACCCTTTGTTAGTTGCAAATTTATAGAAAGTCCACGTTTCACTACCCAATTCATCATTTCTTCCTTCTTTAGTAACTTCTTCTGCCATAAGGATTGGTGAACCAACTAAATCATTCAGATCGCCAATAATCTCTTCAATACGTACATATTCGCAGCAATCTTGACAGTGGTACATACGATAAACTTCGCCATCTGTAGTATAGAATAATAATTCTTCATTTTCTTTGTTTTCAATATTAATTAATGTTTTATTTAATAATTCGCTAACTTTATTGTACATTTTTTCAACTCTCCAGTTTAATCTCTCCGTTTGTGTCCAAATAAACAGATTTACTGTTCAAAATTCATATTTATTGCTCCGATAAAAATCCGATTTCATATACCTTATACTAATTACGCATCAACTTCTAAATCCCAAACACCTTCGTTAAACCACCACGCATATGCATGATCTTCGGCCCATTCGTCAGACTGATCTTTATAGTATGGTTCATTATAATTGTTAGGATTAAGCTTCACATAGTGAATAATCCAATCATCTTCTGTTTCTTCAATTCTAGTGATTCTTGCATGATATGGTTCGTAAGGACTTGAATATACCTGACCTACAGCCATATACCATCCATCAGGATATTGGAATTCCTGAATGTCCAAATTATTTCGCCCTCCTTTTTTAATTATTTTTCGCTAATCGAATACTCTTGTTTAATCTTTTGAGTCAGTAATAATTTCATAAATGCTTCTTTATCCAAAACAAATCCATTTTATTTTCTCCATATGGATTTCTACTTATCGACAATTACTACCGTAAATCAATATTAAAATTTTGTTTTACCGTTCCTTCTGGAACGTAAATTTTATATTTGACGTTTCCAAACAAATCTCCAACAAACAACCATTCAACAATATTATTTGTGAATCTTGGTTCATAAGATTCAATTTTAGGTTCATTTGAATAAACAAGCGTCACATTGTCTATATCTACAGTGTTCATCTTCATCTCGTAGTTATCTGAAGTCATATATACATATTTCATATCGCCATCAATATATCCTGAACCTAAGTAAAAATGACCTTGAGTACTTTGGTTATCATTTAAGGCAACAATAGATTTTTCATCTACTTTTATATATTCTTCATTTGCTGTAACGGAGACAATAACACAAGTCATAAATGATAACAAAGTACAAAAAAGCGCTCCTAATAAAAAACCCAAAAAACCATATGTAAAACAATCAAACCATGTATCATAAAAACTTTTCATACTCTTTACCATATAATAAACACTAATTGAACAAACAGTAACAAACAATATCAAATAAAACATTTAATCTTCTCCTTTTACCAATAGGGGTCAATAAGAACCTTATGTCCTTTTTTAAGACAGCCATCAAGATATTCTAAACTTTCGCATAAATCATCACAACAACAATGAGGCGACCAATCATCATTAATTTTATTTTTATTACTTAAAATCCTATCTTGTTTTTCGTTAATATCTACACCGTATCTTTCATTAATACAACCAACACATGCAGTCAACGAAAACATAGCAGTTATTTCTCGACAGTTACCACACATTGCTATTGGATCTGCACCCATAAAATCACCCCATCTTTCTGAATAAAAGATAACTTTCATATACACTATTTAGAAAGTTCCCTTAGTTTTTGTTGCAAACTTTTAATTTGTTTCTGGTGACTTTTAATAAGTGCTTTTACATATGCAATATTCTCTCCTGTTTTTTCGTTATATGTATCTCCATCCATTAATTTTGCTACACCACGAGATCCATCTTTGAGAATTACAATTGTTGCGGGACCGTTAAAAATTACTTTATAATCGTTACGAACTATTGTTTTGTTTTGTTTAAACTGTTTAAATAAGTCCCAACCAGAAATGTTAGCCATAAATACACCATCCTTATTTAGAGTTGTCTCTTTTTTCGATTATAAAAGTGAAGTTTCATGTACTACTCTACCTTATATTTCTCCACCCAATATGTATAAGACTCTTTTGTTCCAGTATCCATATAATCTCCAATCAATTCAATAGCCTTTTCAACCGTATCCACTTCAAATATGTCTGGAACATCTTTTTTAGTGAAGTAGATTGATAGTAGGTCTTGAATAAGCTCCATTGCTTGCTCGTTCATCGAATTCCCTCCAAAATAGCATGCTGTCGAAGTAATCATCAAGTTCCTTCCAGTTGTTTGCGCGAACATAATCTGTTTCCTTTAAATTATGAGGGGCGGAAAACAGAATTCCACGACCATCCATTAAGTCAATATTTTTAGGTTTATCATCCACCAGAAGATCGCCATTAAAACCACTTTTGTTTCGCACAAACATAAATTTTTCAGGATTTAAAAATGGGAAGTTTTTACGCAACCAATAATCTTTAGCAGGAATATTGATAGAATTAAAAGCCGCTGTAACAACCCAGAAATCAATTTTTTTATGATACTTTTCAAGAACTTCTTGGCTGCCCTCAATCACTGGTAGATCCTTAAAAATTTCTGGATCGTCGAGAATTTTATAAATCCTCTTGCCCTTCTTGTCTCTGCTCAATGAATGCCAATTCCATAGCGTAATTTGTTCCGGTTTTAAATTATCATTAAATTCTTCATTGTATTTTTCAAGCCATACTGAAAGTAAATTTGCGAGAACTCCATCCATATCTAAGCCAATACGAAGTTTCATTTTCTCACTCCACCAGTTACCATCAAGTAATCGATAATTTTATATAAGTCTTCTTTGGTACTATGGTTACTAACTTCATAATAAAAGAAATTATCAGCACCAATTTCACTTTCATTTTCCCATTCATCTAAATTTGGTTCTTTTCCATCACGTTTAATACAACGTTCAATTCGTTGTTCCAAATCTGCATGAATACGAAAAGGAATGAATCCTTTCTCCTTTGCAATTAGGTATTCATTAGCTTGCCTACAATCTGAGATAATACACTTATCATATTTTTCTGCTTCTCTAAAAGCTGCCCGAACCCACACATCAGGATCAATTTCTCTAAATTTTTGTCCGATAGCTTGAAGTAAAGTTCTGTTTTTAGTAGTCATGTCAAAATACTCTCTTGCAATTTTATATATTGGGTCAGCAAAACTAATTTTTTTATAACCATATTTTTCGACTAAATAATCAGCAAAAGTATCTTTTCCACTACATGCTCGACCATTAAGAATAATCTTATTCAACAATCATCCTACTTTCTAATTCTTCTTTATTTTTTAGTACAGTTTGCAAATATTTATTATTACTAACACCATATTTTTTAATGTACTCTACAGCACCAGTCACACCGCGATTATAAGAAATAACAATACAATCAAATAAATCTTCGTCAGATAATCCTTTTCCATCCCATGCATCACGCAAACTACAAATATAAAGAACGGCCATATCAATATTCGTAAAAGGATCGTGAAGATTGTAGGTTTTCAAGCCCAACTGTTCAGCAGCCCATTTAGCCGTAGGTTTATGTAGCTGAAACAAGCCTACATCATCGGTATTTGATTGCTTCGAAAATTGAAATCCCGATTCCGTTTTAGCGAGAGCAAGAAGAAACGTGTAAGAAAGATTGTTTTCTTCTGCTTTTTCATATAGATAATCGAGAATTTTATCGGTTAAGTTTTTTGGTAAACCCTCAATTATTGGTCGCTTATTTTCTTCTTTAACAGATTCCACTTTTTCTTCTTTTATCTTTACAACTGGTTTATTGCTCTCAGATTGTGCATTAACAACGTCTGGCGAACTTTCAGCATTGTAATATTTTATGTTTAGTGGATTCGCTGCTTTATTAACTTTATCGGTTTTTTCATTACAACTTACGAGCAATACCGATAAAGTCAATAAAGCTATTAGCAACTTCTTCATCTCAGACTCCTTTTTTGTTGGAAGTCCTCAAGGTACTGCTTTGTTGCTAATACTTTGAGGACTTCCGATACGTTTATTTTTTATTTTTATGAAAGGATTGTTTCATAATGCTTTACTTAACTGACTTTGCTACTTCGAGATATTTCTTGAGTTTTTCTGTATCTTCCGAACTCTTATATTTTGCATCTCCAACCTTAGAAACAAATGCCGCTTGAAGTTCTTTTTTCTTTTCTGTTGATAGATTTGAAATAATTTCATCAATTTCTTCTTTGTAATCATCAACTGATTTTGTTTTTTCTTGTTCAAGATATTCTTTAACCTTACTCATTTTTTCTTCTTGCTGACGTTTAGCAATGGAATCAACATCTTCTGTAATCCCTTCATCTGCTAATCGGTTTTCAATCTGTTTACGGAAAAGTTCTTGATATTTTTGCATGGCTTCTTCTTCAGATTCAAAAGGAATATCTTCATTCATATAAACACGATTGCCTGTAGCAGTCATTTCATTTCCTTTTGTAACCAAGACTCTAGTTCTAACTCCATCAATTACTCTTCTTTCGCCATAAATAATAAAGTCTACAAGAGGATTAATAATAGCTTCTAGACGTTCAGGCATAGTAGAACTATAAACATCGTATGCTTCTCCGTCTTTTGGTCTAATTGTTTTTACTTTGCTGTGAGAAAGAAATAACATAGTAAATCCAAGTCTTGAGATTCTATCTAATTGAAGTGAAAAATATTTATCTCGCGCAGGATAAAATCCTCCATGTGGAACGTCATTTGGTTTCTGATAGTTTTTCTTATCTAGAAACGATAACTTTCTTAATGTATACGATTCGCACATATCATAAGCCTTGTTTACTGTATCAAACACAATTGTTTGAATACTTGTCCCAATCTCTTCACGATATTCTTCCAACTTATCTACAAATTCAATAAAATCATCCCAATTATTTAGCTTTTCAACTACATTTGCAACTTGACCCTTTGCGCCATCTTCAAATGGCACAATAATTGAATTTGGAAATTTAGAAGCCATTGTAGTTTTGCCGAACTTCGGCTCTGCAATGAATATACCCGTATAATCCGTAAAATTTACTTTTGGAATATTTTTACGCACTCCCAAAAGTGATAAGTCAAAACTCATTTATTTATCAATCCCCTTTTATTTATATGATTACTTTTAAAATTTCTTTTTTAAACATAACTTCTTTAATATTAACTCCAAGGATCGTTACCATCTTCGCTAAATGGATCATTGTCAATTTCATTATCAGAACCAAATGGATCTTCTTCTTTAATGAAATCATCTTCTTTATAAACTTTAGGTTTATGTTCAACTACATTCGTAATTTGAAGTTCACTAATCCTATCCTTACTCGACTTCTTTTGGCCTTCTGGTACTTCTCCGCCCCAATCAAGAGTCTGTTCTTCTTCTTTTTCTTCGATAATTGTACCATTGCGAATAATACCTTGAACTTTTACTACATCTCCAAATTTTGTTTTCTTAATAAAGTTTGTCACAAGTTTTTCGTATTTATTTGCATCAATTACAAATGTCACATCATCCCATGTTTTATCAAAACGAATTAAACGACCAACAATGTAAAGCTTTTTAGCTTCTTTGTCTACATTTGTACTAATAACAACAAATTCTTGCTCGAAACTTGCAATTTCTTTAAATTCTTCAGACTCAAAATCAATTGGATTCTTCAAAAATCCGATGCCTGTAACGGTATACTTTACTGTTGTTCTTTCTTCTCCGTTGCTTGTATATGTATTTGGATTAAATTCAGCATTGATATATACAGAGTCGCCATCTTCTAAAGAATTTTTAATTACTTCAACTCCATCATAATTAAAATAATTTTTTTGAACTACCTTACCTTTATCGTCTTTCTGTAATCCGGTGCGAACCGTACCAAAGCCTAAAGGAGTAAATCCTTCTGGTAGATTATCACGATCTTCAAAATCAATTTCTAAAGTTTTCTTTTCTCCGTTTTTGTTAGAGAATACTTTTACCTTTTTACTCTCAATAACTTGCCCAAAGAGGTCTAGGTTATAAATTACATTATTAGGACTTGTTTTTAGCGCCAGACTTACGCTTCGATATGGTGCTCCAGATTTAGTTTTACCTTCACGAAAAGTGTTTTCGTTTTGTAAACCAACAATAAGTCCTTGTAAACGTACTGATCCTCTTGTTTGTTGTAGTTCGGTTGGCATATAAATTTATCAACTCTCCTTAATATTTTATTCTTTTTAAAGTGCATGAAACACTAATTTCATTGGGTGGACTTCTAGCACAAATCATAAATCACCTTCCATTTTATGGAGGGGAATATTTCTCCCCTCCATCTTGTTATCTATATTAAACTGCTTTTGACATCAAAAGCAGATTGATTGTAGGCTGCAAATCATTGATATTTCCATCAAAAGCATTAACAAAATGGTGAACATCTTCATTTTTTTGAATCAATTCTTTTAATAATTTATATTCTTTACTTTCTTTATGTAAACCACATACTTCATCAATCCACATGAAAAAGAACTCAATATTATCTTCCCACGAATGGTGAATATCAATCATTACTTACCCCTCCTGAAAGCATTTTTAGTTAAAAAGGATATTTTGTTTTTATCGTTTTATCATCGCTAATTTTTCATATTCCTCTTTCTCCCTTCCTTCATTATGTACAAATATTTTAACATCTTTTTAATTATTTTAAAAGTTATTCCCCAAAAATTTTTCGATAATTTACTTTCCCCTTATCCTTTTGCATCACTAATATAACATTATTTATTTTTAAAAGTCAATCCTTTTATAAAAAAAATCCTAGAACTTAATCTAGGATTCCAAGTTATAAAGTTCTTTAACATAATCTTCGTTCAAGAAGTCTGACTTCAATCTTTGAATAATTGCTGATGATAATTTAAACCTATCTTTAATCATTTCATATTCTCTTCCGCCTAGCACTCCATATTTAAGGTAAAGATCTTTAGCGTAAGCCAACATACCAGAATAAAAAATATCAGTTGGAGTCAATTCGTTTTTATTAAATTCATTTGCTACAATCTCAAGCCGTCTATAAACAATATTCTTATCCGCGTTCTCAAAATTAATTGTTCTTGTGTGCGCAGAGCGTACTACATAATCATTATCAATCAATTCGGCTTTTTCTGCTCGAATGTCAGCAGACGGATTTCCGTTCTTCTTAATATAATCTTCTTCTTCAAGTGCTTTTTGAATTGTAGCTATACATTTATCACTAACTTCTAATGTCCTTATTGATTCATCTGAATCCTTAAGTGTTAATATTTTTTTCTCAAAATCTACATCTTGTCGTCTTAAATTAGTTATCTCGGCACATTCGTTGCCTCGCACTCCTTCAAAGAGTAACGCAATTATAACCCTATCCTGAGCATTAACAAGTTTATTTGGATTTAACATTTTATCAATTTCTTTATCAGTCCAAAAACGCTTTTCATTTGCCACAAAAAACTGTTCTTTCCATGCTGTATCAACAGAGTCTAAAGGATTCAAACCTTTCCTTAAACCATTCTCTATAGCCCATTCAATATAACGATGCACATATGCAACATTACTTCTAGAGACGTGTGGAGTTTTGGGCATAAATCTATACAATAATTTTCTTAATTCTTCTCTGGAAAAAGCATAAAGATCTTTATTCAATTCAACTTCCATTAAATACGAGACTTTGAATATTCGTAGAAGTACTTTTTGTGTCGCCTCGTTTTTATATCTGTTTATATACTTTTTCTTAATTTCTTCATTAAAAAGCTGATCTTTATAAATAATATTAGACAACTTAATCACCTCATTTACTTAAGAATTTGAGCGGCCATTTCTTCTGCAAATTTTCTAATGTTCCGTTTAATCTCGTTTGAGTTAACTTTACCTTGAGGAGAAATTATCGCGTCAAATCCAGTTCCAGTTCCCTTAGTGAAGTCAATTTCGTTAACCATACGAGGAATTTCATCGACCGGAATATCTTTTCCATATTTTTTATACAGCGCATGAGCAAATACAATATATAAAACAAAAGTGTTGTGGTGATTAATCCAACTTGTTTTATATACTTCCTGAACATTTGTAACGAAAGCTTCTTCAAAGCTACCAAATAGATAATCAAAGTAAGTTATAAGCATTTTAGAAATATCAATCTTGTCTTTAGGTGTTTTTGGTTCAAAAACAGCTTGTACAGTGTCAGACAAAATCGCAAAATTTGTAATTTCATTAAACTTAAGTTTAACAGCAGTATTAGGAGCAAGGCGTCCATTAAGAACAGACTTGGAAACAACCTCCTCAATGATTTTATCAGCCAATTCAAGGCTTTTCAGGCGACGTACATGGGTTTTATCAAATGTGTTAAAGCTGTTGTGCTGACCAAGATAAAATCTTGCTGTCTCAAGATCATAATTTCTGATGCTTACATACAAATATCCATCAATATCTGGGTTTTCTTCAACAGCTTCAACAACAGCCAAGATACGATGGTATCCATCTAAAATATCAATTTCAGATGCCGATTCAATAATCAGTGTCCAGTTATCTTCATCGTAAAACAATTCGTCATCGCCATCATGTAAAACATTAATAGTAATTGGAGTATCAGGTAAATACTTTCCTTCAAGAATTAGGTTTTTAATTTCTTTGACACTTCTTTTGTTAACCTTTGGTTCAAGTTTTATGCTTCCGTCTTTTTTAACTTTTTTAACTGGATTTCTTTGTGTTAAAAAGTTGTAAGTCCAAACACCATCATTATAGTGCTTTGCAATTAACTGATACGGCAATTTTGTAACATAATCTTTTTCACTTCCGCTCAAGGTTCTTTCATAGCTAAGAGGGAAACTCAATTGTTCTTCACGAGGAAACTTGTATTGTTCAATTTTTTTTATTTGTCTCTGATCAAATAAATCATTAATGCGTACTTCTGTATTTTGAGTAACTTCATAAATAGCATTAGCAAATACACCAGCTTGGATTTCATCTAAAGCCTCAACATTTTTAGGATTTGCAACCAATTCAATAAAAGTTCCATGTAGCATTCCATGATTTTCAACCAAATATTCTTCAACAGCACGTTGTTGATCTCGATGTTTTGCTATTTCCAGTAAGGCTTCGGGAAGCACATCATATACACTTCTGGTTTCAGTTGTTGCCACTCAAAACAACTCCTGTCCAAAATATTTTTTATTCCAACCGCTATTGTAACATAAAAATGCACACAAATAAACATGTTTTTGTTAACATGTTTTAATTTTGTGTGCTTCGTTATATTATTTGGACAGGTGTATCTGTAACCCATTGATTTATAATAATCTATACTCGCTTGCCTATTATTCAAATGTATTCACTTCCAATAAATAAGTCATGTGATTCAAACATTAATTCCATCTTCACGATATTTGCGTTTGCAAATTTCAAAAAATATTGCTTCAGGCATAGCATGAATAGGGAATGACTCATTTTGGCTTTGTTTCTTATAATCATTCCATGCCTTACGAGTTAATGCATCAGTAGGCAAAACTCCGACTTTTCTCCATTCGTAAATTTCAATAAAACATTTTTCAAGTTCTTCATCTGTAAATTGTTCAATGAATTTTTCAAGATATATCAATTTTCATCTCTCCCTCAAATAGTATTTTTATTGTCTGTTGTGAGTCGCTAGATCGCCATATTTCCATCTAAGTGTATCCCAGATAGCAATCAATTCATACTCCTCTTTATCGCTAAGATTCTTTACTGTATACTCATATATATTATTTTCGGCTGCAAGATTAATAATACGATTAATATAATATTGTTTGATATTTTCCAAACTCCCCATCTCCCAATAAAATGAACTTTTTATTCAAAAAATTCTACTGTAACCCTTGCTTTCTTTCCCTCTATCTCTCTGGGAGCCAATGTTAAACATTCTCTGTTGAACCCTCCCACCGCTTACGCTCACTTTCGTTCACTTAGAAGCGGGGGATTCTTGAGAAGTTTGGTCAAGCAACCCTTATTCTCAAAGGCGTGTCCAAATCGCCGCTACACTGTAGGATTATTAAATCCACCAGTTTACTTTTACGCAAAATATTTAATGCACCATTTACATCAGCATTAATAATTCTACCACTCTTACTTTGATATTGCCCTCTTGTAATACGTTTGCCGCTAAACTCATATTTTTGAGGATTATCAGCATTGTAAACAGGAAGATCATCGTTATCGAAGAAACTTGCTTTGCTTGTATAACTTTCTTCTTGTTCTTTGTATTGAATTCCATTAATCTTACAAAGATATTTGATATTTTCTCTTAATTGACCAATTGGAATATTCACAAAGTTTTGATTGTTTCTTTTGCCCATATTGCTACCCTGTTGCAGAGTTGGATTGTATCCAATCACAAGAGAGCCAATATTGTTTTTAATACAATAGTCAACAATAATCCTTGAAGTTTTGCGAATATAGTCATTAACTTGATTATTGCGATTTATTGCAAGTATCGCTTGTTTCTTGGTTATTCCTTTTAATTTTTGCTTATCTTTGATGCTTTGTAGTCTTGAATTTTCTTTGTTGTACCACTGATTAATAGATTTCAACCTTTTACCATCAACAATAAAACATTTACCCCAATTCGTAACACAAGTAGCCAAATTATCCAATCCTAAATCAATAGCAAGTACATGATTTTGATCTAACTCTTTTTGAACTTCAATAGCTTCATACGTATATTGAATCTCAAAAAACCTTGCCTTGTATTTAGGAATAATACGAATTTCTTTAATCTTTTTATTACGAAGATTTTCAGGTACTTTAATGGTTACTTTACCATATTCTCTCTTGAACGCTGGCGACATAGGAATATCTAAAGTCATGTCTGGTTTTATACGAATTTGGCCGATGACTAAGGTGAAATAACTATCTTTTTCCAAGTAACGTGGAAGACTAATGTTTCTAAAATCATAATTAGATTGTTTGGCTTTTTGTATTAATCCAAAAAATGATTTGAACACCGTGTCAACTTCTTTTAATATTTGTTGTGCCATATTGCTGTTTAATGATTTATAATTTTCGTTATCTTTAGAAAGATAATAATTAGATTCATAGGACAAATATTTTTGTTCCTGAAAATAATATTGACGAACATTGTATAATCCAACATTGTATAGATTCTTTGCAAAATGGCACATTGTTTTTAATGCAATATATTCTTTTTTGGAAAGATGATTTAATTGTTGTTTCTGACAACCGTAAATGATATTTTTAGTTTTACCTTTTGGCATATTTTTCACCTCCTTATGGATAATATATCAAATTAGTTTACTAAAAGTCAATATTATTGGTAAAATATCTAGTCGTCATTCATCCCCCACTTGTAGAAGTGGGGGTCTTCTGCCGACATGAGGGATAAAATCCTGCACGCTGGTAACATTTAGACCCGGAAATACAGACTTGAAAGGTTCAAATTCAATATGTTTCCCGTATATATGGTTGCCTTCACAACAAATGCAGGTATTAGGCTTATCACTTCGGCTGAATACAACGGTTCCCTCAACTTGATTTTTGTAAATCATTAATTTATCATCTCCCCATAAAATGGATTTTTTATTGGATTATAATGTATTAATCAGTTTTTGAATTTTATCATGTGTTCTTGGATCAATAACATTACCATTCATCTTCCAAACCAATTTTAAAAGTTCTTTTGCATCATCATTTGTAGCATTCCCACTGTTCACTCTTTCTTCAATTTCATAAATAGTATTCCAATCATCTTCATCTAAATACATAAAAAATATCACCATCCCTATGAAACTAACATTTTATCGGCATATTGTTTTTATTAAACCAATCATAATATACTATAAATATTGCCTTTACTGCACCTGCAAGCATTTCAATTTCTGCCTGATTGGAAGTATCTCCTGTACCAACACGTTCATGTAACCATTGAAGAACAATCGAGTCCAATCTTGTATTTACATGATAATTCCTTCTGACATACTCGTTAAAGTCTGAGCATAAATGCTCCAACCCCGAATAGTGTCTTTCTAGGCCGTCTACAATCTCGGAATAGTATAGGGGATAATAATCATCTTCTAAATCGATTATCGCTATCATAGTAGCCGCAGCCATAACATGTTTAAAAAGCGATTCTCCTTTGTCTCGGAAGAATCCTGATTCTTTATCATTTGACATTAATACATCATGAACTTTGTACGAGAATGGTGTTGCTAAAGCAACTATTCCAAGAACCGATTGTGGATTTGCTTTTCTTTTTCTCCAAAGCATTAAGAAGACCTCCGGTTCTATCCAAATGAAATCATCGTTTCATCATAAATCATTCATATTTCCCTTTTAGTAATAAACACAGTTTTTTCTCTCCGGTATAAAACTGCTTTACCTCAACCGAAATCTTATCAATTAATTCAGGAAATGCAGGTTCTCCGTGACCACAACTTCCCATACGACAAACATCTAAATCTGGATCTACTTCTTTTAATTGCTCAATAAGTTCTGATACCTTCAATCTCATCATTCCTTCCTAATTTCCAACAAAACCGTTATTTTATCGGTAATGCCTATCTTCAACATCATCTAAAATCTGACGAAGTGTTTCTGCAATATACATGTAGATGTGTATGTTTGCGTACTCATTATTTTCCCTGGCCTTTCGCTCAAGTTCAACATGCTTTCTGATTTCTTGTTCAATCCGATTTACAAGCTGAATATACTTATCATTCATTTTTGCTCTCCCCCAATAAAAGAGTCTTTTACCTCTCCAATTAATTGCACTCCACCAACTCGACAATCATATACCTTTAAATTTTCATCAAAATTGATTATAGCATTTTTACGAACACGAACTTTATATTTACTATCACTCTGATTAGAATCAGTCCATACGCTAACCATATCTTCCGGCCTAGCGTTTTGCAACAATTCCCATCCCGCATCACAAGTGTATGCCAAGAAAGTATCTTGACTCTCTAGTTCATCCATCTTATTTAATATTTCTTCGAACGAATTTTTAATTTGTAGATCAGTTGATTCATTGAAACGCTGTTGAATAAATTCTTTTAGTTTGATCCAATTCATTTTAACTCCTCCTTAGAATATAAGCTTTCTGTTTACTCTCTTACTTTTGCTTGAGCTTTCACGGAAATAATTCCTTTTTTTCTGGCAGCATAATTTAAAAACTCAATCACTTCATTTTCTGCCCATTCACGCTCAAATTCTGCGCATTTCTCATCAGTTGCATCTTCTTCAAAATCGCTACGGTCTAGTTCATAACTTACTTTCACAATCATATCAATTTCAATTTTTGCCATTTATATTCCTCCGATTTACTAAATCCAATTACTCAACCAATCCACAGAAATTTCTCTGTATCACCCCATCCACGACTAATTGTAACTGTATCTCCTAAATCATACAACTGACTCAAATACTCGTTGAAAGCTTCTGTCCAATCATCAAAACTATATTCAGTTGCATCCAATTCTTTCTCAATGCTTTCTTTGATCCATTTAAATTCTTCAATTAGATTAGAGAATTCCCACAGAAAATCATCATCTAATTTTTGCTTTTGTCTATTATTCTCGTTTTCAAGAATTCTCTCAAGTTGAGGAATTAATTTCTCACAAATAGCCTTAACATCTTCATCATTTGATTCATCTGTAAAAAACCTCTTGATATCAATTTTGTTTCTCCATTGGGACATCTTCATTCTCTCCCTTTTAAATATTTTTTATCAATATTGGCTGATTACACTAGCTATAAGATCCGACAGGAAAATCTTTAAGTCACGTTCCGTTACATTTCCTTCTTCTTTTAAAACGCTTAGGATATTATCAATGCATTCATTCATTTTGGCTTCCTTGTACGCATTTCGCGCTTGCTCAAACTTATTTAGCGCATCTTCCGCTTCATATTTTGCTTTTAACATTTTGTCAAATGATTTCATAACTACTTCATTCATTTAATTCATCCCCTAAAATTTAATTCAATTTCTTTTAGTACTTTTTCTATTTGCCCTTCTTTTAAATAAAATACCCTGTTCTCCATCTCGTGAGGACTATGAAGAATAGCATAGCCTTCACCATGTATGTAGATGTCGATATCCTGCATTCCATTGGCAAAATAGCAATATTCACGTTTTCCATTTATTAACTCTTGAATCTGATTTTTGGTTTTTGATGATGTAAACCAGAAGGAAACTTTATACGGTTCATTAAGTTTCTTCTGAAGTTCATCATTTGAAATATATAATGTAATACTTTTGGGAAATTGATTTGGAATTTCTACACCTTCAATAGTGCAATTATAAAACCTATGCCATCTCATTAACGATCATCTCCTAATCAAATGGATTTTTTATTAGATTTCAATTTTTAAATCAACCAATTGATCAATAAACTCTTTTAGTTTCTTTTTTAAATCTTCAACTTGTTCAGCAGTAGCTTTAGCTTTTTCAAAATTTCCGTTAAGCACAGCATGATATACCGCATCTTTTCCCACTTCAATAAGATGTTTAGTACGATCAATATCGTTTTGAATTTCTTTAAGAGTAAAAAGTGTCATTAATACTTTATATCTCCTTCCCATGAAACTGACAATTCATTTGATCACATTTTCCACTTATTTTCTGCCATATAATCATTAAATTTTTTTCTCAGTTCCAACTCATATTCACTTAATGAAGTATGTAACCGCCAATTATAACAATGTTCACAAAAATGATATTCTTCACGAATTACTTTGTTCTCATCAAAATCAATGTAAACAGGTACATTAAATGTATGAAATTTATCTTCTTGTTTAATCTCTTCACAACAAAAATTACATGTCAGTGTAATGTGCTTCATTATTGATTTTCTTTCTCCTCCTTCAAATAAAATCATGACCTTTTATTTAATCAAAAACCCAATTGATTTGCTATCCATTCTCTAGTTGCTTCTTCCAACATTTCCTCCCATGTGTCAAAACGGGTTGTCGCTTTTACGTGTGCATCCATTTTCTCGTCAGGAATTTTTTCAAAATCTTCTTCTGTTTCAATATTATCAAATCCAGCGCTTAAGAATGAATCGAAATCATTAAACGAAGTATATTTCCTCATAAACTTTTCATTAAACAACTGGTCAAACGGAACTCTATGTTCACCGTCTAATTCCTGTGCTTTTTTAGCCATTTTTTCTAAGTCTTTTTGGAACTTTTTTAAACCACCATCATCAAATTTAAAACCCATAAATATTACCTCCATTTTTTAGGGAAATAAAAGTGAACTTTCATGGTCAGTTAATACTGACAATTTTGCCCCTTACTACCTTGATTCCTTTATCTTTCAAATCATGCGCATCTGTTAGATCAATCGGACTGCTACCCATATATTCAAAGTAAAAATCCTTAGCGCAGTCAGGACTACAAAATAATTCTGTTGCAGTTTGGCTATACTCAAGTTCCATTTTGTCATTTAGTTCAACACCACAATTTTTACAAGTCAGAACTTCGTTCATTGTTTCTTGTCTCCTCACTCAATCTAATTTGCACTCTTGAAACGAATTATCTATTATATACCTATGGTTAATTATAACATATCTATATTATCCCACAAAATCAACCCACGCTCTTTTGTCTAAATTTATTTTATTTATATTAAAGCATATTATCCTTTAACTTTTGCTCTATTTTTTTAATATAAAATTCCATTGGCGCATTTTCTAAAAAATTTCTAAGGGTTTCATCCAATTTTATTTCAAGTTCTTCATTCAATTCATTTCCATCTTCATCATATAATTCAAAGTTACCATATTTCCATTCGTCATATTTTTCGTTAACTAATTGTAAAAAATCCACCCACCGTTTTCCGTAATTTGATATGAATGTTGGTTCCCATCTATCAACATAAAGTTCATGCAGAAGTTCTTCTAGTGAAGATGAATTTTGGGCTATATTTTCAAATTCGTTTAACGACATTTTTACAACTTCGCCTGAATAATCATAACTTACTTTATTTTTATGGAAATTATAAAATGGTTCTTCGGCATATACCCATTTACAAATTTCATTTTCCTCAATGACATCAATGATAAATTTAGATACGATCAGATGGATTTGATCTTCATTCACAAACGTTATAACATTTTTAGAACTACATCCTCTATTAATTTTATCAGAATCAACACCAACTATTTTGCTTCCATTTTTAAATTCAATGTACACGAATACTTCCTCCCGACAAACAATTTATTTGTTATTTTATATTCATTACTCTTGCGACCATTTATCACTCAATTCGTTTAAAACACTTATCGTAGATTTGGTATTTCCTTTTTCATCTAAATGGGCACATTGAACAAATATTAATTTACCTCTCAATTTTTAGTGACTTCTGATAGTAGTCTTTGCATCAGTTTTTCATATCCCATACTCACACTCTGCAAACATGAAACATATTTATCACCTCATGAAACGAGTCTTTTATAGGCTATCTTTCGATATCTAACAATGAATCTTCCCTGTAAGTATCCATTAATTCCTGAACCTTCGTTAAAGCAGCTCTTTGACCGTTCCTTTCACCTACAGAAGTTCCTTCATAAAAACAAGCAGACATTGCAAGAATAACATCATTCTTTGCTCCTGAGTCATTTATTACAATTCCTCGGCTCTCCAATTTCTGCTTCAACTCATTCCACTGGTCTAAGATATAATCACTATCCTTCACTCGATTCCCTCCCCATAAAACCAATCTTTTATTTAAGTTATCTTTTTTGTTCTCCTTGGAAGAAAATCGCCAACAAAATACAGCACATAGTCAATAAAAAACTCCAGATATAATTGACATCATCAATACTTGGATCATTTGAATTAAGTTGTACAATTGATCCATATAAGAAAAACAATCCAGAAATCAAGGCAATATATTTCAGAACTCCAAAGACCTTAACTTTCACTTTCAAACCTCCTAATGAAATCTCCGTTTTATCGCCTTGAGTATCGTTCGATACGTTTATCTGCTAAACGTACAATTACTCGAATTGCATTAACCTCTTCTTCTGTCAGCTTATCAAGTTCATCTTGATCATCCAGCAGAGACTCTAAATTTGTTTTTTGTTGCTTCCACCATTTAATAATTTGTAATTCAAAATCCATTTTAAACGCCCACCCTTCCAAATAAAATCAGTTTTTCATAGCCTTAATAAATAAGTCCGTAACATCAACAAATCGGTTCCAATCTGAAGTATCGTTTTTTGACCGGAATTGAACAGTAATCCATTCGTAATCAACGTCTTTTATGTTCATCTCAAATTCGTCTGTTAACTTAATTGCAGTCTCCGAAACCAGAAATTCAGAAAATTTCTCTTTTGTGATCATCACTTGCATTCCCGACTCAACTTTCATTGCTCTAACTTGCTCTTGTTGCCCTTTTGCTTTGATTGCTTCATCAATAATATGTTTGAGCATAATTAATTTTCTCCCTTCCCATGATTCCGTGTTTCATTTGCCTTCAAGTTTTTCCAGCGCTTCTTTGGCAGCCAATGTTTGTTTATACTCATCCCACTCAGTGATATTACGAAGCTCGTTAGCGGTAGCCTTAAGAACCTTTTGCGAGAGATCATATGCATACGCTCTGTAATTAATGGTTGCTTCTTCTCGATTCATTATCAAACAACTCCCCACGAAATTAGATTTTCATTTCCATTTTTAAATTACATCTAGATACTTAGCCTCAATCCAGTATTCTTTTCCAACTTCTGTTTTGTATTTGTGCTGATCAACTTTTACAAGAAAATGCATATTACTACTATTAAAGTCTTTCGTAATACCAACTTTAATATCAACAACATCTTGAATATATGCCTTGATTGCTTCCTTCTTCACTCTTACCAGAACACCAACTAGTTCTTTTTTAACAACCTTTTCGATACTGTTTAACATCTGCTCTCCCCACTCCCCTTATTATTTAACCTCAATGCCTTTTTTCTTTAAATAGTCAACCAACGGAGCAATCATACTTTTATCACTAAACCTCCCATGACTAAAGTCACGGGTGTTAGGCGACAGGGTTATAAATTTAGCGAATTTCTCCCACTTTGGAGTCAATATATTTTTTACAATCTGATAAAGTTTTGTACTCTTGACTCAAATAAGTATTATGAACTCTCCATAAGCCATTTCCAGTAGGTGTTATGAGATACCCTCTATATTTGTAAGTTCGAGATCGTTGTTTAGTCGGAGAATTAATTTTCGGCAATTTTTTATGGTTTAAAATTAAGTTCTTATTTTTTTCAGTGACTTCAATAATTGCTTCAGGTGGTATATCAAGAACTTTCTTTATTTTTTCAACATACTCTTCGTAAATAGCCTGCTCACCACGCTCCCATACTCCAATCATCTGGGCACTTTTACCTACGCTATTTGCAATATGCTCTTTGGATACTTTTTGCTGTTTGCGAAGTTGTTTAAGTCCCACGATTTGAAATTTTTTTCTCTTTTTTAATGAATTTTTTCTCAATTTTGAAATTATATCTGGGTCGCATTCTTTAAATTTAAATTCATCACCACAAGAACCTTCTTCCATTCTAATCGTAATATCATTAACATCTACTCCTAACTTTTCGCAAGCCTTCTCTATTGTCTTAAACCTAATATTTTTTCCATGCTTTATTCTATGCATTGTTTCGCTTGACAAGATATTATTTTTTATTAAGTAATGGTTGTTAATTCCTATATCCTCCAAAAATTTAAAAAATAATTCGTAATTCAAATATAATCACCACCATTCATTAATCATAATTTTACGATAACCGCTCTTAATTCGTCAAACAATTATTGTTTTTCTTACTTTCTGTCCCATAATATACGAACATTTGTTCTTGATTTATACTTATCTATATGATAAGATTCATTTACCGCATCTTACCACCGACCGGGGGAGTTGAGTTCGCAATGGAAAAACTTTTTGTCGCTGGTCGCCTTGTGATACCAATTTATTTCCCTATCTTTGGCCCACCAGAAGATGCCTTAAAAAATGTTCGCAATGAAATCAATAATCACACTATTATGCTAATCGATGGAGATATTTATACTTGCGATGGGGGTAGTTATTCATTAATTGCGAAAAATTGTCGTATTGAGTGGACTGACGTTGTTTCCCAAGACGACGTTGTTTAGTAGTCCAAAGGCATGTCAGCGTTGACATGCCTTTTTATTAATCATACACATCCACCGTCACCCCGATTTCTTTGAGGATGTCGCGGGCGCGTTTTCCTCTGTCATTGAGCATGTGGGTAAGAGATAGCCGCCAGTTTTCTGTAGCGGCATACCACCGCAAAACCTCGATCAGTTTTTCCCTTTCTTCCTCAAGTTGCTCTATATAGGCGCACTCTCCGCACCGTATCCGCCCATGTCTTTCACATGTGTTCATTTCACGTTCACCCCTATCTCTTCGAGGATTTCGCGGGCGCGTTGGCCCTCATCCCGAGAGTCTATCCAGCCCTCTGCATACCACCGCAACCCCTCGATCAGCTTTTCCTTATCTTTCTGTGCGAATTGGAGTTGTTTATTTTGCTCCCAATACCATTCATACCGAAGATTAGCCTCTCCCTTGTAGAACTCGATTTGCGCTCGTTGTTGGTCTAACTCCTCCCGCAGTTTCCGATTCTCCTCGTCCTTCCGTTCCAGTTCGGACAGGAGGAAATCAACGGTTTCAAGCAGGTTAATTTCTACCTGAGGATACTGTTTTACCGCTTCCCCTATCTCCGCGATCTTCTTTTCCCGATCAGTCATGCTTCGGCTCCTCCAATCCGGCAATTAACCTTCTTCCACTCTGCAAAATATTTGATGCGTCAATAAGGGTATCTGCATTTTCATTGTCTATCGCTAACCAATCGAGGCTTCCGATATATACTTTTCCATCTTTCGTCATCCAATCGCATCCAGCGTCGTCAAAATCTGCGGCGAGATATTTTTTCATGACATATAACAAAATCGCTCTCCCAAGTTCTCGCTCATCAAACTCCACTTCTACTGTTTGCTTGCCAGTCAACCGTATCATGCGTTTTCATCTCCTTTAACTTCTTCGTAACAATCATCGCAAAGCACTTTTTCGCCATTCTCATGTGTCGCGCTAAAGCTGCCGCAAACATCGCACTCGAAATACCAGCCATCTGCGATATATGCAGATTTCGAGATACTACCACTTTCAGCGTATTGGTCAAACTGAGGTTTCCTGATTGCCGATATATCCGTCCACGGTACGCCATTACTGTAGGCTTCGCTGATATATTTGGCTTGAGCGGCAGTTTCCGCGAATACGATCTCATGACACGCTTCTTCTCCACTATTTTTCTTATCGTGAACGTGGTATGCTTTCACTCATCTCCACCTCCTTTCTCTAAAGTGTTGTTAAAAATTGCATGGTCATATTCATTCAGCGCCTTTTCCAATCCCTTGATCTTATCGCTGATTGTTAAAGCATCGCTGTTTACTACAAGTCTAGCTGCAATCGCAAGCTTTCCTGCAAGATGAAGAATTTCTTTTTCTGTATATTTAGGCATCGTTCCCGTCTCCTTTCAGCAGTTCGGGGTTTTCGTAGATGTTGCCGATGACTTCTGTATGCTTTAAGTTTCCGTCTGATTCAAAACCAATATAAACAGGTTCGGGTACTTGTGCATAGACAACAAATTGACAACTTTCCTGCAACCATTTCACTTCACCAACACCTGAATGATCACGGAGTATATCACCTTCGTAGATTTCAACACCGTTCTTGTCTTTCAGTCCGGTGTATTGCCCAATGGTTTCAGGATAGACTTCATACCTAATACCCTTTGTGTCAACAATGAAATGGATGTGGTGATTGCCGTCCATGTGAAGTCCATGAAACATCTTGAGGTAGCTACCTTCCACCCACCTGCCGTTGTCTAGACGCTTTCCCCTGAAACGTATCTCACGCATCGTTCCCGTCTCCTTTCAGCAGATGGGGATGTTCAAAAACATTTCCGAGGATCACGCCGCCCATCCCCCATATACTGTTACGAAATGGTGAAAATCCGTACCCATCACGAGCGCCGAAGCATCCTTCCGAAAACTCAACTTTATATCGGTAGTACCCAATTTCGAGAATGTCCCCCTCATAAATCTCTTTCCCGTTCCGATCTTTCAGGCCAGTATATTGCCCAACCGTTTCAGGATCGACTTTGAGCCAGAATTCGGTGTTGAAATAGTCCTCCGTCCACTCCACAACCGGGCCGACAATGTAACGGTCTTCGATCAGGTATCCATGCACCCATTCGCCGTTATCTATCCGTCTGCCGCGAAACTTGTACTCACGCATCGTTATCCTCCTTCTCCTCGTCTACAACCGCGCTTCCGTGCTTATAACGCGATAGCAAGTTGGACAATATTTGACATAACTCACGAAATATGTGTTTTCGTCCTGTGTCCATGTATGGCTACTGGATGTTTCGGGCTTCACATCGGGATGGTCAGGACAATATTCCCTCACCCGTTCCAGCCCGGTTTTTTTGAAGAAGTCCGCGCTGCACACTTCACAGGGAAACGTTTCTTCGCCCAGTTGTCCAAACTTTAGGTTATATCCGCCTGTTCCGCCGCATTTGCATGTTGATTCGGTTGTGGCGGAGAGGCCTTCGATCTCGTTGTCTATGATGTTACGAACATGCATATCAAGCCGGTCTATAAACTCATCTAACCATTCGCTTTGTTCTTCTGCTGTCGGATTGTCCAGTGGGAACGTAAGCTCTTCAGTGTCTGTCCATTTCATATCCATGATTTTGTCGGGTAACGACGCCAACGCCGCCCTAAGACGCTGGACTCCATTCAGTTCTCGTACAATCCCTTCGACTTCCTGCTCGTTCCGTTCGGTGCCGGAGAGCAGGTGCAATACAGTATAGCCTTCTCGCTCGATTGCAGTAGCATGACCGTATTCGTCATGCCTGATGGTGTAGTTACTCACTTGGATTCGCTCCTTTGCATAGGTATTCCGTCACGCAATGCCCCAAGAAAACAGCCGCTATGTCCGCCTCTTTTAACCGTCCAACCCGCGCCGCAACTCTTGTCTCCGTTGCCGCCACGTTTGCATTCGGAGCAATCAACAAATAATTTTCCGTTCTTGTCGTAGAAACTGTGTTTCACGGCTTATTCGCCCCTTTCTTTTTAATACTTCTCATGCCTAAAGACAGGGATTTTACGGGAACATAATAAACAATCAATATTTCTTCATTTCTGCTTCAGACCACTCAAACAAACGTTTATCAGGATGTCTCAAATCAATAAGGCATGTGAAAATCATCGGGCCAGAACTCCATATTTCTGCCTGAACTATTTCAGCATATGTACCTTCCATCTGGGGGAAATAATCATCTTCTTCTTTTTTATCTTTCTTTTTCCAAATCCCAAAATGGATAGGTTCCATTGCAATTCCCAATGTTCCCTCAAAGTGAGTTACTAATTCAGCGTCCGCTAAAAACTTTCGTGCTTCTTCTGTTAATCCGTGATATTGAGTGAATCGTGCCAAAATATCATCCCCCAAACAAAACAAATGAATTCACCATATTATCGCTTTGAAAAAATTTGCCATCGCTCTTTCTTTATCAATTCCATTAAGTTTATTGACCAGTGGCTTAACCTTCTTTACTTCTGAATTCTTAACAATGAAACTTGATATACATTCGGTACTTTCATAATCTCCCCCCACATGTAGAATTAATTCTAATGAAGGAAACTTGGCGGCAAGAATGTTTAGTTCGTTATGTAGATCTTCAATCTCACAATCTCTTTCGTACACATTTCCACAAATATCGATTGAACCGTCATTATTAATCCACTGATTGATACCGTACAGACCTGTGCCGAATTGGAGATAGAAAATTTCGTCATTATAAGCTTGACTAGTACAGGAATTTTGATCTACAGTTAAATAATCGATCATTTTCTCAATCTCATCACGATTGGTAACTTTACCCTTTAGTTCGACTGTTCTCCAGTTACCCATTTTTCATTCTCCTTTATGATAAAATAGTGATTTCCTTTTATTTTAAATCTATTTTCTTAACAACCATATTTAATTCCTTCTCTGTCGCTTTTAACAATTTTTCCATCTACGAAATCATAAAACACACTACGATCCCATTCTTCATAATAATACTCAAGATGGATAACTTTCTCGATAATCTTACTCAGTACTTTATCAAAGAAATACTCAATCGTACCTTTATAATTTTTCAAACTACACTGAAAACTCCACAGACCCGTTTTTAAATCAAAGCGTCTTTCAAATCCATCTGTAGCTGTTGCATTCATCCAGTCACGTGCTCCATCTTTGTTAAGCGGAACATCTTCCCAATCATCAGGCATATAGCACAATACTCCTTTCGGAATAAAATCGGCCCTAGAGTATTCCCCAAATTCTCTTAGGAAATCAATATTAGATTCAGTCCATTCATATTCCAGTTCGTCGTGTAGCAGATTTAATTCACATCGGTATTTGGGTTTAATAATCACCTTGCAACGAAGTCCAGTGTACATTCCCATTTTATTCTGCTCCTTAGTTATAGTGATTTATTAACAACTTATTTTATTATACCGCAGACCGGTATAGTATTTTTTTAATCTTATCAATATACTTCTCGCCTGTTATTTCTTTTCGTTGTATTTCATAAAATGCTTTTGCGGTTTCTGATAGATCAGCCAATGCTACATCACATTCGCTGTTATTGTCCGTGACAATCGTTTTAAGACCATATTTATTTAAAATAAAATTAAATGTTAAATCATTTTGCTCGTCAATAAAGCGAATCCGTTTTGTATTCTTCATTACAATCACCTATCTATGTATTTTCGTCTAATTCGTCAATTTTACGGTAATTCATTTCAATTAGTTCTTCTAGTCGATCTTGCTCTTGTCGCCACTCTTGGATTTGTCTCAACAATTCTTCCTTCATATTAGTATTCTCCTTCCTTATGCCCCTAATTGAATTAACCTTCTGTATACTACAAATTCACCATATTTCATTTTTAACTCAGGCAACCGATCATAAAGATAATCTCTCATTTCTCGCAGCCGTTGATTTGTTGGTACAAGAGTTTCTTTAATTTCACCATCAACAACAATGTCAAACACGATCACTTTTACTACTCTCCTTTGGTTTTATTTTTTACTTTAAATCCTGCTTTTCCTAAATCGTTCATCAAATGTTCTCTTGAAACTGACGAATAATATTCTTCCATTTTATCTCGCTATCTTTTGACTTTATTAATTGCATCCCCATTTTCATCAATTAAACGAGTTGCTCCGCCAAAATACCACCCATTTGATTCTACAAACTCAAAAAACTTATCGAGAAATTCTTTATGACTTATATTTCCGTTTTCTGCATATATTACTCCATCAATCTCAATCCCTATTTTCATTTTTTCACCCCATGAAAGACTTATTTCATTAACATAAACTCTGTTTCCTTCTTTAAGAAGATAATACTGATTTTCAAGGTTACCATCATTAAACCGCTTCTTATCCCTTTTAAGAGATATTTTTTGAATTTTACCGTCCAGATGTTCAACTTCTATGTAACTGCCTTTATCAAAACCAAGCGTCTTCGATCTAATTTCTTTCACCAGCATTACTCATACCTCCATTTCATTATCTTCTTTTCTAAGTTGTTCAATCTCGATTCAAACCTTACTTTAAGTGTATCAGATAAGATTCTTCCATCGCCATACAATATTTCTCTTGCTTTATTAATTTGACATAATATAAATTCCTTGCTTTCTTTGCTTCTGTCCGATTCTTTAATTAAATCATTTATGTAATCGCAAGCCGATTTGATCAAAAATTCAGTTCCTTTTTTATCAGGATCTCCATATCTTCCGTGCCTACTCATTTAATCATCACTCCCCATGAAAGGATCATTTTATCCAATTCTTATTTCTTCTGACTGGTATTTATATATACCCCGTATACCCTTAACATCTATAAGTACCTGTGTCCAGTTTTCATTATATTTATCTATCACAGGCAATTTAACATTTTTGTTATCCTTCTTGAAGAATTGATACCAGTTTCCTTCATTGTCTTTCCCTTCGTATTGAATTGTTGCTGATCCATTTCCATGTATGTAAAATGCTCTGATATGCGTTATTTCCTTTTCTTCGAGTTCCGTTCTCATCCAAGGTCTACCATCCGTTTTGCCACTCTTTATAACCTTTACATTCAATTTCATTCGTTTCAACTCCCCATAAAAATATAGTTTCATGCACCGCTCAGTATCGCTTCTATGTATCGATCTTAAGTAAATTATAATTTTTTTGTTTTACATTTGTCAATATTAAATATTTTATTTTTAAACAAAAAACCTCTTATGATATCCATAAGAGGTTACAAATTATTGAAGAGTGAGAATTCTCAACCCACAAATTGTCGCTTTTCTTTTTTTGATAACATCATCAACGATCATTTCGGCGTTTTGAACACCACGACTCTCCAATTCAATAACCAATTCTCTAGTGTCATATACGCCTTTTTTAGAACCAACAATCAAAAAACTCATAAAGAATCTCTCCTATTTATAAAAATTAAAAATTAATCAGACCAATACTCTTTTTAAGCGCAAGATCAATTTCCCTTTGAGTTTCTTTATCCACCGTTCCTATTTTTTCAATTAGCCTAGACTTGTCAATTGTTCTTATTTGTTCGCACAAAACAATACTATCATTTCTCAACCCAGTCTTACTAGCTTTCAAAGGAACATGAACAGGTAATTTTGCTTTTGTTTCCGATGATGTAATATTCGCAACGATAATAGTTGGACTATAAGTATTGCCAATATCATTTTGTATAACCAAAACTGGTCTTATTCCTGTCTGTTCTGAACCTGCATTGTTTCCACGAAGGTCAGCAAAATAAATATCCATTCTACGTATTGTGTTAATCTTTTGCGAAATATCTCTTTCCAACGTGGCTAACATCCGTTCCACTCCCAAATGTTAAACCTAATAATTTATTTTTTTACACTATAAACAGTATATATAATTTTTTCTTTTTTATCAACGGGAACAAATGTTCTATTTTATATATTTTTTTGTATGTATAGGTAATGAAGATTTTGGATATAAATATAATAAATCGATAAACGAGGCGAGAAGAATGAACAGGAAAGATAGTTGGAGTGCAGAAAATGACCACATTCTTGCTGAAGCGATTCTTGAAAGCGTAAGAAACGGTGGCACACAAGGGGAAGGATTTAAAGTAGCGGCGGAAAGATTATCAAGAACTCCAGCAGCTTGTGGTTTCCGTTGGAATAGTAAAGTTAGGAAGCAATACGAAGATGAACTTGAAAAAGCAAAACAAGAAAAAAGGACGCTTCGTGAAAATAAAAATCAAAAACTTGATATTCCTGATATCGCAGAAAACAGTGAAGATCCATTTGAAATACTGACGAAAGCAGTTGAAGAAGCAACCGCTGCTTATAAACGATTACAAAGAGACCACAATAAGCTCCGTAGGGAAAACGTCAGATTGGAACAAAAAATTCAAGAAATCCCTAATGGTGAAGATTTAGATAACCTGATCAACATGTTAAACAACGCCCGAAAATTAGGTTTTCTGAAAAACGAAAGTTCCGCTGGTTAATCAGCGGAACTTTTCTATGCCTGAAGCCTTCAAAAATCGAAAATGTTTTTATTGGGGTCAACTTTAACCGTCTCACCCATCATTAATTCCCAAGCAGAATTCCAATCTTTAACCGTTACAATCGACCCATTGGGTCGAATCACTTTAACATAGCCATCCTTAATTTTGCGAAGTTTATAATCATATTTTGCAGCATATGATTTAGCTTTTGTTTGTGCTGGCGAGATATAGGCCATAAAACCACCCTATCTGTTTTTGATCACTGACACCAATTCGTCTGAAAAATTTCTGTATTCAAAATAAGCATTCTGAAGCAACAACTTTGTGTTTCGGCTATTCCTTTCTAGATTTAATTTATGCATAATACCATCAATTAGACTGATGAATTGAGAAGCAGTATTTCTATATTTGTCGCCTGAGATGTCCAAACTATCTAATACATTTGGAAGTGCAGCAAAATGTTTCTCTGTTTCGGCTTTTATGAATCTTAGACGCCAAAATATTTGTTGCAAATCTAACGTTTCCAATTCCTCAATCGACCACGACAATTCTCTTTTCATTTTTCCAGCCCATGCCTGATGCCAGTTTAACGCCAATTCTTTTCTACGGTTGATGTCCGATGTCTTTAGAATACGTTGTTTAATTGACAGTCTCCCCATAGCAAACCCACCTTACTTAATTTTTATGATAACATTTTAGCACAAATTAGCGCTTGACTAAATAAAGCATATATTTTAGAATTAAATTGATCAAAGTCATTCTCACTAGAGAATGTGGATTGAAACTCTCTAAATGTCTCTCCCCCCCCTTTTTTTATTCGCTGAAACAGCTTTTATTAGCTGTAATAGCGTGGATTGAAATGAATTTTTCTCCTTAATTTAAGACCACCAATCGGTTTGGTGGTCTTAAATCTTTTTCACCATAAAATGTCTCTTTTATTAAACACCAAAAACCTTGTGAATCTCCTCCCGATCATCACTCCAATAAACCGCATCTGCTTTTAAAATAACATTTGAAATTAAATTTAAATAAACAAACCAACTATAAACCTTAACTTTGCCCTTCATATCGACAACAACATACCATCCTCTGGTTTTAAGCGAACTAAAATCCGATTGATATTGCGTGATCATTTTAACCAAAAGAAACCAATTCCTTTTTTATTTTTATTGTACTATTATTTTAAGATTTAATCGACTATATTTCGACTACATTTGCGCATATACACAAAAAGCGCCTGAAGGCGCTAAAAGTTGACATGAATGGTGAGCCATGAAGGACTCGAACCTTCGACACCCTGATTAAAAGTCAGGTGCTCTACCAACTGAGCTAATGGCTCATGGTGCGGATAGAGGGATTTGAACCCTCACGTCTCAATGACCTCGGATTTTAAGTCCGATATGTCTGCCAATTCCATCATATCCGCATGGCATCCCCTAGAGGAATTGAACCTCTAACCTACAGCTTAGAAGGCTGTTGTTCTATCCAATTGAACTAAGGGGATATGGTAGGGAGCCTTGGAGTCGAACCAAGCTCGTTATTCACGGTGTATAAGACCGTCGGCGTCTACCGGACGCCTCGCTCCCCATTTGATGAATTTATATTATCATATTTTGTTTTTAATTGTCAATAGTTTTACATATTTTATTTTTTTATTTTAAAAACACCTACTACATTTCTCATAAATATTGTCCTTCTTCATTTCATCTTATCCTTGCTTTCATTCTTTTTTAGTCATAACAATAATACGATCAATTTCCTCATGAAGTTGATCACGATTCCCTATAAACGTATATTTTAACCTTTGAATTCGTTCAATTGCTTCTTTATATGAAATCTTTTTATTCATTATTCGCACCCCACGAAACAATTAATTGATTAACTCTACAGACTTAACAATATAACCTAGATCACCTAGAAAATTTTTTAAACGATAGAACTTGCGTCCGCTGGTGGTCTGTTGAATTATATCAGCTTCATCTAAACAATGAACAAATGTTGCTACATAGATATCATCCCTGTTCAGTTTCATACTATCAACTCTCCTCGAAATGGACATTTGATTCTAACTTATAACTTATTTCTAACTTGCATTTAACTTGCAAAACCGCCCCTAAATTATAAAGAAACCTTACTGTTATGCGGTTTTTTAGCTTGCTGGTAACTTGCTTATAACTTTTTTACAACTTAATATGCCGATCAAAGATACTATTTATAGGCTTTCCTGTTCAATCTGCTTAATTTGCTGTAGCAAAACATTACGATCAACTTCTATAGCAAGTATTTTATTCCTAATTTGTTTTATTTTCATAGTTGTTTTAATTCTTAATACCGCAAAGATGATAAGTAAAACAAACAGCAGACCAGCAATAGTTGAAAGAATTAACAAAAGGATTCCGACCAACTGTCATGCTCCTTTCTGTTGATTATTATTTTTAACTCTTACAACTTTATACTTAATTCCGTCTTGTTCGCACAGATGAATGAATTTGTACATATGCAGCACATTGTCGAAATGGTACTCTGCGACTGTTATATGACCATTCCACCATTCGATTGTAGTCACCTTGAACATATGTATACCTCCTGCTGTTATTGTTCTTGTGAAATAATCTTTTATTTACTCTTTCTAATCGCACACGAACCATCAAACCATTTAACTTCAATTTTATATTCGTTTAGCAAAGCAACTTCATCAATAACTTCATCTGCAATCTGCATCCAGTTTTCACCATGTTCAAACTTGTTGATACGAATATAACCTTCCATTTCCAATTTTTTCGCTGCTTCCAAAACTTTAGGGCTAATTTTTTCAAAGAATACTGCTACTTTTATCTCACCTTTTATATATAAAATTTCTTGCCTTTTGTATTCGCTGTTATTCGCAAATAAAATCAAGCTTTTTCTCAATATCAGCCACAGTATCAAATTCACTAATAATTCTGTCGTACTCATTTCTACCATACGCCGACACAATAACCCTATTAAGGTCATGAATCCTCATGCACGTAGCAGCCGCATAAATTGTCGTTCCATCCTCAGTTTTAAAATGAAAATCAAAAGTATCGCCATTTCCCAACTCATAAATTTTGTTAGCAATCTTTCTCCTTGCTGTCATTTTTTATCACTCCTTATAAAATCATTCTTTCATCGACTAATACATACTGTAACCAGTTCCAACATATTTAATCTCTTCGCCATTATGATAAATTTCTACGTTGTGACTTTCCTTTTCTCACCTGAATACAATACACTGAAGGTTTTCATAATCTCCGAATCTTACGCTGTCGATTATCCTATTCTTTGTATAGACATTATTTTGGTACATAATTTCACTTGCTATTATTGCGGCTTCATCATACGCAATTTGCTCTCTGCTATCATAATTTTTCATTTTTAACACCATCCTATTATTATTTTTATTCTAATCAAATCCTGCTTTTATCGGCTTCTCAAGTTTTCTGCAAGTCTTTTCAATTGTTATCGACTCCTTTTCGTTCTTTTAGTTTGTGCTTTATACCACTTACGATAAAGTCTAAGCCATTCATCGCATTGCTCTTGCGTGTCAATAGGCAAATCAAAAAACTGTTCCAGCGTCATAAAATAACCTCCTTAATATCTTCTTTATTCGGTTTTGTTCCTTCGATCATTCCAGCATCAACTAATTCCTTTTTGCTGTTAAATCGCCATTTTCGATAAAGAAATACATCATTTCGATTTTCGTACCAATCAACTTTTTTGATGGGTTTTCGAATATGTATATATCCTTTGCTGTTAATTGCAGCCTCAAATATTGGTTTGTTATTTACAATGATAGTATACCATGTGTCAAAAGAACATGATTTATTTTGAAAGAGTGCCTTATTCACTACTTCAAACAATTCTTTGTCATTCATAATAACACCTTTTGTCTGTTATTTTTGAAATATCCATGAAATCGTTGTTTCATATACTTATACCGACGCTCTGTTAAGCATCTGAATCATCCATCCTTCTTCTTCTGGACGAATGGAACCAAATTCTGGCGCTTCATTCCGCGCTAGAATGATCGTTCCCATGATCACATCATCATTCCATAAAATATTCGGTTGAAGTCCAATTAGTTTTCCTTCTTCATTTAAGATAAGAATATGGTCAATTCCAAAGGGAACGGCTTCTATATATCCACCAACAATTTTCTGTTTAGCTTCGAGCGTATTTGAAATGTCAGTCACATAAGCATCCTTCTGTGGCTCTTTGACGATAACCCTAATCAGTCCCATTCTTCATTCTCCTCTTCGTCTTCTTCGCTTGTCATCAACGCTTCTGCGTCTTCACAGGCGCTTACAAGCCCGTCAAAGGCTTCTTCATCCCCTAAGACTTCCCACAGACTATAAACCATTTCATATGGAATACCATATTCATCTGCAAGTTCTTCAAGGTATTCTTCACGACTGTTATAGCCATTTTCTTTATAGATGTTCGACATAAATCTGATCACCTGTTATGTATAATATTTCGTTTCTATAAACAATATAGCACATGCTGTTATAAAAAGAAATTATTTTTTATTGAGGCTAGGAGAGCGACAAACACTCTCCTAGCCTTTTAACAATACTTATTCTTCCAATACTCCAATCAAAATTTCAATACGTCTTTTTACGCTATCTGCCGAAGAACTTTTATTTCGTTTCGTATTCGCATAATTCGATCCAGAAGCTTGATTAGCAATGTAAATACTTAATTTTTCGCTGAAGACCTCTGGAGTACAAGTTGCTTTTACAGCAGCGCCAACAATTCCAATAACATCTGCTTTCTTAAGGATCTTCTTAGCTGTTTTCTCGTCAGTTGAAGCAAAGGCTACGGAAAGGAAGTCAAATGTCTTTTGAATCCTGTCTTTTTCTCCCTGCGAAAGCCCATCAATACGAAGTTTCAATGCAAATTCCCGCATTTCTTTACTTCCGATGTCATATCCTCGTTCTGTTATAATAGAAATCATTTGCAAGACCAACTCTTGATCTACATATTTATCTCGTTGTTTGTCACTCAAAGCCACCTTTTGCATGAAAGGCGTCTCAATGAGGCTGTTAATATAATCAAGCAATTCGGAACCCAGAATGGAGCGTGTCAACTCAATTGCCAAAAGAGGAGTTCCGCTATTCAATCTGCGGAAAAAATCATCTCTTTGGTCAGGAGTCAACTTTTCGAATTGATAAATGACAACATTAAAATCCTCGAGAATTTCCTGAAATTCTGGCGGAAGTTCTGAAAACTTCTTCCCAGAAATGTCCACTCCGAAGATTGGACGAAAATCATCTACAATTGCAATTTCGTCCCTCATAAAAGGAATAATAGCACGTTTAAACCTTTGCTTACCATCAATGCACCATGTAATATTATCCTCTGATTTAACGGCGTAAACTGGAGGAATCGGATATCCAAGCAAAATCGATTCAATCAATTCGCTAACTTGGAAATCTGTCCATCTCAAGTTTCTTTGTACTGCCAAATCAAAGTTAAACGAATTGGGATTTCTTGCGATATTTCGCAAGCTTCTTGGTTGTGCTTGCGATTTTTGAATCCTTTCTGCTGCAATACGTTCAGCCAAGGATGTATATTGCTTGCTATTATTATCTTCTACCATGATTTTGTCCTCCATCAAATTTTTTTCTACATTTTCCTCAAATACAATTTCTGCTTGCATAGCTTAAATTCCTCCTTGATAATAATTATTTTTGACACTCCCCATGCGTAAACGCAGGGGTTTTACGGTGACTTCATATAATTAAGATTTTTCGTTATCATTCCAATAAACCAAAACTTTATTTTTATAACCAAAACATTCTTCTTCCTCTTCAATATCAGCAAAAACCGTCATATTCAAACCAATAACAGCACAAACTGATAAGAAAAGAATTACACCTGTTATTTGCCATGCTACCAAATAAATGATTCCATTCATATGTATCCTCCATATTTTATTTTTAAACTTTACATGAAAGCATTATTTCATTGTCTGTTATGGCAACAATGCCACACATTCACCAGTTTGAATATAATAAGCCCGTTGTAAGAACGCTAATGTATGATCATAGCGTCCCGCTAAAGCATCCTCAATTTGTTTCTCACGCCATTTAATATACGCTTCAGGATCATTTACTTTAACGCTACCGTTCTGTACTTCCTCAATGCATCCTCTAGCATTATCAGCATACCATTGACGCGCCTTTAAAATTGATTCCTCTGTCAACTTTACTCCGTTGAATTTCATCTGTTATCATCCTTTCAAGATTGAATGAAAACCTTATTTCATCGGCTGTTATGCATAAACAAATTGCGGAGCAATCCAGTTTGTTCCAAGTTTATTACCGTATTCAGGCGACATGCTTCCATCATCATTTCTTTTCACTTTCTTAATAAAATCAATCGGCATCCCATTCTCAAAAAGCCAGATATCCGCAAACCATTCACCGTTTACAAAATAATGTGTCTCAATTCGATATTCTTTCATTGTTATCACTCCATCTTTTTTATTTTTCACTTATTTTACTAGGAAATAACATCTTGAAAAGCGGTCAAATTCATATGCCTCATCGTTTACAGTCATAATAATTTCTTCAAAATTTCTATGCTCAATGAACTTTACATAAATATCCTCATTTTCTTTAACTGGATTCCATCCCATACAAAATTCTTCTGACATTGCAATTCTAACCCAGTTGGGTACATTGGAGTCAAATTTCACATTTTTGTTTTTCATCTTATTATTTGTCTCCCTCATAAAATTCTGATTTCGTGTACTACTGCTGTTATAGTCAAAAACCTAAAACCCAAAACAATAAATCTTTATTGATTCGCTCACGGCAATTGAGAACGTTTTCTCTGATAATGAAAAGCAAAAAGCCGTTAATATGATTTTTTGTATTTGGTTTTGCTTCGATATACTTAGCGATTTCTTCATATGTCATTGTTACAACATCTTTGGCAATTGAATCCAAAAAGTTACCAACTCTACTTTTATATTGCAGCCAACTTGCTTTTTGTTTGGAGTCCGTTTGCCAATCAGGATATTTTGAATCGCGGAACACTTCAAAGTAGCTGTTATTAACATCTGTCATGTTTTCGAATTTCTTAATTTGGTTTTCCCATGCTTTAATATTCGCTTCTGTAACTGTATAGGACATTGACGATCAGTCCTCTCATATGTAATTTTTAACTCTAAAACTATCATATCATTGTATTTTACACTAGTAAAGTATAATATTTTATTTTAAATCCTTATTTTCATCCTTGCTATTAAAATAAATAAGCGGATCGGCTCCGCTTGGGCTGTTATAACATTGTGTTGTTATTACATACGAATAGCAGTAGTAAAAGGCGAAAACTTACCAATCCAAGCGCAAGCATCCTTTTCGTCGTCTGTCCAAGATTGTCTATTAAACACTTCTTCTGTCTCTTCAACACGTTTAGGATACGAGAAGAAACCAACATCAAATATATTTTTAGCTACTACTCGGATAGATATTCCCGTGCTATTATTACGGATCAATCCGTCAAAATATCCGTCTGTGCCATCTTCGCCGCCTGTAGGCATGATTAATTGATACGTTTCAATGATTGTAAATCTGTTATAATCTGCTTCGCGCTGTCGTTTCTTTTCTTCTTCTGCGTCAATCATTTTCTGCATGATTTCCTTTGCTTCAGCGATCCACTGATCAATAACAAATAAGACTTGATCGACGTATGCAGGCTTTATTGTGTACTTATGGTATGCTTCATAAAGCAAACCATCATTTCTCCACTTTCCCCATTCCTCGTCTTTATCAAATGCGGTTTTGCAAATGTCCCATATGTTTTGTTGCCCTGTTATATGTTGCATGAGACTAAAAAGAGAATTTTTGATTGTATAATTTGCGGAATGCGGGATGTCAAATAAATGATTATCGAGTGTGCCAGAAGCCATAATAAACGGATTTTGGATATTAGTTTTTACTGCTTCCAAGTCTCTAATAATGAATTTAACCTCGAACGAAAAATCATATTCGGGATGTTTAAATTTAATTGCCATGGTTTAAACCTCCCTAGAATGTTGTGCGTCGTCGTACCAAAACTCCAAGAGTCCCACGTCGATGTTATGCGCCTGGGCCTGCTCGATGATCGCAGATTTCAACTCCTCGTAACTTCCAGTCTCATCATCTTCAACGGGCGGACGCTCTGCATAAAGTTCGATGCCATCAACTTCTGCAAGCATGTAGTCTACGCTTGCGTTAGAATATCTTGATTGTCCTGCTTGATACGTTACTTTTACCTTTTCCATTTTTAACCATCCTTTCGGCCTGCCGTTCTATCATCGGCTGTCGGCTTGATATTTTTTTGTATAGACTTGAAATGCCGTTTTCATGGGATCTTTGGAGGTTGCTGTTATACAACCTCCACGTTGTTTATCAAAGAGTTAATGCTTCATTGAGCAATGAATTTGCTTTCTTGATAAGAGCATCCTTAATAAGAGTTTTTGCTTCACTTTTGAAGAATACAGCCAATTTATCATGTTGGCAAAGTTCGTCGTATACTTGAGAACGTGTCATGCCTCCAAGGAAATCTGCTGCCCTTTGAAGTGTCGGTAAAACCTCTTCTGGCTTTAAACCTATTTCATCCCCAAACACAGGAAATTCATGGAGATAAAGATAGAACGAAGCATCGACACTATCTAGTTGCTTTTTGAGATATTCAAACAAAGAAATGGCGTTCGTTCCCTTAGCCTGCCCTTCTGTTAGTACTTCAAAATCGTCGCCATGATCCTTAATAAAATACTTCTCCATTGTTAAAGCCTCCTATTATATGGTCATGAAATACTTGTTTTATTGTGTTATTGCACATGAAGCAAAGTATATGCAATCAATCCGAAAACAAATGCCATTCCAAACGGCCCTATACTATTATAACTTCTATTGCCACTATAGGAATAATCCTCTTTATTAAATAACCCGACAATTCCCAATAGCAACGATAAAACACAAAACACAGAGAGTATAATTCCAATTATAGTTAGAATCATTGTTTATCTATCTCCGTTTGTGATAATGAAAGACTGGTTTGATTCAAACATAGCTGTTATGTATTCTGTTTGTTTAACATGATTCCTAAAATCATAGACCATTCATCACGTTCATTCTGCAATTCCTTGATGCGTTCACTGCTATCACATGTTTTAATTTCTTTTGTTATTCGATTTATTTCATCTTCAACTTGCTTTATTGTCTCATTCATCGCCCTCATCCTCACCTTCAGATAAATAGATTTCTCAACAATGGGGACATAATTTCTCTTTCCCGCTCAAAAGACGCTTCATGATAGGAGTATTAGAGCCTTGAATGTGCATATATTTATCCGTTTCGTTTCGTGCTACTCCACAAAAAGTTTGTCCTGCGTAGTAACCCGTAAACGTGAAATGAGTCATATGTTATCCGCTCCTTTGTATACACACTCCCATAATACCATATGGAGCCGATATTATGGGAGTGTGCTGTTATTGGTTGTTAAATTAGATAGGATTATTCCAAGCAATATTTTTATAAACTCTATAAATTTCTTTTACATCTTCCATATCTTCAACATTCGCCATCATTTCCATAACATGAGATTTAAGCAACGATATGCGAAGATGGATATTTTCAAATCCTATATACTCGCTTTGGAGTCGCTTCAATTCTGCCATAATTTCTTTTTCAAATTCGTTTTTTTGGTATTGTTTTTGTTTGTTGTTATACTGGCTTTTAGGCAAAAAGTCTTTCATACTCAATTCTACAGGTTTACCAGACAAGAGACTTTCCTTGATATGATTGTTATACATTTGTCCTGCTATAGTTTGAGACATAGATATAAACCTCCCATTGTTTATGTATTCGTGTTATACGGCCTTTACTGCTTGATATCCTTCTACATGACTATTAAGGCGTTCTAATGCTTCCCTATGGCTTAAACGTCCATATAGACTCGTTCCCATGGAAATTCTTCCATCATGATAGACTGTTCTTATTTCATATCCTGCGAACGTTCTAAGCATGAACAGAGTTACGCCAGCTTCGGGAATAACTTTAGTTGTCAATTCGTTGCCTGTATTGCTGAAATACCACTCAAGCGCTGTTATAAGGTTCTGCTTCGCTTCTTCTTTCGTATTACCTTCTTCCTGGAATTGTCCGAATGAAGCGACATATTTTACTTTTTTTGCAAACAAAGGTTTATAAGATTTAACTGTTATTTTCATTTTTATCATCTCCTATTCGTTAATTGTTTCAATCGTTCCCATAAATTCGTCAATAGTATAATCAACTTGTTTCAAATGGGGAAATGCTTCGAAAATATGTTGTAATGCTTCTTTGCTGTTATCCTCTCTTCTTCTTGTTCTCCTGCTGCTGATAGCGCCATAAACGCGATCATTGAAGCGCTGAATGCACGAATGATTCCCAGTGTAGGATGAAGGCTCAAACGCTTCATAGACTGTTGTAGACGTGCCGATGATTCGATATGAATTGACCAATGCGCCGTTAGGCAGTACGCGAATTGTGGACATGGGAGAGGCCTCCTGTTATTAGGCATTCACGCCGAATAAATTGTTTAATTCGTCTAGCGTGACATATTCTCCACTTTCCTGTTCGCTTTCCGTCAAACTGTTATAGAGACTAAATGCAATATCGACAATGCTTTTTGACGGATTGCCCGTATGACTGTATGACACACTTCTTTCGCTGTTATACTTGATTCGTGTTAAATTCTCTTTAATCCATCCTCTAGTACGAATGGGGATTGTAATATTATACTTGTCGCACAATTCTAAAAAAATGTCTCCATTAATATATTTATTTTCTTTGTAGTCTTGTTCCGCTGCTGTTATGGCGTTTTCCTTCTCCTGGAGTCGCTTCCGTTCTTCTTCTACTTTCTTCGCTTCACGTTCCGCCTTTTCTTGTTCCTTGCGCTCTCGGAAACGCCTAACGGCTTCCAGCGCCTCCTGTTCGCGTCCTAGATATTGTGCATATCCCATGGATACATTTGCGCCCGTTTTTAATGATTCTTCAAATTCGGAAACGATAAACGTCGCAATGTCAAAGTTAGAATTATTATCTAAAAAGTTTTTAATATTATCAACGTTGTTACTAATCGGAAAAAAATGTCCGTCATGCTGAAAATATATCATCGTCCAGTCTGTGTTAGCGTTTTTGCGTAGCTTATAAAAGTCGAATCCTTTGTAGTGATCAACTTTTACAAGCTGCTTTGTTTCAATACCTGATACATAATGAACGCATTTACCTAGCATTGTTTAGTCACTCCTTTACAATTTTACATTAATCATCTTACGTGAAAAGGACACATATAGTTCAAACGCTTTAATGCTGTTAGCATCAAACGGTTTACCTTTTTTATACATTTTTTGTGCTCTTTGTGCTGCTTGTCTGTATGTTCGTACTAGATCCCATGCCGATTGGCTGTTATTGTTGTTATCCTGTTTGTTCATTTTTAACACTCTCCTACATATTTTTTTAATGCTGTTATTTCGTCAATCGTCCCTCCTTTGCTGTTATAGTATGATTCAACTGTTAATGTATTATTTGCTTTTAAATAAATACAATCCGTTTGCCTAATTTCTTTTCGTGTTGATCTTCTTGAACATCATAGGGTTTAAAATTCGCGTCCAGTTTCGCCGTTGTCGTTTTTATAGCAAAACGCCCATCATTAAAAGCCTCTTTGATCCATTGATAAACGGACAACTTTTCCATCATGTTATAACGATTGACACGGACACCAATATGATAGTATTCGCTGTTATCGTCTGAAAGAATTGCAAGGATAGGCATATATTCACGTTTGGCAAGTGTAGACTTTTTGCGCGTCCAGCGTTTGATATGTTTTAAAACCTCCTGCTTGCCTTTTGTTATGGCTGCATATCCCATGTTAAAGCGTTCATCGTCCGAAAGTTTGACTTCTTTTCCTTTGTAGTAAAGCCGGAAGGATTCGGGAGAATAACGATAAACAGAAAAGGAAAAGTCGCGAAAAAAGCGATTTTTATTGTTAGTTTTCATTTTTTATTCCTCCATATACTTCAGTAGTTCTGTTATGGTTAAACTGCGATAGTATTTGATTTTTTCGGACCAAAACGGACAAATGAAAGGAAGTTTGTTTCTTTCGTCAAGATATGAAACAAGTCCATTTTTTGTAGGCACATAGCCTGCATCAGCAATAATTCGCTTCCATTCTTTCATTTTTTTATGCCTCCTACATATTGGCTTACCATCATCAGCGTACACGTTGCCACCGTATACGGACGCGCTGTTATAGCGCGTTTCGGCTTCTTTTATAGTTTTCATTCCATTTTTCTTTCCATGCTTGTGCCCATATTTCCGATTCATAAAAGGGCTTTTCGTCAAGCACTTTTATGATATGTTCGGGTTTACAAATACTTCCTCCGCCACTAATGGCGTGATAGTCAATTCCTTGTGCGCGTTCATCCCATCTGACAACACGGGCGAGTTCGTCTTTTCCTGTTATGTGATTGATGAGGATAACGGAGCCGCGCTTTAGTTCTTTTGCTTGTTTGATAGTCATGTGAACTACTCCTCCTCAATCTGTTATACATAATCCGAAAGTATGCTATTCATTCTGTCGAGTGCAACTTTTGCCGCAGAAAATCGCTTTTCTTGTAATGCAAGTTTAAAATTGTCTGCCCAGTTCATCATAGCTTCGATTGCTTCCCTTTCTTCCTTTTCTGCTTTCATGGCTTCATAGTCGTGTTCATCAAGTGGACGTGTTACAATATTCATAAAACATTACTCCTTTAACTTTTTTTACTAGCCATCTACGCGCCAATATATAGCGCGTAACGCTCTAGACTTAAGGCTGCTCGTCTGTTATACAGACACCGCCTAGACGGTTGTTATACAATCAAAAGGATATCATCAATCCCGAATGAAATAAACGCATTTCATGGGCTGCTGTCTTACTTGTAATGTATTGACTTTTATCAACCATAGACAGGTTGAGCGGATACAAATTTATAGTTATCGTTTTCTAATTCCTCCCTAAGTCTTGCTACTTCCACCAAATCTGCGCATTCGTACTCGTCAAAATTAAAATCAGAATCGACGAAAGTTACAAGGATATACAGAAGGCATTTATTCATTTTTTATTCCTCCATATATTCATGAAATGAGTATTTCAAGCGCTATTATGGCGTTGCTGTTTGTTATAACATATTAGGAAACAAGTTTAACCAACGTATCAAAAAACGAACGATTAAACGGACTGTCAGCGTCATGACATGAAACGAAGAAGCGACGTAAACCTTCCGCGCCGTTAATTGCTTTTACGAGTGTTTTTGTAAATTTGTATGTATATTCGCTTGTTTGTTGAATTTTTCGCATTGCTTGTTTGCCATTGTATTTGATATATAGAGTATCGTCTGTTATAGAGTAATAGAGAACGTCCAAAATTTTACCTGAATAATTGTATTTTTTATATTCACTCATTGTTTGCATGGCGATTATTCCTCCTTCACTTGAGCAGAAATATTTGGCGGACGTTTGGAGATGTTTGCTTCACTCATGGCTGTCATAATAGCCTCGTCACAAGTGGAAGCCATAATTTCATAGCGCGTTTCGTTTGGTTGGTATTGATTGAAAATGATTAACCATCTGGACATGATTGTTGAACCTCCTATTGGCTTCTATGTATTACTTCGATGGATCGTATAGTATAATGCAATATAATGTTCATTCCTTCATGCTTTATAATCACTCTCCTTAATGTTATCGGCATTTTCCCGAATCCACTTTTTAGCTTGTGCCAGTGTTCGAAACGAAAAAGAAGATGCTTTCCAGCGCTCAATGGCTCGAATATCCCATCCAATAGGCTCAATATCCCATTCGTGACGGGAACCGGCGTTATATATCGCGAAACCCAAATATTCGTACAATCCGGAAAACTTGGATGTTTCCATGTTTATGCCTCCTTTGGTTTTTATACAGTCCACAAGTCCATTATAGCACTTGTGGACTGTTATACGGCTGAAAAGCGTTGTAGTTAATCTGTTATTTCAACATATACGCCATTACCGGCATAGATAAACGTCCCTTCTAATTCCATATCCCTACCGATTGCGTCCCAATCGACATAAGATACAGGCAGTACATTTTCAATTTCCGCAAGCCGTCCGGTTTCTTCATACCATGCATAAGCAACGTCTGCCATGTCGTTGCAGTCATTGTATACCCTGTATTCGCCATTCTCAAGAATTTCTAACGCTTCTTTGATGGAAAAACCGCCGAAAATGGCGCTGATAACTTCTTCATCTTCGTTAATGCTAGACAATTTTTCCGCCCATTCATTCACTTTATATGGGCTTTCGTATTCTCCAATCTCAAAAGGCGCTTCGTAATCATGAATGGCCCACTCTTCCGACGGCGAAAAGCCATCGTTCCAGGCGTCGAGAATGGACTGGATTTTTTCGCGCAGTTCTTCGTTGGAAAGCGGAAGGTCGATCCACTCTCCGACAAGACGACCAGCGTTATAGGCGGCGAGATTGGCAACATAGATTCGAACTTCCATTTAAAAACATCTCCTTTTTTTGTTATGTAATATTTTATTTTTATAGTGGATGTTTTTACCATCCATCGGACGCACAACAGCGCCTATACTGTATGTAATTGTATCATGTTGCTGTTATGCGTCCTAGCATGGTAAAAACAACTAAAAGGGCCGCTGATAATCGCGCAAATCGTCCGCCGTTATGTGCGGCAGACTGGGCCATCCATCATAAAAAATATGTTTATGGTCTTTGTGTTGGCCGTCAAAAACTGTTATAATATCGTCCAGTGTTAAATCTTCCAATTCCAATACCTCCATCTTAATATATTATGCCTCTACCTCCACGACCTGAAGCGGCTGGTCAGCGATAATAAGTCGCTCTGCAAGCTCATTTCCGGACAAGTCGCCGTCTCGCGTATAATCAAAATCACGGATAGTTGCAGCCGTATATGCGCCTGCTGCCGTGATCAAGTGAGGCGGCAACGTCCCGACAACATGCTTGCCGGCGATTTGGTCCGGCGTCACGGCGTCGAGCACTTGAGCGCCCGGATATTGCGCTTGGAGAAGAGCGACCGTGCCAGGATGCCGGGAGACAATCACAGTTTCCATGCCGCTAGCATCGGCGGATTGGATAAGATAACGACGCACGTCCAAATCGGCGGCGATAATATCATCAGCCGTGTTATATACGGCACCGCGCGGCAGAACAAGCGCGTAAAATTCCGTTACGCCTTGCTCTGCCAGAATGGCCGGGGACAGCGACGACAGAACAACGGGTTCCGAACCTTTCGAATAGGCTTCAAGGCCGCGAATGGCGGCGAAGCCAGAAGCAATAATTTTTTTGGTGGTAAGCAGTTGAGACAGTTTCATAGATAAATCCCTCCTAAATTTTTCCTGCTGTTATAGCAGGTTGAGCGGAGGCCGCTGTTATAGCGGCTGTCCGGCATTCTCGGACATGTCCCTAGCCCTGCTTTTTTCAATCTTCGATAAACACTCCCTCACGCCATACTTTGTAGACTAGGTTAAATTCGCTTTTATATCCCTCCCTCCAAATAAATTCACTTGCAATTTCCAACACTTCAGCCCT